TCTACAAAAACAGATCCTACATTACTAAAATCAACACAACCCATCTTGCATTTAAATTTATTGGTAAGAATATCTTTAACTTCCTCTATTTGTTGTAAAATATCTCCTTGCCACTCTTTAGCAAAAACTTTCTCAAACCTTTCTCCATTCAATCTCCATATACATAATGCAGTAAAATCTAATTCTTTATCTTTTCGTCCTAAAGTTCCACTAGCGGGATCTAAACCAAAAAAGTAAAGTTCCGACTTACCCATTTCTAAAGGTAAAAAATCTCCAACAAGTTTTTCCGAATCATCTCCTGTTAAAACTAACGAAACATCTTCAGCCCATTCCATATTATATTGAATTTTAAAATCAAATTCACTCATATCCCCTTCATAATGAAATTCTTTTTTATCTGGAAAAAATTTCATTTTAAAGGATAAAGGCATTCGATCTAATACATATTTTGAAACTTTTTCATCTTTATACATTACATAACCACTCTCTAGTAATCTATCACATTCATTCCATTTTCTGATTAATTTCTTATATTGAGAGGATTGAGCACTTTTATAAAAATGATTCTTAAATAAAGGAATTCCTACTTTTATTAATTTTACTCTCTCTTCAGCTCCTAACATAGGTAATAATCGAGTAGTCATAGAAACATCAGAAACTCTCATTGCTTCATCTATACACATTACTGAAAAATGCCATCCTTCTTGCAAAGTCTGTTCATGAGCTGACATAGCCAAAAAATAAGATCCATTTTTTAATTGTAATTTAGTACTCGACATATTCCGAGTTTCAATTAAACTTCTAAAAAAACAATTTGAATTTTCTAAAAAAGACCTTATAATATTCAATAATCTAATAGCTTGATCTTCTTTGGGTGCAAAAATTCCTATACTTAAATTAGGATGAAATATACTTAAAATCAAAAGTCCTAAACTAACTGAAAAACTTTTTCCTCCTCCTCGAGCTTGCATTACCAAAATATACTTTATTTTAGGGTCAAGAATACTTTGAATAATTTCAAGTTGATTTGGATACAACTTTATTTTAAAATAGTGTTCTATTAACTTTATATTATCAGAAAGATAATCTAAATGAAAATCTAGTCCTTTATAAAATGATCCTCTTAAAAGTTCATAATTAATCATTTTAAATTTTCAAAAAAGATTTGAGCATCTTCAATATCATTAAACTTAATAGAATTTATTTTTTTCAATTCAACAACATTTTTTCCTTTAAAAAGTATACCTATCACATTTTTATCTTTTTTATACATATCAAAAAAATAACCTTTTTTACTTAACGAACCTAAAAAAGATGCATTCTCTTTTAAATCTTTTTCTTCTTCATCTTCCAAACTAAGTTCATGAGGAGAAATAATTTCATCTTCCAAACTCTTTGAAAAATCCATTAATTTTTTAGAAAGTGCTCCTGCTTTATCCTCTTTATTATCTAAAATATAATCCTTAATTTCTTTTAATTTAGCTTGAATCTCATAAAAAAAAGATAAAGCTTCTTCTTTATCTTCAAATATTTTAGAAATTAATATCTCTTCTGTAGTAGAGTCTATCAACATTACTCTAAAAAAATCTCCAAAATATTTTAACAAAAGTTCTACATTAAATACATCATTATTTTTCATTATTAAAAATTTTTCATTTAATTCAATTTTTTCCATCATCTACCTCCTCACAAATTATTTATTTGTTTCTTATCTTTTACTTTATCTTCACTTACTGAACTTACTACTTCAAAAACCCAATAACTACCTTCATCTTGAGGTTTAGTAGATAATAAGTTCTCTTTTTTATTTATCAATTTTAAATTAAATCCATCTACTTCAATCACATCTCCTTCTTCCAAATCTGGAGGCAAAAAATCTTTATTTAACCTAATTACAGGAGATAAATATCCCCAAGGTACTGAAATTGTTCCTGATGCAACTTTCTTAACTTTATTCAATACATCCCCCTTTATTCGGGAATCAAATGCATAATACTCATTATAGAAATCTAAATCATCTTTATTTAAACTCTCTCCCTCAAAAACTAAAGAAATATCATCTTCTGATTCAGGTTGTTCTTTTTTAGAATAAACTACTGCTTTAACTTTTTTAACTTCTCCCTCATCAGTAGTTAAATCATAAGGCAATTCTCTCTTAAACATATCAATTTTTTTATTTTTAGGTGTCTTTTTAGATTTAGCAATAACTTCTTTTATTTCTCCTGGATCAACTAAATAATTTTCATTAATAAATATATCATTAATTAATTTCTTTAAATCATCCTTTTCTATATTTCCTTTTTTAGTTAAAGTTTCCTCAAAAAAGAATTTTATAATCCTAGGAATACCTTTAAATTCATCATCAGGTTTTATTAAATATTCTTTAGAAGTAGCTACTTCTTTTAATATTTCCTCTAAAGAATTTTCATTTTCTTTCAAATAATTACTTAAACTAAACTCATTTGGGTAAGATTCAGATACATTATCTAAAGTTTCTTTTATTTTATCTACATCAATTTTTACTTCATTATCTTCTTTTTTAACTGCAAATTTTACTAGATGTGAAGCTCTTTTAAATAAAAACCTTCCTACTCCTTCAAATTCAGTTTCACTTTTTTTAACTAAATCTACCAGCTTAAAAGAAGGAAAATTAGGAAGTATCTTATTATAAATAATTCTTGAAACTTGAGATAACTCAATATTTTCTTTCTCCTTTTCTTGAAAAACTAGTTTTTCTTTAAGAAACCTAATTGGATTTATATTCATAATATTCCTCCTACCTTTTTGTGACCAAGTAAAATTTTTCATCAAGTGGATACTCTTGAATCATTAAATTTGTTACTTCATCAACATAATATCCTTTTGAACCTATTTCTTTTTCTAATTCTGTAAATTTATCCTCACCTAATTGTTCTTTTACCCATTCCTTAGGTGTAATTTTTTTACCCTCTGCCACCATTTTTTGCATTTCTTGTTTTCCTTTAAGTGTTTCTCCCCACGTTTTTATTAAATCTTTTTTTACTAACTCAATAATCTTATTAAATATTTCTTTTAAAGGATCACCCGATGTTAATTCAATAGTTGTTGTTTCTGATGGAGCATAAATATTCACATTTATTTTAGTCAAAACTCCATAAGTTTTATATATTTCAAGTTTCTCTTTAATAACTCCTTCCAAAAAGTCACCAAACTCTTTTGTATTTCCTATTTCAACCCCAACTTTTATCCCATCTATCTCAATTAAAGAGGAAGAAGATACTGGCTTTAAAGAAAAATTTAAAGGTATTTCAAAAGTTTTTTGAGGTAAAGTAACATTTACCAAAAAAGATATTAAAAAATCTGATTTTTCTTTTTCCGTTACTTCTATTCGAATATTTACTTCCTTCTTTAATCTTTTTATTCCCTCTAAAATTTTTTCAAACTCCTCTAATTTATTTTTTTCACTTTTTAAAACATATTTTAACGTTTCTTCAAAAAGATCTCTAGCGTCCTTTTCTATTTCAGACCTAATACGATCTACTGTTTCCTCACTTTCTTTTCCTAATATATTAAATCTAAATGTCATTTTAAAATCTGGAAGATTAGTTTTAGGATATATTCTTTTAATTTCTCTTAATTGATTATATAATGCTTCCAATATTTTTCCTAATCCCCTCCATCCTTTCAACATAACAAAAACTTCAACTTCATCAATATTAAAATTAAATGAAAAATCTTCTTCATCTTTCAATTTTGAAAAAGACACCCAAACTTCCCCTGTATACTGTTGAATATTTTTTTCAAAAGCTATCCCAATCTCTAAAGGTATAATCCAATAAGGTTTACCTTCTGAATTCTTTTCAACTTTTTCACCCTTTACAGAAACCAATATTGCATTAACATAAAGAGGATCACCCGTATCTATTACAAGTCCTAAATTTTTTTCTATTTCCTCTTCATCAAATGTTGTCGCAGATATCCTTTCACCCTTAGCCTTCCATACTTTCTCTCTCAAAGGATCTAAAAGCTTTCTAACTCTTTGAGTTATCGAAGGTATTACAGGTTTTTCTTCTTTTTTCTCTTCACCTATTTTTTTAATTGCTTCTATCACTTGTTTACTTAATTTTTTCTTTAAACTTTTCTTTTTAAATAATTCTAAATCTTTTTCATCCACTATAAATTGATCTCCATTAGGAAGAGCAATCAAATAAGCTCCTGCAGTAGGTAAATCAAAAATATAACTCCTATCAAGCTCATCTAAATGAAAAGGTATATCTATCTTAACATCATTAGTATTTTCTGGAAAATCATGATGAGGAAATAACTCCGTTCCATAATCATCTCCTAATATTACTGGCTGTTCTTTATCTTCATAAACATTAGCTTCTTTCATTATTTTATCAATTGCCCTAAAAATAGTTTCATCTTTTAAATCAGGAAATGTAATTTTTAGACGTTTAAATAATTCTGATTTTAATTCGGTTCCATCAAATTTTTTCTGAAGTTCATCCCTTACCATTTTAACTTCATTATAAAATTTAACTTTATCTTTATCGGTTAATCTCGTTAAATCTTTTTCATCTGCTTTTTTTATTAACCAACCTTTTAAAAAATTTTTAAATGTAGTTTTATCACTATAACCATTTTTCCATGTATACCAACAAATACTTCCTTCTTTATTCATTTCTTTTAAAAAATCTTCAACATCATCTATTTTTTTTACTTTTTTCTTATCAGGTACTTTTTCTTCTAAACTTTTATCTCCTAAAGTTCTCATTAACTCTAATAATGTTGAAAGTATATTTTCTCCTGGATATTTAGCCCATTGATAAGGCCACACCTGTAAATATAAACTCTTATCACTTGATACATTTGCAGGAAATGCCCACTCCAAAGGTGCATAAGGTTCATTAATTTCCCAAGTAGTGTTAGGTTGTCGAGCTACTTTATCTAAAACAAAAATCTCATTTTTCTTATCTATTGTAAATTTTCCATTCAAAAAATGACCAAAAAATCTAATAAATCCTTTATTTACAAATTTCATCCAACCTTTATCTATTAAATGTAATTTATCCTCATTTTCTAAATCTATTTTTTTCAGACTTATTTTTTCATTATCTTTATTCAAACTAAAGTATACAAAATCATCCTCATCCCTTAAAATTTTTAAAACAAAATCAGTTGAGTTATTTTTCGTATAAATTTCATATAATAAGCTTAATTCAGACATCCCCTCTAAATCAAAATCTCGATGTTCTACAAAATCTGGAATAGTATAACTTTTTTCAGTATCATTTTTTTCATCAGAATACATTACATCAATAGGCATGGTTATCTCTAAATCATAAACTGGAGAAATAGCTAAAGTAGGAGAAAAATCACTTTTTTTCATTAAAACTAAATTTGGAAACGAAATTAAAAATTCACTTTCTCCTATGTTATTAGTATTGATAAAAAAATCTTCTATATTTGAATGTATTATTGGTAAATTAAAATGTTTCCTCAATATAAAAGAAAGTTTTTTAACAAAACTTATATCAGGTACACTAAAATTATAATCAATATCCTTAACCAAAAAAGGAAAATCCTTTAATTTAAAATAAATACCACGCTTTAAAAAAATCATTTATTTTTTCAACTTATTTGACTTATTTTTAGGTTTTAGTTGAGAATTATTAGTTGCATCTAACAAACCTAAAAAACAATTACAATTAGGACAAAATAAAGTTGCCCTCCCTTCAGACAAACTAATTTTCTTTATAGTTTCTGGAGTCAAGTCTGTTCTACAATTATAACACTTTAAGTTTTCTAACTTCTTATAAACATTTCCTATCATTTCTCCTCCTTTCTAAAAAAATTTAATGGGGTTCTTTCCAATAATCTTTATACTCATCTTTTCCTAAATTTGTATCATTCCAACCATCAAATGGTCCTGTATATTTTCTTAACTTATCTAAAAATTCCCCATCAGATACAAATTGATTACCCTCCATTATTACTAAATACAAATTATCTTTTAATCGTTTAATTATCATCCCATCATAAAAATCTCCATCTACTAAAATCTTAACAGGTTCTTTAATTTCAAATTCTTCTTCTCCTGGTAAAATATCTTCTCTACTTAAAGTTTTCACCTCTCCATCCCTAAAAGCAACTGTAACTAAAGCAGGAGAAATTCCAACAACTCTTCCAATCTTTCCTTTAAAACTAACCTTACTCAATAAATCAATTTCTTTTTTTGCTTTAAGAACACGCATCATTACCTCCTAGTCTGAAACAACAATTTTTTTATATTTTTTACCATCCTTTGTAACTTCATCAGGTAAGTTAGTTTCATCTGTTAAACCAAATTCACTTATTTCTTTTACTTCTTTACTATCAAAATCCATATATTTCACAGAAGCCTTTTTTCGTATTGTATATTTTACTAAAAATGATTCTGGTACATTAATTGAATTTAAACCTTCTACATCTACTCTATAATAATTAACAGGTTCAAATTTCTCAAAATTTATCCATCTGTCTGATACTATACCCGATTTTTGTTTATAAGATAATCCATTCAAAAATACATTCTTGATAATAGCTACTGAATCACCTAAATTAAATCTAAAATTTTTAATTGAATTAACAGTAGCGTTTATAACTCTTTTTAAAAATAAGGGATACACTTTTACATCCTTCCTATTCAAATATTCAATCTTTCCACTATGTAAAGAACGAGCTTTCACTATATTATTATATACTTTTAATATCTCATAAAGATGCCCCAACCTTAAACTACTCTTGTCCCTATAACTTCCTATAACTCTAATATGAGGACAAGAATAAGCTTGTTTCAAAAATGCAATTGCTTCTCCTTCTGTACCAAACATATATTGTTCTTTTACATTAACATAAACAACCCAAACATTTTTTTGATTATCAAATCTAATAATTCTAGTTTTAGTTATATTGGGTGGATTAATAAATTTATTTTCTTCTTTAACATCATCCATCATTTACCTCCCATCATATATATTCTTTTTTGCAGGCTCAATAAAAACACCTGAACCATCCATACTTGAATATCCCATAGGGGATCCTTCTCCTTCAACTCTTTCATTTATATCTATTATCTCATCTTGTGATAAATCAAACATTAACTGATTATAAAGTTCTTCGTCTCCGTCCTCTTTCAATTCCTCTAATATCTTATAAATTTCATTTTCATCAGCTTTTACACATCTTTTATAATAATCTACATATTTATTACTCCTCAAAGAAAAATCTTTACTATTCAATTTTTTTATAGATTCTTTCAAAGTTAAATCATTTAAGGGTTTCTTTTTAGAAACAGGAATAAATACATCAACTATATTACCCCTTTTTTCACATTCAAATCCTTTCACTTTATTATACATTACATCATCAACATCAAATAAAGAAATGTTAAATCCCCACTTATGTATATCCTGTGAACTTTTCAAAATTTTTCCAACTTTCATTAAAATATTTTCATCAAAAAAACCTATCTTTTTTTCTAATATAGCTCTTCTTAAAATATTTTCTACTGTTTCATTTAGAACACCATTTACTTTAGCCACCTTATTAACTACATTTTCTACATCTGAAACTTTTGTTTCAATCATTTCATTCATTAAATCTTTTTCAACTAAATCAATTCTTTCATTTTCATCTGTTATTTTTCTTACCAAAACTTTATCATTTTCATTTTTAATTTGCAATTCCCATACATCATCACTACGAGAAACTTTAATATTTGCTTTTCTTTTTATTTTGGCCACACCCTCATCATTTTCATCAAAAATTTGAGGAATATAATTAGGATTATCATCAAACAATTTAGAAAGTAAAAGTTTTTCCATTTGTTCTCTATTATTCAACACTTTTTTATAATAAGATTGAAAAAGTAATGAATAATCTTCAACATCTTTACCTTTTAAATCTTCTTCGGCTAAAAATTCGGCTAATACAAAATTATCTAAATCTTTTACTTGATCAACCATTTCTTTTTTCCATTGAGCTACTTCATCATCTATTTCTTTTATGTTTAACCAAGCATCAAATTTTTTCTCTTTTTTAGCAATTTTTTCTATTTTTTCTCCTTCATCTCTATAAAACTTTCCTCTTAATAAATCTAATAACCAATTACTCATTTGAAACCTCCTATTTTTGAAATTTACGTTTTAAAACATCAAAATAAGCTCCGCCTTTTTCAGTTAACATAAAATTACGCCTATAATAAGGTTTATCCAAATTATCACATTTAATCCATCCATATTCCATCATTTTTTTAAATTTATAAAACAACTTACGCACATCTTCTTTTTTCTCATTCAAATTCCATCTAAACCAAACAATTTCATTAAAATCATGAGCTTTTCTATCTGCCATTATTGATAACCAATAATAATCATTTTTATTATCGATCATACTTTACTCCTAAATTATTAATATCCACCTTAGAAAAATCAACTTTTTTTAATAAAATAGAAGCAGATTCTCTACAATATTTTTTAATTTTATCTAAAGTAATTTGCATTCTAGAATCTTCTCCATAAATCTCTTTTAATGTAGAAAGGGTATAAACTAAAAATTCTACTAATAAACCCTCTAATATTAACTGAAATTTATTATCAATTTCTTCTTGAAGTTCCTTTTGTAATTTAGTCATCTCAACTATTATCTGTCTAATTTCTGTTAAATATCTACTAATTAACATTTCTACCTTATCATTAAATCCTTCATTATTTTCTTCTAAATTATTTATTCTAGTTATTATTGTACTTATAATAAGTTCTAAAGCTTCTTTTTTATCAAAAGCATCATTCTCAGATGTTAATATCTTATTTTTCAATTTCAAAATATCATCTATGGAATTTAAACTAATCTTATTCTCATTACCAGAATTTTTAAAATTTTCAACGGATGAAGTTGCTAAAATTTGAGTACTTTTTACATCTTGGATAAGTTTAGACATCATCAATTTGAACTCATCTAAATTAGGGAATTTTTTAAATTGACTATAATATTTATCTCTAACAATATAATACAAATTCAAAAAATCAACTTCTTTATTAGACTTTATATAATCTCTTACAAAAAAATCAACTTCTTGCGGAAATTTCTTTCTAGCCATAATTTATTTTTTTAAACTTTTCAACAAATTAACTGCAACCTCCAACGCTTTCTTTAATGAATTTAAATCATACTTTTCTTCAACTAATTCAACTAAATTTTTCTTATCAAATATATACTCATTAAAAATATCCCACTCTTCCTGTGATAATAATGAATTTAATTTAGATAAAAAAATATCAAATATTTCACTATTACTTAATTCAGTTTTCATATATCTAATTTCATCTTTAACATCACCTTTATTTAAATAAATATTTAAACTTCTATAAAGAGGTATATATTTTTTATAAAAAAGCATTCCTTTCTGTATCGCATTAGCTAATTCTGTAGTACCTATATCATAATGATCCAAAATAGATGAAATCGGTTTATTATTAAAGAAAAAATCAATTAAAACATCATATTCAATATCATTAACTAAACTTTTTAAAATAGTCTTAAAAAAATCTACCTGTTCTGGCAAAAGATTTTTTATTTCTTCTTTAACATTAACAACATCTCTAGAATTTACAAACTCCTCAATAACATCAATTTCTGTTGTTCTTTTAAAAGATAAAGGAAATACTCCAGTAAAAACAAATCTTAATTTTTTAAATGCTTCACTTACAGACGATTCATTCATATTTAGTAAAGTTGACCATAATTTATTAGATGCTAGATTTAATTCTATTCCTTTACTTTCTAAAAGTTGTAAATCAGCTTCATTAAATCCATTTTCCAAAATATCCATAATTTTTTCAAATAATTTTAAAGCATTCATTGCATTTTCTTTCTTTAACATTTCTTTTATTTTATTCACTTTTTGGTTAAATTCTTTTTCTCCTTCTATACTCTTTTCTAATGTTAATTCATCAATAAATCCTTCTTTCATCGCTTTTTCAGAAAGAATATCCTCCACTGTGGTTAAATCTTCCTCCTCTTCTTCACCTTTTGAAAAATAAGAAGCTAAGTCTGAAAAAGGAATTTCTTTACGATAATGTTTCTTTTTAGTTTCTTCTTCCTCATCTTCTAAAGTTTCTTCCCCCCCTAAACTTTTAAACTTAGAAATATACGAAGAAGTTAAAGCATTTTTTAAATAATTTCTAACATAATTCTTAACATCTTCATTACTCTCTATAAAAGAAATAACCTCATCCATATTACTTAAAACTACTCCTTTCTGAGTAGCCATATCTTCAATTAGCCTCTTAACATATTCTAACGATTGATATAAGACTTCCATAAATGTATTTTTTTGCAACTCAAAATCCCCCACAGAAGTTAAATAAATATTTATTAAATAATTAAATTTTTCAAAAAGATAATCAAAAAATTTATCCTCAAAAAAAGATATCCCCTTACTTAATCGACTCGTTATTTCATTTAATGCCGCCCTTAATCTCCTTTCAACTTCATTTGTTGGATTTAAATAAGCTTCTTTTATTTTATCAAATATCTTTTGAATTATTATTTCCTCATCTTCGGCAGAAAAATTTCCTGAAATTGACCAACTATTTTTATCTGAAACATCTGTTCCCATAAAGGAAGCACTCCAATTATATCTAAATGCTTCTTCCTCTTCTACAACATTTGTTAAATCTTCATCTTTGTATGTTACATCAATTACACCCGAAACTATTACTGGATTAGATTTTACTCCAGAAATTAAATCTAACTCCTTGGCACGTGTAACATCATTAATCTTAACTAAACCACTTACAAGATTATTCACCATTGCTCCTCCTATAAAAAATCATTTTTTACAAGCATAGAAATCATCTAAAATCTTTTTTTTCATGGTTTTTAATATAAAAGACACATAAGCTTGAGAAATTTTCATCAATTCACCTATTTCAACCTGTGTTAACTCAAAAATAAAAAAATAAATAAAAATTTTTATTTGTTTTTCATTAAAATTATCAATCACATATTTCATTAATTTTTGAGATTCTTGATGACAAAAACGCCTTTTTTTCAATTCTTTATTTATATCTTCATCTGTTAAATCAAAATTTAAAAAATTAGTAAATTCACCTAAACTAAGTTCTACTCTAGAAAAATCGTTTAGGATATCATTTTCATAATCCCAAAAGGGATCTTTAATAATCTTTTTCATCCAAAAGAATTCCTAAAAATTCCTCAGGTGGAGTTAAATTTTCCAAAGTATTCAAATCTACTTTAAACAATATAGTACGAGTTTGAAAAAATACAAACTCTACCGTTGCAATTTGTTTAGGTTCATCTATATCTACTACTTTACCTACTAAATTTCCCCAATAAGCATTTTTTAACCTTACAACATCTCCTTTTTTAAATTTACAATGTTCTTCTACTATTTTAGTCCAAATTTCTTCTAATTTTAAAATCCATTCTTCTTCCTCAGCAGTTAACGTTGCAAATTCTCTTCCTTTCTTTAAAAAATAAAAATAAAAATCTTTAAAATAATCCTTTATAAAACAATCCACGTTCATTATATCTAAAGTCTTAAAAAAAGCATAACCTGGAAAAAGTAATCGTTTAGTTTCTATTACTGATCTATTTTTTTCTTTTTTTACTTTATAAGAAGGTTGCCATAATTTGTAAGCATCCAATTTAGAAGGTAAAAAAGTTAAAAAGTTTCTTAAACAATTCAAATTCCCATAATATAAAAAATACCAACCCGAAGAATTTAATACTTCAGTATTTCCCCATGAAACATTTAAAGTATCCAAAAAAACTTTTTCTATACGAGAGGGTTTATTTTCTTCCATTTTTATTCTCCTTTACAGGAAATATAATATTACCCTTCACATCTTTTAATGTTATTTTAAAACTATTTAAAATTTGATCTACTTTTTTATTATTTAATTCAATCAAAGAACAAAATATTGCCCCTAAAGGATCAGTAGCAAATATTTCATATTCTTTACCTCTAAGTTTAATTTTAATCTTAGGTAAATCAACAGAATTCATTTTCATATTTTCTGCAGAAAAATTAGACAATTTCTCAAAATAATTAAATTCCTGCGTATTATCCATCTTATCTTCATCACTTAGCATACTCTCCTCCTTTTTTTAAAATCAAATTTGAAAAAGCTTTTTTCCCATATTTAATTAAAAAATCATCTGGATCATAATTTTTAGGTAATTTTATTATATCTAATTCTAATTTATTATTTATTATTTCCTTAACTTTTTCTATCATTTTATTTCCACCTTCATCCGAATCAGGTATCAAAATTATTTTATTAACTAATGGATATAATAATACAAAATGATAAAAAGTAAATAAAGTTCCAAAACTACTTACAGTATTAGTAAAACCTTCATCTACCAATTTTAAACAATCAAATAATCCTTCCACCAAAATAACTTCTTTTTTTTCTTTAATAGCTTTAAAATTTTCAACAAACCCATATAAAAAATGATTTCTTTTAAACGATTTTGAATAAACCCACTTTTCATTTGAATCATGTAATTTTCTTAATGCATACCCCAACAATTTTTTATTAAAATAATAAAGAGGAAAATAAACTCCTTCCCTAATATCATCAACTTTTATAGAATCGCCAAAATAATTACATTTCCCTTTTTCAATTTCAAAAACATCAAACTTAGCTAAAGTTTGCATAGATATTTGACGTTTACTCAATAATTGCATTTGTATTTGGTGACTCGGAAACAATTACTTTAAATACTTTCAATCCTCTATTTTTTAATAAATTTTGAAAAACTTTTTTAAGATGAAGTGCAATCATTTCTGAGCTACTATCTTCTAATACATAATACTTTGAATTTAATTTTTTAACTATCTCTAATAATTCAATATCTTTTTCACTTACTAAAGTAGTATGATCTAAATGCTCATCAATCCAATCACCTATAATAATTTTAAAAGCATTAAAATCAAATACAAAATTATGCTTATTTGCAAAAGTATTATCTTTACCTTTTACAAATACAGTTACCTCATAACGATGTCCATGTAGATTTCTACATTTACCTTTATGGTACATCAATCTATGTGCAGCTGGAAAAGAAAATGATCTCGATATATAAGTCACTCAAACCTCCTATTCATTAATATCTTGAAAACAATATTTTGCATAAGGACACCACTGATATTTACCATCTACTTCAGTAGCACATATTCTAGATGGAATCTTATTTTCTTTATAGTATGTCAAAATCCTATTCATTTTTTCATTAAACCAACTTTCAAATTCAGGATTCAAATCAACCTTAAATTCTTTTAAATCTTGAGAATCTTTATTCTCATAAAAAATTATAGCTTTTTTTATATTCATAATTAACATATACATTTTTACTTGCAATACATGCTCTTCATGAGGTTTATTTAATTTTCCAAATCCTTCTTTATTAATCGATTTAATTTCAACTATGTAAGTTTCATCATCAATTTTTATAATTGCATCTACAAAACCTAAAAAAGGATAGGTAGAATGAAATATAAGTTTTTCTGAATCAACTAAAATTCCCATATTTCTAAATAAATCTTCAAATTTTTTGTGAATTGAATTTCCCCCCATAGCAATCAATCTAGATTTAAAATCTCTAGATGTTTCTTGAGGAATTCCCTTTAATTTATAAAAAGCTTGACGTTCACATTTTATTATATAGGTAGGAGATAATTTAGTTGAAGTAGAAGCTTTTTCAGGATGTTCTTCTAAGTATTTAGATATTTTACTAATCAATAAACCCGTGCTATTATCTTTTTTAATAATCATTTAACTCTCCTATTTTCATATAGAATTAGCTACCTTCCATTCATTATCAACTTTTTCTCTTATTATATAACAAACAGCATTATGCTGATGTATTGATTCTTGACTTGATACTTTAACAGAAAACCATTTTAAATTAATAACCTTTTGCAAAAGTAAAGAAGCATCTCTAGCAACATCTTCCACAAATTTAGCATTTTTATATCCCTGTTCAGTTACATACTTTTCATCCGGCCTTTTTAAAAGAGGATAAACATTAGATGACCCGGATTCATTAATAATTGCTGTAATATCTTCAATCCACATTCCAGGCTGTGGAGGATTAGTTAAAGTCATTATTCTAACATGACTTCTTTGTGCGTGTGCTCCCCATCCACATCCCTTTTCTAAATCTACTAAACTCATCTCTTTAGAACAAGGACAATAAGTTGTAACAATACCTTCTACCGAAACCAAAAATTTATATTCATTATTTTTTAATAAACCCACAAAATCACAATCAAAAAAGTTATAACCTACTTTTTTAGAAATGGGTGATTTTACTTCAATTGGATACTTAAAAGAAGTTTTTACATAAACATCATCCGATTTTAATTTATCTTTCAATTTATTTAAAAGATCGTTAATATTATCTCCTGATAAAGAATCTTTCCAATCATAAAGTACCTCCAAATACCTTGACATATTAGTACCCCTCATATCATGATTAAGGGAACTAAAAAGAGAAACATTGGAATGTAATTTAAGGAAATCTCCTTTTTTAGTTTTAATTTGAATTAAAAAAGGAACATTATCTACACCCACTCTATTTATAGGTAAATTTCTCAAATCTTTCGAATTTTGTACATCGGGTAGATTAGACATTCTTCTTTCTCCTAAAAATATTTTCATTTACTAAATACCTTATTCTATCAAAAAACAATTCCAACTCTTCCTCAATTTCTTTTTTTGCTTCTTTATGCGAATATCCAAATATACATATTTTATTTTCAAAAACAACTTCAACTTCTTTCAATATCTTTTTCTCAAACCTAGTAACGGGTTCTTCTATGAGAGAATGTTGTACTCCTTTAATTGAATTTTTTAATTTCATATTATTTAACTCCTGTACTTCCAAAACCTTTACTTCCCCTATCCGTTTCATCTATTTCTTCTACTTCAACCATCTTAATATCTTTATAATACTTTCCTAATTTAGGTACAAATACCACCTGGCATACTCTTTCTCCTTTATAAATAGTAAATGGAATATCATTCATATTAAATAAAATTGGTCCCACTTCACCTCTAAAATTTGAATCAACAGTTCCGAAATGAGCAAAAACTCCTTTAAATGCAAATCCACTTCTTCCTCTAACTTGACATTCTACATCTGGAGGCATAGAAAAAATAACTCCACAATTTATTGATTTATACGATTTAGGAGGTATTTTAATATCTTCTCTACTATACAAATCCCAACCTGAATCAGTAGGATAGGCTCTTTTTGGTAAAGGCAATTCTTTATCTAATCTTTTTACTTTTATAACTAGAATTTCTCCTATAGTTTCATTATTAATTCTTTTCTTTTTAAATATTTTATTTAGCATTATTTCCTCCTTAATCTAAAAAAGTTTGCCAATTCTTTAAAGTATTTATATTATACAATATAGCATCCATTTGTTTTGCACTAGCCACTACAAAAAAATCCATTTTATCTTTTATCTTTTCTCCAGGTAATCCCTTTTCATTAAATTTTACTAAATTTAAACCATGCACTATAGGAGATGAGGTATCCATAGACATTTCTATTGGAAAATTACTATAACCTAAAATTTCTATTGGATTAGATGCACCTAACAAATGATGTGGCTTATTTATAAGTAATTTTTCTTTTAAAAGATATTTAATTAAGTGTAATCTATTCAACATCCACTGTTGGGTTACAGAACCTACTTTAATATTTCTTACATTAAAGGGAACATCAAAAGGAATACAAATAAGATCAATAGGTAATTTTTTATATTCTTTATAACAATTCAACCATTTATCTAAACTATCTCCTTGTACTACTCCTCCTATTTTTACTTTTAATTTTTCTTTTTGAACTAATTCAATAAAAGATTTTACTTCATTCAAAGTAGCTTTATCATTATTCAAATAATCAGGAGCAATCACTAATGAAGGATTCAAAAGTTTTGTTAACCTAATCAATTCATTTCCATTAATAGGTTGGGATAATTCAAAAGCAGAATTATCTAATATTACAAATCTATTCTTTTCAACTTGCTTTTTATAAAAATTTAAATAGGTTGAATTACCTAATAAGTGCGCTAATACAAAATCAAAATCTGTATAAGCTGAAAGTTCTTCCAAATAACGTACAGGTATCTCAAATGACAATTTCATTATTTACCTCCTTCTTTTTTTATTACACCTCTAACTCCTAAACCTATATACGCCCTAAGTAAGATATATAAATATAAATTTTTACAATCTTCCTTAGTAAAATCCAAATCTTTTAATTTTCGAATAAACTTTCCCTGCATAAACTCATCAATTTCTAATGAAGAAAGTTGTTCTAGTATACCTTCAAACTCTTCAACGTTTATCATAAATTTACCTTCTCCTTAATATCTTATCAAGAACATTCTGAATATCCACAATCATGACAAGTTATTCCCGAACATCCACTTTCGTAACTTACATTGGTAGAATAACATTTAGGACAAAAATTCATCTTATAATTATTACTCGAAATAAACGAAATATTTTCCCCACGCTTTTTCAAAAATTTCAACATAGCTAATGCAACTGCATGAGGAATAGAATTTACTTTAAATTCACCAAACCCATAAGGTTTATCACCTTTTATAGAATTCAAATGTTTAATTATTTTAGTTGGATCTCCCCCCAACTCAAAATACTTTGATAATAAAATACCTATTAAAGAAGTCAATCCACTTAACTCAGTTCCCAAAGGAGGTAAACTAGAAAATACTTGTAATATCTTATCTTCTTCAAAATTAAAGTGAATATGTAATGGGCCATACCCAGTTTGCATTAAATAATATTCCGACGAAACACCTTCCATAAATTTTTTCTTAGTTACCTTTGGTTTATCAGCCTTTAAATTCAATACTTGAAAATCTTTACACCCATCCCTATATATTGTTATTCCTTTACATCCTAATTTATAAGCTAGTAAATAAGCTTTTTCAACCTCTTCTAAAGTTGCTTCTTTTTTTAAATTAATTGTTTTAGAAACAGCATTATCCGTATATTCTTGAAAAGCTGCCTGAATTCTTATATGATATTCAAAATTTATATCATGTGAGGTAGGAAATAAATCTTGTATTGATTGAGGAATTTCTTTTAAACCTCTAATAGATTTATGGTTTATTTCTATCTTTTTCCATAAATCTTCTTTCTTTAATCCAAAATAATTATTTTGCTTTGCTATTTTTTCAAATAAAGGATTTATTTCAACATAAAAATCTTTTTCATTTGGAACTTCTCCCTTCTTTAACATTTCTAAAGCTTTAGCATTATATCTCACATATGATAAAGCAAAAAAGGGCTCAATTCCACTACCTTGTAATCCTGCAGCTAAAGCTATTGTACCCGTAGGCGCAATAGTAGTTCGGGATGCATTTCTTAATTTTAAATTAGTTCCCTTAAAATATTTACTATCTTTATCATAAATAGATCCTTTCCAATTTAAAAAGCAACCTCTCTCTAAAGCTAGTTGAGAGGACATATTCAAAGCTTCCTCTTGAATAAATTTCATAATTTCTTTTGCTTTATTTAAACCTTCTTCACTATCATATCTTACTCCTAATTTAACACATGTTTCTGCCCAACCCATAATACCTAATCCAATTTTTCGATTCGATTTAACCATATATTCTATTTTAGATATCGGATAATTATTCACATCAATAACATTATCCAAAAATCTTACTGCATAATGCACCGTTTCTCTTAAATCATCCCAATCAATTTTTCCTTTAGTAATTTCACCCTTTACAAATTTAGATAAATTTATTGAACCTAAATTACAGGATTCCCAACCTAACAAAGGTTGTTCTCCACAAGGATTAGTTGCTTCTATTTTTCCAATATGAGGAGTTGGATTATCTTTATTAATTGTATCTAAAAAAATTAAACCCGGATCACCTAATCTCCAAGCATTCTCAACTATCATATTAAACAATTCTTTTGAATTTATTTTCCCTACTTTACTATTATCTCGAGGATTTACTAAATCAATATCTTGTCCTTCTTCTAATGCCTTCATAAAATCATCATCTACTGCTACCGAAATATTAAAATTTTCCATTATTCCTGGTTTATTTTTCATTTTTATGAAATCAACTATTTCAGGATGCCAATAGGGTAATATTCCCATATTAGCTCCTCGTCGTACTCCTCCCTGTTTAATCACTTCAGTCATCTTATCAAACAATTGCATAAATGTAACAGCTCCAGAAGCAACTCCTCCAGTCTTTTTTACTTTATCTCCCTTCATTCTAATATTACCAAAAGAGAACCCTGTACCTCCTCCAGATTTTTGTATTATACCTTGAGCCCAATTAGCATTAAGAATACTTTCCATATTATCTTCAATAGGGATAACAAAACAAGCAGCTAATTGTTGTAAATACCTACCCGCGTTCATTAAAGTAGGAGAATTAGGTAAAAATTTAAAAGAAGACATCATATCATAAAAATAATTATAAACTTTTTCATAATTCTTTTTATTTACCTCATAAACTTTACTTAAATTATTTAAATAAGTAAAAAAATTAGTTTCTCTATCCATTTCATTCATTACTATTATAAAACTCTTTTTATCTTCATTAAAAATAATTTTATGTTCCACTCCTTTCAAAACTTCTGTTTTAGGAACTCCAACATCATATAACACTTCAGCCATAGTTATATTATGAGCTACTCTTTCAAACATATCTTCTATTTTTTCATTCCCCTTCAAATATTTATCTTTTATTACTTTTTCTTGAGTTAAAGTTAATTCGGTCATATTTTTCTCCTCATCTATTTTTTTAAGTTTTCGACCAACATTCACTTACCTTAATATCATTTTTCAATGGGACTCTTAAAGGAATTTTTTCAATTTGTTCATTTATTATCTTTATAAAAGGATCTACATCTTTTTCATCTGCCTCAAATAATAACGAATCATGAACTGCCAAAATAACTTTAACCTTTAAATTTTGTTTTTTACTTTGTTCCATCGTTCGCATTCCAACTAAAAAATTTAAATCTGATGTGGAGGATTGAATAGGAAAATTAATAGATTGTCTATATGCTTCCTCTCTAATTTGTTCATTAAAACTATTAACTCCTAATAATCTTCTTTTCCTACCAAACAAACTTCTTACATAACCTTTTTCTTTTAAAAATTTTTTAGTTAAATTCATCCATCTTAAAGCATTAGGAAATTGTTGGAAAAAAGAATTTACTATAAGTTGAGCATCCTCAACTGACATTTTAAATTCATCCGCAATCGACCACACTCCTCTACCATACATTAATCCTAATACAACTCCTTTCATTTGTTGTCTTTGATCATGCGTAACTTGATCAATAGGAACACCAAAAATCTTTTGTGCCATATATTTATAAATATCTATATCTTCTTTAAATGCATCAATTAAATTTTTATCATTAATATAATGAGCCCATACCCTAACTTCAGCTGCGTTATAATCCATTTCTACCAATTTTTTTCCAAATGGAACTCCAAAAAGTGATCTAACCCTATTATCTCTAGGAATACCTTGTAAATTAGGATTCCTTGTAACAACTCTACCTGTAACCACATCATGTTGAATAAAATCTGGATGAACTCTTCCATTCTCATCTCTTAATTTAAGCATACCATCCACAAAAGTACTCACTATTTTAGCATTTTTCCTATATCTTATAATAAGTTGGGGTAATTCACATTGAGGATTCATTTCACTAATTTTTTGCATACATTCTTCTGAAGTAGCCACTAAACCTGTAGCTGTCATTCCTCCCTTAGGAATTTTTAATCCCATTTTTTTAATCGCATTACTTAATTGTTTATTAGAATTTAAATTAATAGATTCTCCAATCAACTCATTCAACTTTTTTTGTATTTCATCCATTTCCTTTAAACAATCTTCTTTTAATTTTAAAGCTTTATCTTCAAAAACATAAACTCCATTCAACTCCATCTCCATTAAAAAATTTGACAAAGGAATCTGAAAATCATGATGAAATTTAAATAGTTCTTCCTCTACTAATTTTTTAATAAATATTTTATATAATTCAAAAGTTACCCAACTATCAATAGCTCCATATTTACCCAAAATAGCTAAAGGAATTTTTAAATAATTTTCTTTACATTCTTTATTTTTCTTTTTATAATCCTCTAATTCTTGTTCATAATGATTCAAATTCAAATAAAGATTAGATAAAGTTTTAATATCATGCATTCCTTGTAAATTTTCATCAATTATTGAATGAGCCAGAATTACATCAAAATAAAAATTTTTAACAGGAGAACCATTAATTGTTAAAAATTTAATATCAAATTTACCATTTGCAAAAACTTTTTTTGCATCAGTCTGAGTTATTCTTTTTAATATCTCAACTTCATCCTCCCAATATTTATTTCCATCTCCATCCTTAAGGGGAACATAAAAAGTTTTATCTGATGAATAACAAAAAGAAATACCTCCTATAATATCTTTATTCCAATCAAATCCACTAGTTTCTATATCTATAGCATATACTCCTTTAGTAGATAAATTATTTAATTCTCTTTCTAAATCTTCTCTATTTGTTAATATATAAGTTTGGGGTAAATTATTTTGAATAGAAAAAGAAGAATTTAAAAGTTGTTTAATTTTAATCAAATCCATTAAAAAAACAGATTGATATTGAGGAACTTTAAAAACAGTAACAATATTCAAAACAGGAAAAATCCAACATTGAAATTCATCACTCCATATAGGATTTCCCCTATATTTCATTATTTGAGCATTTTTACTTTTTATTAAAGATCTTAAAGCAATATTTCCCATAGCTACAATAACTTTCTTATTCTTTAAATTATCTAATTCATTCTTTAAATCTTCCCTACATATAAATATATCATCATTTTTTACTGCAGTACTTCTCCATCCAATGGGTCGACATTTAAGTGCCGTAGTATAATAAATATCTTCCATATTAAAATAACTAGAAATTGTTCTATTAAAATAAACACCTAACAAACCTGATAATAATTTTTTAGCTTTAAGATCTTCCTCTTCAGCTATTTCTCCTACAAATACTATTGAGGCATCCAAAGATCCCCAACCCTTTAAGAAATGATTTTTATTCTTATTTAAACTACATTTTTCGCATTCCATCTCTTATCTCCTTTAATCTATTTGTTAATCTTTCTAATGGAAACATAATTAAATCTTCAAATTGAAGTATATCATATTTCGTTATAATATTATAACATAAAACTATATTCTTTTTTCCCCTTTTCAATTTTACACTAGGTATATCATTAACTAATCCAAATAATTTTTCAAAATTTTTTTTATTCATTATTACCCATATTCTTTTTATCTGTTTTCTTTTAAATGAAACTATTAATAAAGGAAGAGCTTCAATTAATCGGGCTTCTTCGTCAATTTTAGGAAGCCACTCATTTTCTAGATATATTACTTGATCCCTTTTATTTTTTATACACCTACTTTTACATTCTACTAATAAAGGATAATTTAAAAAATTGAATAATCCTACCACATCTCCTTTTTCTCCTCTCATTGCTCCTGAAAAAGAAACTCTATGAGGACGTTTAAAAAAAGGAACATCAGGAGATAAACCAGCTATATCAATAAACAGTAACTCAATTTCTCTTTCTAATGAATATCCTTTATTAGACATTCTTTTTTAATCTTTCCCATTCTATTATTCTAGAATTAACTAAAACTATTGCTTCACCCTTTCTAGCCTTAATTCCTTCTTTAAAAATTCTCCACTCTTTATCAGTAACATTAAAATAAGATCTTATTTCCTCTAAATTATTTACCATTAAAGTAGCTTTAATTAAATATTTTCTCTTATTTTCCACTAATACATATCTTGGTATTTTAGGATAAAATGAAGCCAAAATTGTTTTTATTTTTTTTAATTCAATTTCATCTTTCACACTCACCTTAATCAATGTTAATTGTAGTTTCATTTTTATTCCCTAATTTAAATTTTATTACCTTATGACATTCTTCAATAACCTCATCTTGATGAGTTATTAAAATAATTTGTTTTTGAAATTTTTCACTAAAAACTTTTAAAAATTTTGCAAAATTCTTTCTATATTCTTTACTTACATGTTTCCCAACTTCATCCAATATTATAGGAAAATCAAATCTATTATTTAACAAAATTATTGCAAATCTTAACATAACTCCTATAATATCTTTCATTCCTCCTGCTTCACCATCTACCACATCTATAAATGGTACATTTTTATCAAATCTTACTAAAAAATTCATTTCCGGTTTATTCCATTTATAAACTAATTCTATTTTAAATTCTAAATTGGGATTATTAAAAATTTCTTTTAATCCCCAATTAACAATATTTTCAGTAAAAGAAATAGACTGTTTCCTAACTTCTTCTTGAGATTTCAACAAGCAATCTTTTACCTCTTCTAAAATCTTTTTTTCTTTTTCCAAATTTTTAACCTCTCTTTTTATTTCAGTACTAGATTCCAATAACCTAGCTTTTTCAATTAATAATTGTTCTAATTTAATTTTGGTAGTCTCTAAATTCGTTATTAAATTCATTTTTAATTTCCTCAATTTTTTTCAAAGCTTCATTATACATTTCATCAATTTTTTTATCATCTATATTTTTAGGAAGTGAGTTTTCTTCTAATATTTCATAAAGTTCCTTTTTTAAACTTTCTAACTCAACTTCTATTTTTGTCTTTTTCAAAATTAAATCTTCAATTTCACTTTTCAATTTTTTTACTTTCTCAAACATATTTATTTATCTCCTCTTCAATCAAACTACGTGCTTCTTTACTTATTTTCAAATTTTCTTCTACTTTCAATATTATATCCTTAATTCTAAAATTAGTTAAATCAATATCTATTTTCTTATTTAAAAAATCAAATTTTTTATCTTCTATTTTCATCACAAAATCGTCTACTTTACTTTTTAAAAATACTTTCTGATAATTAAAAGGTTCCATATTTATTATATATACTGCTAAATCAATATTTTTTTCACTTATGGATCTTCTCCCTAAACATCCCGGATTTAAAAAAAGACTTTTTCCTTTATATTCATAAGGTTGATGAAAATCTCCACATAAGAATAATTTATCATTAAATAAATCTAAATCTTTACATAAAACATGCTTAAATGGGAGCGGATTAGGTGTAACCAAATTATGAACTATATAAATATCTCCTATCCAATCTATTTTATCTATTTGATCAGGTAAAACAGGTACAAATTTAAATTTATCAATAACAATAGGTTTAATTACTAAATCAATAACTTTTATTAAAGAAACAATATATATGGCACATTTATTTAAAGAATTAACATTATTTCCATATAAATCATGATTTCCAGGAATCACCAAAAAGGGAATTTTAGAATTTTTAAGAATATTAACTAAATTCGAAATTACCAAAAAAGAAATATTATATTCATCAAACAAATCCCCACCATGTAAAATGAAATCAACTTTATACGATTCTGCTATAGATAAAACTTCCTTTACTTTATTCCATTGATTATTTAAATACAATTCTGTTCTTGAAGTAGGAATTTTATCAGAAAGATGCCAATCCGTAGTAAATAAAAATTTCATATTTCACTTATATCTTCAATGGGTCGTTTACATATAGGACATATTACTCCATTCTTAACTAATTCTTTTAATTCATTTTGTTTTTTTTCTAAAATTTTATCAATTTCATCTAAATTAATCTTCTTTTCTCTTATATTTTCTTTTAAATCAAACAATTTTTCTTTCACATAAAAATCTAAAATAATATTTTCATATTTCTGTAAATTTATTAATTTTGAGGTTATCGTTTTTAATTCATTTTCTTTATTTCTTATAAAAATATTTAATTTAATTATTTTATCTAAATCCTCTTTCTTTTTATTAAGTTTTAAAACTTCACCCTGCAAAATTTTAACTTTATTTAATTTAACTTCAACATCTTTTAACTTTTTTAATTTATTATCTACTAAATCAACTTCTTCTTCCGATTTTTTAATTAAGTTAACTTTTTGGTTAATTCTATTTTTTATATCCTCAATCCACAAAAGAATATTAGTAACACCTACAGAATTATCAAAAACATTACATCTTTCAAGAGATTTATTAAAAAGTAAAAAAGGTGGATCATCTTGTGATGCAATTATAAGATCCTCCCCTAAAGAAATCCATTTAAATATTTTTAAAAACTCTTCAGGTAAATCGTTCCCAAATCCTGTAAATGTTTTACCATTAATAATAAGTTTATTTATTGTTTCACCTTTTACCCACCTAACATCATCTTTATCAATTTTTACTTCAATACTTGATGTTTTCGAATTATGTCTAATATAAGAAGATCTCCATTTTCCAAAAAATAACCACCTTAAAGCTCTTACAAGAGATGACTTTCCACTTCTTGATGCACCAATTATACCTGTAAAACCATCACTTAATTCTAACAATGATGAAGCATGAGATTGAAAATTATTCAACTTTATTGATTTAATCATGAAGACAAATTTAGATCTTTTTTAAGATCTGCTACTAAATCGTTATTATTTCTAAATTCCTCTAACATTTTTTCAAATCCAACCCACTTAGATTCCCTATAAATATATGTATTTCCAGTTAATTTAATCACATTTTTCAACATTCCAAACTCTAAAAGTTCTCTTATTTCATCTATACCTTTACCATAATACAATAAAGTACTTCCTTCTTTAAAAGGAGCAGCTACTTTATTTTTTTCAACTTTAAATTTTAATCTATGTCCTATCTTAATCCCATCTTTCTTAATATCACTTCCAGATTCTTTACCTACTTTAATTCTAACTGAAGAATAAAATTTTAAAGCTCTACCTCCTGGAGTAACTGAAGGATCTCCAAACAACACTCCTACATTATCTCTTAGCTGGTTTATAAAAAGAATCACTGCTTTACTTTTACTTAATTTACCCACCAACCTTCGTAAAGCTTGTGACATTAATCGAGCTTGCAAAGCTATATTTTGATCCTCCATCTCTCCATTTAATTCTTTTTGAGGAATTAAAGCTGTTACTGAATCAACCACAATTAAGTCAAACAAAGATTCATCTAAAATTTTTTCTATAATATTTATTACTGTTTCCAAACAATTTTCTTGAATTACATACAATTCATCTATATTTACTCCTAAAGTTTTAGCCCATTTTAAATCTAATGTATATTCTGCATCAATAAATAATGCTTTACCTCCTTTTTTCTGAACACTTGCTATCCCCAATAAACCTAAAAGAGTATTATGAACCACAATTCCATTAGCAACAAAATTATGAAAAAATGGAATTGTTAAATCCCAAACCTCCTCTTTCTCTATAATAGATAATTCTTTTACTTCATCAAAAACATAATTTCCTACAACCACCTCTCTTAATAAAGTATATAAAGGATTTCCTCTATATTTAGAAAATAATTTAAGTAATTCAATTATCTCATATCTTGTAGCATTTTTTCTGCTTAAATCCATCCTATAATCAGGCTTAATAAATTTCTTAAATTTTTCCATTAAAATCCATCCAAATGGAATCATTTCAAGTCCTTCAGAAGAAACTATATCTTTACAAAATTTACAATATTTATTAAAAATTAATTTAAATCTTATCAAATTGTTTTTAATTACAAACAAAGTATTTAAATGACTATTAATTAACACTTTTCTATAAGAAACAATTCCAAAATCTAAAAGAAACAATTGAATAATTTTAATCCATTCTTCAGGTAAACTAAAAAACAAACAAGACTCATATATACTTCCCACAGATTCAATCAATCCTCCCAAAAAAGCAATCACCTGTTCCTTTGGAGCTTTTCTTATTTCAATTGGAAATTTTTTATTATTAAAAGATTTTCCATAACTCTTTCCCCATTCATAAATTTGTTTTAAAGATTTTTTTATTTTTGTTTTGCCAAAAACATTTCCTTCTTTTCCTATTAAAATTACATCTCCAATTTTCAAATCTTTAAGAGGAACCCATTTTAAACCTTCACCACTTAAAACCATAACTTTAGTTGTTTCTAGAGATCCTATCAATTCAAAACCACTTTCAGTAAAAATTTTTAAACTTCTTTTAAATCCATCATTATATATATATTTACTTTTAGCAAGAAATTTATTAGTTAAAAGAGAAATTTTTAATTCTTTAAAAGTTTGATTTTTTAAAGAAGGATTCAACTCTTTTAATGTTAAAAGACCCTCTTCAGTAAAAAGATATGAATTTGCTGAAACACATTTACCCGAACTAAATTCTCCATAAACCTCAACTAATCTTCCCCTTGGATATCCTCCTACTCCTAGTGCTTCATCTAAAATAAGAGATCCCGATGGGATACTATCCACCTGTTCTTTAAAATCGTTCAATTTGCGGATACGTACCCCATAGGAATCTTCTATCTTTTTCAACACCTTATTTATATCTTTGTTCTCCATAATCTTTTTTTAAAAAGGAATTTCTGATGTTGATTTCTTAGGGCCTAAGTTAGGTTGAGGCGTTTCTGAGTTTGCACGTTTTAAGGGTAAAACCTTAGTAACATTTGCATATTTAAACCCTTTCTTATTAGTCACATGTTCTACTAACACTTTAACTTTAACACCAATTAATTGGTCGGTATCAACTTGAGATACTTTACTTATATCTATTCCAAATCCCTTTAACAAACTCTCCAATTTAGTTCCAATAGAAAAATTATTTGGAACAGATGCATCTACCTTTTTCCCAAAGTATTCTTGATTTAGTATGTTGAACTTAAACTTTAGGTAAGGATAAGTATCTCCTCCACTAAAGGTTGCAACCTCCTCAGCCACAGATTCTAATTCAGCCTCATATTCGCCCTCTGGAATTTGTGGTGCTCCTGATCTTTTATCTATTATCATATTAATACCTCCTTATTAAATTAACTTTATTTCTCCTAAAAATTTACCCCTACAATTCGAATGTTTTCTGTCCTTCTCGTTTTCCTTCCCCTAAACTATCCTTTAACTTTACAATTGCCCCCCTCAATGACCAGTCAAAAAACCAATCTCGCCTTTTCTCTTGAAAATCGTATCCTGTATCAAAATGTACTCCAGCTCTAACCAATGCTTTCTCTGCCTCTGTTATATGCTTCATTTTCTCCTCATCACAATCGAAAAACGAAATTGTTAGGTTATACTTTTTCACAACATCCACAGCTCGAACTCCACTTACCCAAAATATACTTGCACGTTTACTTATATATACGAACTCGACTTTCTCGTATTTATTCCAAAGTTCACGAAACTCTCGTAAATATTCCTCCGTATTGTAGCTCAATGTCGTCCCAAAATACTCACCATCCTTATGTTTCTCGTAAAACTCAATAACATCACCAAGATCTTCCTTATCGATATCTGTAATTGTATTCGAACGAGCTTTTAATTCATTTATTATACCATTTATGTCAACCTTTTCCATAAATCCTCCTAACCCTCACTCTCTTTTGGTAGAGAATCATCAACTAATTCTTCATCAGAATCTTCATCATCTATTTTCAATTTTCTTTTTATTGTTGCCTCGGGTTTAACATATTTACCTTCTAAACTTAAACTAACTTGAAACATAGCTCTTTCTTCACTCATTATATAAAGATTCATTCTTAATTGAGAATAAACTCTTCTAACTAAAGATAAAAAAGATTCTGCTAGAAATAATTCTTGTTCTAATGTAGCCAATCTTACTAAATCCTCATTACATTTAACTAAAGCCGCAGCTTTTCTACTTTCGGCTGATTTTTCGGCTCGTACTCCTTCATCAACAACCAATAATGAATTCACTTTTTGATCAAATAACGTTTTTTCTAATTCATATTTACTTTTCACCTCCATCCTATTTTGCAATGCTATCATCATTATTTGGTGTACTCTATCCATAGAACATTTTATAGAATTAAGTATTTTTACGAATTCCTCTACCCCTATAGTAAAAGGATTTGTATCATTCTTTATTTCAACACTATTCAATTCATTTATATATTTACTATAATCTTCTTTACTTAACATTTTTTCCTCCCGTTAACTTACTCATTACATCTTGGTTTCTCAATATATCATTATTTACTATATTTTCAACTTTTTTTTGCAACTCCTGACTTATCTCACTCAACTTAGATTCATCTTCTAATTCTACTTCCCATGTAATAGAAGTAGAAAATTTAAAACTATAATTATCCATCATTATAGTTTTACCATAGGATTTATTTATGTTAACTGTTTTGATTTTCATATTTATTTATTTCCTCCACTATATTTTTCATTTCTTTATAATCTATAAATGAAGCTATCCACTTTATATAATTAGTATAAAAATAAGTTTGAAGTTTTGGATTTTCTCTAGTTTTTTTACTACAAAAATAAATTAAAGACTCATTAAAATTTTTTAGTATATTTTTATCTGTTTTTAAATTCTCTTCAATTGAATCATAAGTTATTGAATTTAAAATACATGTTAATGCATCTTCTTTAGAAATACCTTCATATAAAGATATAAAATCTAATATTCCCCCTCCTGCATGACATGCAAAACAATAAAATGAATTAGTTTTTTCATAAATAGTCAAATTAGGTTTAGTTGAATCATTATGAAAAGGACACATTGCTCTATAAGTGTTTTCACCAATTTTAACATAATCGATACCATATTGTCTTAATAAATCTGTTATAGATAATTTAATCATCTTATATTTAACTAAACTCCTCTACTTTTTATTCCCCACGTTAAAGAATGAAGTTGTGGTAAAACAAATACCTCCTTCCAATCTTTCTTTTTCATAACATATTCAACAAGTTTTCTATACCTTTTTAATAATGAAATTTGATTATCTTTTTTATAGGTGCATAATTGAATATAAAAAAGAGTACTTTCTCCTAATTCTTCATATAATTTATCCAACCATTTCATATCCTCTTTATTATTTATATCTACTACAGGTTTAATTATGTAATTAAGTAAATATCTCGAACTTATTCCAAAATTTTTAATATCAAAATTTTTTGTTTTTGCTGAAGGAGGTTTAGGTGAAATTACTACTAAATCAACTAAACTTAACCAATCAGGAAAAAGACTTCCTTGAGTTTCTACACAAACAAAAAATCCTCTTTCTTTTAATTCTTTTATTAATTCAGTTAAATCATATATGCAAGGATTTCCTCCTGTAATTACTACTGTAGAAGTATAATTTTTTTCAAGTTTCTTAATTATAGATGAAACAGTCATTTTCATATAATTTTTTTCTTCATAAGCATACTTAGTATCACAAAAAGCACATCTATAATCGCATCCCCAAAATCTTATAAAACTTACCTTCTTTCCTATTAAACAACCTTCTCCTTGAATAGTAGGACCAAATATTTCTACTACATTATATTTTTGCATCATTTAAACCCTCCTTTATGCATAATGATTATCTCATCATCATCCTTAAAAATTTCCTGTTTATAAATTTCTATTGCTTTATGTCCTCCATCTTTAAAACCTTTTCTATAACATAATGATCCTATCAAGATTCCTATTAGTATACTCAATATCAAAATCATTACCATTTTAATACCTCAGATGAATTAGGTAAATCAGAACTAGAATTATTCGATGTGGTATCCACTTTAAATTCTTTCATTTGCATCCTAGAAAAATCTGCCCAAATAGAAAATTTACCCCCTTTACTAACTCTGGATGCTACTATAGTGGAAGCCAATTCAACTCCATCATTATTTCCCTCATATATAGCTTGCCTATTTAAAATTTTTAAAGACATCACCAAATCAACATGACATGTTAACAAAAAAGATAAAGCTATATCCTCTACCCCATAAACATCTTTCTCATTATTTTTATATGCCTCTCTATTAACTTGCATGGCTGTTAATACTGGAAATTTTAAAACTCTAGCAACTTCTCTTAATTCTAACCCAATTTTAGAAAAAATTTCCCACATCTTATCTCCCCTAGAAGTTGTTTTCATTAATCCCATATAATCAATTACAACTAAATCAGGTTTAAATGGTAAACGTTTTACAAGACTATAAAGAGTATGAGCAGAAAAATTAACAATATCCACTAAATAAAAAATATTACTTCTTTCTAAGTCTTCCTTTAAATTTTTCTTAATAATCTCTAATTCATCTTTTGAAGTTAATCCTCTCACCAACCTATCATAAACAATTCCACTTCTACAAGAATCATATCTATAAAGAAATTGATCTTTTGGAATTTCTAAAGATACAAACAAAACATTTTTTCCTTTTTGATAGGCATTAATAGCTGAATTCAACAAAAATACACTTTTACCCGACTTATTTGCTCCTAAAACAACTACTACCCAACCCTCTTTCAATCCCCAAGTTAGATTATCAAAAGTTGGAAATCCTAATTCAACTCCTCTTGTATTATCAACTTTTCCTTCTTCATATTTAGTTATTCTAGCTAAAGAATCTTTTCCTAAATTAACCTCATCCCCTTTAAAACTAATCTTATTCTCTAACTCAATAAGTTTATCTTTTAAATCACTTAAAACATCTTTTCTACCTTCTCTCAATTTAGATGAAGTAGAAAATAAAAGCATTTTAAGTTGATTTTCTTGATAATGAGTTAACAATGAGTCCATCAAAAAATTAAAATCGGAAGATATATCCTCACTACTAAACAAATCTTCTAAAACAACTAAAATATCTTGTTTTCTAAAATCATCTAATTTATTAGAACAATCAACTATAGACCTAATATCTTCTTTGGTGGGTAATACTCTATATTTGGAATAAAACCATATTATAACTTCCATTAACCATGAATAGGAAGGTTCAACAAAAAAACTTGAATCAATTCCTCTAAATAATGCTCTATCTAAAAAACTAGAATTACTTAATAATTTTTTAAGGAAACTCTTCTCAATATTCATTTTTTCTCCTTCAATAATAGATTATTATACACAAAAATAGAAAAGAATTTCCCCCTTAAGATGGAAGAAACTTAATTTTAAAAAGACTTGTAATTTTTAACTTCTGGGTGATCTTTTAGGAACTCATCTAGTTTATTTATTTCTTTAAGAAACTCAACATAATCATCAAAATAATTTGAATTTATTATTACAGCTTCTCCTTCTAAAAATCTTCCTTTAATAACAAATTTTGCATACAGACACGCAAAATAAAAATCTTTTGCTATAGCAGGCTCCCCTTTAGGAAATCTTTCTTTAATAACATCTCTTGCATAATAATAAGCATATTTAGGACTTTTTGCTATTATAGGTTCTCCTTCTGGAAATCTTCCTTTAACCTTAAATGCATAATTATAAGCTTTCTCCGGAGAATTCAAAGCTTCCCTTTTCATTTCTTCTTTTGTCTTTATTGTTAAATTAGGTCTAACTTTTCTTAATAGTTTTGCTATAAAATCTCTTTCATCAAGATCCCACTCATCTAAATCTTGTCGATTACTGAGCTTTTTATCATATTCTGACCATGCACCTTTTGGCGAACCATTCTTTAAAACGAAGTAGAGAGGAACGTAAAACTCTGCATACTCCAAATCCTTTACACACCAAGACCTAATATGATATTTTTTACAGAATCTTACACTATCTTTTGGATCAGTAACTTCAATAATTTCATAACCCTCTTCAGAGATTAATGATTGACCTATTGGACCTTCTTTTTTAATCTCTTCCTTCTCCTTTTCCGACTCTTCAATTGGCTCAAGTATTGGTTGAAGTTTCGATTTCAATTCATTTAAGTTAAACTTTCCAATATCGAATCCTGCAGGTAGTTTCTTATGTAAAACAACCTTTTCAAGATCCTTCAAAACTTGTTTAGCTAAATCCAAATCGAATGATGAATCTTCCAAATACTGTTTTACAATCCAGGGTGTATATGTAGCTTTTAAACCCGTTGGATCATATTGATTCAATTCACGAATCTTAGCTTCGGCTTCACTTTCAGATAATTCTGGATTGTGAGCCTTATACTGTTTAATCAAAACAGGTAATCGTGATTCGAAATCAGCTACAATTTCTCTACCCTTCAATAATGACTCTATGTAACCATATCTAGTTGACTCTTTTTCAACTAATGGAAGTAAAACTTTAGCTAATTTTTTGTTTCCATTATTAATAACTTCATCTAATAATTCTTTAACCCTATTTGGATCCCTTAACAAATCTTCTATATTCATAATTTAACTTCTGGATGATCTTTTAAGAATTCATCTAGTTTATTAATGGATTTTAAAAATTTAATATAGAGTCTAAAATAATCTTCATCATTTTCTTGATCTTTGCTATCAATAATTGCTTTTTCTCCTTTTGGAAATCTATCATGCAATATCCTTTTAGCATAATAATATGATGAATATGGAAATTGAGAAATTATAGGTTCACCTTTTGGAAATGGTCCTTGTAAAACATCAGCTGCATAATGATAGGCAGTATACAAATCTTTTGCCATTATATCTTCACCTTTAGGAAAAGGATTTTTAAAATGAAGTGCATAATAAAAGGATGTATCCCAATTTTTAGCAATAATATCTTCAAATTCAGGTTTTAATTTTTCATTAAATTTAGCTGCATAATCGAAAAGAAGAAAAGGATCTTTTATAAACTTAATTAGAAAATCTGCTAACTCTTTATTTTTTTCTTTTATTGCTTTATCGAAAACACTATCCGCTCCTTCTTTTAGTAAATCACCTATGTTCATTCTATATCTTTTACCTCAGGATGATCTTTTAAGAATTCGTCTAGTTTACCAATCTCTTTAAGAAAATCCGTATATCTCCATAAATATACATCATCATCATGCTTTAAAGCTACATATATAATTGCTTCTTCTCCTTTTGGAAATCTATCCTTTAATACTTTAATCGCATAATCTAATGAAAGATCTTCATTTTCAGCAATTGCATATTCTCCTCTAGGAAAGGGACCATTTAAGACTTCATAAGCATAATAAAAAGAAGCTTCTCCATCTCGGGCTATAATATCTTCAAACTCAATTTTAACTTTTCCCTTAACTATATTTTGAGCATAATTAAGAGTTAAATGTGGATCTCTTGCTATTGGTATTAAAGCTTCTGCTAATTTTGCATCATTATTCCAAATAGCTTCTCGCAAAGCCATTTGTGCTTTTTCTGGATGTTTTAATAAATCTTCTATATTCATACTCTATCTTTTACCTCCGGATGATCTTTTAAGAATTCGTCTAATTTATTTATTGATTTCAAAAACTTAACATAAGAAGAAAAACCTGATTCACCATTTTCACCAAAATCATTACCCGGATCAGTAATCTCACTACTAATAATTTCTTTTTCTCCTTTTGGAAATCTATCCTTCAACACATATCTAGCATAATAATAAGCAAATCTTGGATCTCTAGCAATAACATCCTCTCCCTTTGGCCACGGTCTTTCTAAAATAACAGCATAATTATAAGAAGTATATGAATCTCTAGCAATTGCATCTTCTCCTTTTGGAAATGGACCTTTTAGAATGTTAAAGGCATAATCAAGAGAAGCATAAGGATCTTGAGCAATAATATATTCCCATTCATCTTTTATTTTTCCCTTAACTATTTCTTTTGCATATAAATAAGTTGAATAAGGATGTTTAACTATTGGAATTAAAATTTCAGCTAATTTTTTGTTTCCACCAAAAATAGCCTTGTCCAAAAACGTTCTTGCTTTTTCTGGATGTTTTAATAAATCTTCTATGTTCATAATTCTACCTCTGAATGATCTTTTAAGAATTCACCTATGTTCACTCTTTTACTTTCTTAAATTATTTTTCAAATACTTATAAGATTCATTAATTAAGTCATATGAATCTTCCGCATATCTATCCCCCTCTCTTTCCTCTACTAATTTCTCATAAACTCCTAAATATTTCTTTAATGCTTTTAAATCATCTTTACCCAATTTAGATAATATCTCCGGAGGTAATCTGTAATTATAATTAGTTAAAAGAATTGTTAATAATGTTCCCCAAGAATCACTAGTCCTATCAAAATCATAATTCAAAAGAGGTAAAAAAACTCGATCTGAATATTCTTTAGTTGTTTTAACTGCACCCTCTATTAGAGGCCCATAATCATAAGAATTAGCTAATGCATTAACTATTTTATTTGCATATTTATCTCCCCAATCTTTAAGAAAAGAATCATATAAATCCTTCCCTGAAATAACATTTACATACTCATATCCTCCTTTTGAAAAATCTGACAAACCAAATAATTTAGATTCGAATTCAAGGGGAACCCTTTCTCCAAGCTGTTCTAAATACTTATAATAAAAAAAAAGGACTTACATATGGAAGTAATATCCTAGCTGATTCTTTATCTCCCTTATCTAATACATCTCTAAAAACATCATTTAGTTTTTCTGGATTTTTTAATAAATCAGCTATATTCATCTTCTTTAAAGAAATCAATCTCGACAAACTTACAAAGTTTCCAAAACTTCCAACAATTTCATTTCTTTTTCGAGATTATGCTTTCGAACCTCAATATTTTTTATTTTGTTTCTAATTTTCATCAACACACTTCTAATTGTAGTAGATTCAAACGTATAAACATAACACACTTCACTATCTTCCACAAACAACCTACCCTCCATATTTAAAGGAATTAAATCATCTAAAAAATCACTCTTAAACAAAATATTATTTTCAAAATCTTTTATCATATATTTCATAAAGCCTCCACAACCTCAAATTTTTCTTCTTTAAATATTTTTTTTCTTTTTATTGCATGTCGCCTAAAAAACTTATGATGCATATCAAAAAAATCTATCACCCAACCCTCAATCTTATCTTCTGTTCGTCTCATTACTCTACCCGCAAGTTGAAGGGCATCAATACCACTATCTTGAGCTTTAGCAGAAACTAATACTTCAAGGGTAGGTATATCTATCCCTTCTCCAAAAACTGTAGTACATACTACACATTTAATTTCCTTTAAATTTAATTTTTTAATAATCTTTTTTCTTCTTTCACTTTTATCTTTCCCTTCCACAAATTCAACTTCAGGATAAAAAGATTTAATTTTTTGAGTTAATATCTTTCCATGTTCTATCCTCGATACAGCCACTAAACAAGTTTTGTTTTTAGCCAATATTCTCTTCACCACCTCAACTATCAAATTATTCCTCTTTTCGTTTTGTTCTATTGCCTCACTATATAATTGAACATAAGTTAAATCATTTTTATAAGTTTTGGTATCATTAAATGGAATAAAAAAAACTTTAATAGGACTCAAATAACCCATCCTTATTAACTCTGCACTACTAAGATTATAATATATAGGAGCTAGGTAAGCTTCAATCATTAAATCCATCCCATCCTCTCTAAAACTAGTAGCTGAAACACCAAACCTATAATATGCATTATCTAAATACTTCATTATGTCTACCATAGTATTACAAGGTAAATGATGACATTCGTCCACCAAAACCATCTTAATCTTACTCAACTCTTTAATATATTTCTTTACATCCATAGCTTGCATCATCCCTATGGTTATATGACCCCATTTAGTATTGCCATCACCTACTAAACCTATTAAGGGTTTTCTTGAACCTTTACCTCTCAAATTTTTTATAAAGGTTTCTTCTAGTTGATACATTAATTCCTGTCTGTGGGTTAATACTAAAGTGGGTAAATTTAATTTGGAGCATAAACCCGCTAATATCAAACTTTTTCCTCCTCCTGTAGCTAGTTGTACAACTCCTCGTTGTCGATTAATTAAAGTATCTATGGCTTGTTCTTGATAATCTCTTAGGTGAGCTTTTAAATAAAGAGGTCGTTCTAGTTGAGTGGGTATTTCTCTTAAATCTTCTATTTGGTATTCGTACCCCATTCGGTTTAACACATTTAAAACTCTACGAATACACCCTGTAGGAAAAGTTCCTTTCTTAACTGAATATAAATGTTTCTTACCATCCCAAAAATAATTAATCTTGTTTTTAGCAAAAAATGCACCTGGAACTTCTATAGATAAAGCTTCATCAAGCGCTTTAATTACTTCAATAGGAGCATCTTTTATTGTAGTATCAACATTACCTACATTCAAACTAATCATAAATTATTTACAAAAATTTTATTAAAAAATTGGGCTTTCGAATTTCCAGATTCTTAAACTCATTATCCTTCGGACCAAGAATATTTTTACAACTAAACTCGGAAATTTTTGCCCTTAAATAAAAAAAGGTCGGCATTCTCTAGGGACGAAACCCTTCGATAGTCCGACCATCATAATTCAATTAAATCGAGTTCGACAAGCAGTTTAAGATAAGAGTAGGTGAGTGGGTAAGTGAGAATTAAGTGGAAGTGGGTGGAGTCGTCTTCGATTATCGTTAAATCATTAATCTTTAAATCTTTTATTTATATATATTATTATTTATTATTTATTATTATTATTATTATTTCTTAGATTATTAATCTTAAATCTTAATACCTTTATTTTTTATTAGAAGCTTTTTCGCAAATCACTCAATTACCATTTCCACCCTTTTAGATTGGTTTAAAAATACTGGTTTACATTCTCCATTACTATCGCAATTAACTTCTATATATTCTCCAACAACAAGATCATCTTGAAAAAAATCGGAATTATCAAATTTAAATTCTTCATCAATCCCTTCTAATGCTAAAACAACATACGTATGGTTTGACCGTATGGATTTAGAAAAAACTTTACCATAATAACTTGAATTAACTTTACTTTTATGAAAAAGAATAAGTAAAATTAATGATATGATTAATAAAGGTGAAATCAATATAAACATATTAATCCCTTTATTTCTCCAATGCTTATTCATTAAACCTCCTTAATTTTTTCTAATTCTTCTATTTTAGAAATTAACCACATATCCTTATTTTTGTATGCCTCTTCTTTGATAAGAGGTATAAAGTCTTCTTTATTTTTTACCAAATTCCATAATTTATCCTCTTGATACTTAAGTGCGTAATGGAATAAGTCTTCTTGAGGATAATCTATATTCTTTTCTAAGAAAAAATAAACTAACTCCAATTTTTTATAAAATAAAGCATTATTCATTAAAGATCTTACAATAAACCAGTCTTCTTTATATGTATCCCATTTTTCTTTTATTTTTTCAAAATCTCCTATTAAAAACAAATAATTTAATAGTTGATATTTAGTAACAGACATGATTTTATTAAAAATTGGTTACTTAATTCTCTTTATTTTTTAAGGCTACCCACATTTTCATGAACTAAATTTCGCGTTTTAGTGAATTTCAACATATATTTTTGGGAAAACCAAACTTAACTGAAAATTTGTCGTTTTCAATTTTAATAAATCGAGTATGACAAATGAATTAAAAAAATTATTAGATGAATATAAAGAATTAGGAGAAAAAAAGTGTAAGTTAGAAAACCAAATATTAGATATAGAAATTGAAATTTTGGACGCTCAATTTAATATATTAAGAAAAGATGAGGTTTACTTAAATATACGAACAGACAGAGAAAGAAATTTATATATGGAAACTTCTTTAAAAGGATTAATTCAAAAAAAATTAAATATTAAAAAAGAATTAAATCAAATAAATACCTCTCTCAATTATCTAGAAAAAGTATTAAGTTTTTTGTCATCTAATGAATCGACTTAAAAATATTCCAATAATCAGATTTAAGATTAGAAAAAATAATGCTTTAATTCCTATATTTGTAACTTTTCCTGATTTTAAAAATCTTCCTATAGTTAATGAAGGTCTTTATATTTATTTTGATAATGGTAAACCTTTTAATCATAAACCTTTAGGTTCATCTTTTTTTGTAGATTTTCTGAATAAATCAAAAATAGAAATTCCTAAAAATGTAATAAAAATAAATTCTTCTTTTGTTATTGAACTTCATTTTAAAGTAAAAGAAAAAGGATCTTTTATAACTTTTGGTTTAGTTATTTCGGACGGATTTTCTTATTTTCAGGGTGTAAACTTTGTGGTGTGTCCTAATTTTGAGAAACCTCTAGAAATATTAAAATCTTGTTTATTTAAAAGAACTTTATATCAAACATCCATTTTCTTTATTAAACCTAGTTATAAAATATATCATATACCTGCCCTAAAATTCTATAAAAGTACCAACCAACTTAAAACTATTGAATATGTAATAAATTGGGATTTAGAAAATTGGGATTCTCGCACAATTGAACAACTTTCCTAATTTTATTGGGGAAATAATTTTTAAAAAAACTTGTTTAAAAAGTATGAAAGAAGTTAAAAAATTTAAAGCCATAGATAAAATTATACTACATGAAGTAATTAAAGATATTTGTAACCCATCTATTCCTATACATATATATGAAGGAAAACTTTTAAATGACAAAATTACATTAGATAATCTTACTTATTCGTTTGAAAAAGAGGATGATATTTTAGTTTTAACTGAAAAACAAGCAAAAAATTTTAAAAAAATAAATAAATTAATATCTTCATTAAATGAAATAAAGGCAAAATTGAGGAGAATGATTAATGAAAATAGTTATAGAAATAGCGCGAGATAAAAAACCTGAAAAATATTTTGCTACCTCTAATTTATTTAAAGCATTAAAATTTTGGTTAAAATGTTTAACTTTAAATATACCAAAAATTCGTTTTCATATCTTAAAAAAAGAGGAGAAAATATGAACAAAGATGAATTTAAAAATAAATATATGAATTGTACATTTAATAGAATTGAACCCGGTGTAGGAAATATGGATTTAACATTTAATCAAATGTCAAATCTAATTAACTATAGTGTGAAAGGATTAGAAAACATAAAATACAAGATTAATGAAACAAACGAAGAATTTAACGAAATCGAGTTGGTTAATATATTCAAAAAAGTTAATGAAAAAGATTCCGATAATCTTTCATAAAATCTTCCAGCTTACCTACTGAATTTAGCATTATAAAATATTCATGAATAAGAGCCTGTATAGTAGCCATTAGGTTTTCTTCTCCTTTTTGGGGCATCTTTCTTCTCATCTCATCATACATTTTTACTATTGAAGGTTCTCCCAGAATAAATCTATCTTTTAATACTTTAAGTGCATAAGCTAATGAAGCATAAGGATTTTTAGCAACTATTTGTTCTTGTTCTGGGGGTAGTTTAGTATTAAAATTAATTGCATAATTAACTAATAAGTCTGGTTTATCTATGTAAGGTAAAAGTTTTGTAGCCCTTTCTTCATCTTTATTATGCAATAACTCCTCAAATTTGATATTTATTCTATAGGGATTCATTTTTTCAACATCAAACTCTTTTCCTTCTCCTAGTTCTAATCCCATTTCTTTCAATTTTTCTTTTATAAGATCTATAGTTTTTTCAGATAGATACACTACATTTCTTAAATCATCCTCAGTAAGAGAAGCTAATTCACTTACATTCTTAATTCCTTCACTTTTAAGTAATCTAATTACAGACTCATTTAAACCCAACTCCTCAATTGGAATTAAAAAATATTCATTACCATATTTTTCCCACGCTTCAGTTAAGGTTTCTTCTAATTCTTTTTCAGTTTTTTGGGTTCTTTCAAGTACTTCTTTTCCATATGCTTCAACATCTTCCCATTTGTAACTCTTTAATATTAAAGGATTTTTTAATATTTCTCCAATATTTATCTTACCTTCTTTTATTAATTTTATAAGTTTTTTCATTTATTCCTCTTCAAATTAATTTTCTCAAAAAATGAAATACCTTCAATTTTAGAATTCAATTCTTAACCTCTGGATGATCTTTTAAGAATTCGTCTAGTTTACCAATAGATTTAAGGAAGTCTTTATAATATTCCAAATCTTCTTCATTTTTAAGAATGGCTTCTTCTCCAGGAAGCCAGCGATCTTTAATAACATTATCAATATAACTTAATGCCAAATGTGGATTTTGAGTAATTAAATTTTCTAATGAAGGAATTTTAACTTTAAATTTTTTTAGAAAAGCGTGAATAATTGCTGGATTTTTTGTATAAGGAATAAGTATTCTAGATGTTGAAAAATCGTTATGTTGAATTTCATGATACAAAAAATCATCAAATTTTTTTGGATCTTTTAACAACTTTGATATATTCATAATTTAACCTCTGGATGATCATTTAAGAATTCATCTAGTTTATTTATCTCTTTAAGAAACCTAATATAATCATTTAACCATTCTGAATTTATTATTGTTTTTTCTCCTTTAATAAATCTATCTTTTAATATATCTTTAGCATAATTATAAGAATAAAAAGAATCTCCAGCAATAGTATTTTCTCCTTTAGGAAATGGTTTATGTAAAACATCTGCAGCATAATGATAAGAATAAAAAGAATTTTTAGTAATGGCATCCTCACCCTTAGGAAATGGTTTATGTAAAATATTTAAGGCATATCTATAAGAATATTCTGAACTTTTAGAGATAGCATCTTCTCCTTTTAGGAAAGGTCCCTGTAAAATATCTAATGCATATTGATAAGAATAAAAAGAATTTTTAGCAATAATATCTTCAAACTCATCTTTAACTGGTTTATTTATTAAGTAGGCATAACTATACGTTAAATAGGGATCTTTGGCTATAGGAATTAACAATTCGGCTAATTCTTTATTTCCATTATCTATAGCCATTGTTAATACTTCTTTAGCTTTATTTGGATCTTTTAATAAATCAACAATATTTATTTTACTTTCTTTTTTCATACTAATTCTTCTATTTAAATCATAAACGATAATTCGAAAGGGCAAAAAAAACTAAACCATATGTGTAATATCATTATTGGAGGAAGCTTATGAATAAAAGGGATGATGTAAAAGTTCGTCAAGAAATTTATTCTTTGGAGATAGTTCAGAATACTGCTCGACAGGCTGCTCAAGTTATACGAAATAAAGTTTCCGCTGGGAAACCTTTAAATATGGCTAAGAAAGAAACATTTAAGGAACTTGATCTTATCAATAACTCAATCAAAAAGCTTTCCCTTAATTACCTTAATTCTCCCCATTTAAATAATTCGGTTTCAAAATGGGAAACTTTAGGTTATCCTCTTTCTTTTGTTCCTTATCTAATTTTTGGCATTTTCTTTGTTTGTTGGATTGCTTATTTATTTATGAAACATGTTATGAAGTGCATTAATTAGGAGGTTCACCCTTTAAGAATTCAAAAAAAGAATATTCAAAAAAAATTAATCCCAAAAAACCAAAAAAGTAATAGGAGGTTAAAATGAACGAAGAAGAAAAAATTAAAGAAGAAGAAAAAATTAAAGAAGAAATAAATGCATTAATAGAATCTTTCTATGAAAATGGAGAGGTAAAAAAAGAAATAGAAAGAAAATTTGAATATGGAGCTATAAAGTGGAATGATTTGAGGTGCTATGATGTAAAGAAATGTTATGTGGCATATATAGGAGAGGTAGATCCTAATTGTGGAAGATTTAAAGAATTTATAAAAGAGAGTATAAATAAAAAAGCTAGATATACCAAAATAGAAATAATAACAATAGGAAACGAAATAGAAAGAGCTTTGTTTTCTTATACAATAAGAAACGTAGAAATATTAGGATGTAACTGGAACGTATTGGTTTACGAAGATAATACTCCAGAAAAATGTCGATGGGTAAGTGAAGACCTTTTTAATAAGGCTTTGAAAGAAATTTCTGAATTAAAGCAAAAACTTAAAAGAAAAATGAATAATATAAAAAGGAAAAAATGAACAAAGTCGAAAAACTTGAAAATATTTTTGAATTTAAGAATCCTGATGATATTAAGAATTTTCTTTCTCAAAATAAAAAATTAATTAAAATTCTTTTGGATTCTGCACAAAAAATTAATAGTATTTTAGGTTATAAATCTCATCTTCAATTAGAATATTGTATAGATCCTGAAGAAGGATGGGATGAACTTTTTATCATTATTAAATCTTCTCTTCCTAATAAGGATATAATTAAACTTGAAAAAGAACTTTTTTATAAGTGGTTTATATATGTAATGGATAAAACAATCAACTTGAATTATGAGATAGAACCATTAGAATAGGCGGTAAGATGCAAAAAGAAATAATAGGAGTAATAAGGAGAAAATGAATAAAAAAGAATACAAAAGATTAGAGTTAGAACTTCAAAATAATAACTGGAGAAATAATCTTGAAGAATTTGTTCTTAACTGTTGGGGGAATAAAAAAATATTTAAAAAGAAAAAACATATAACAATTTCCGAAAAAGGAATATATCTTGACAAGAAAAAAATATTCACTAATGTGAATATGTTTAAACACAATGATCATCAAATAATAGAATATGAACAAAGAGAAATATTAACTTCAAGCAAATTTGCAAAAATTGTTCAAGAATTTACAGACTATAATATTTCAAAAATTATAAATGAACATTTTTTCGGAATTTATAAATGGATTTTAATGAAAGATAATTATTTAATAATTTTTTATCTTAAAAAACAATATATAAAAGATAATTATATATAAGGAGGTGAATTCAAATGAATTGGTTCCTATACATTGGTGGAGGAATTATAACAATGCTGATATTTGCGTCAATTTCTACACTATTTATCAGTAATGAGGGTGATAAAGAAAGAGTTAAATTTGTAACAACTATGATGCTAAGTTGGATTTTGGTGTGGATCTGGATTTGTTGGAAATTCATAAAATAGGAGGAAACTATGAAACCACAAAAGTCTAAAATTAAGTGTTACAATAAAGCTATCGTGTTTATAAATTCTGGAGGAGCCTGTTTTCTAGGTCCATTCTCTACTAGAAATGGAGTTAAAATATCTAGTGAACAGTATTATGTTCCTCCAAAAGTTCCAAAAACATTTTATGTTCACATAGATAAAAATAATCAAATAATAAATGAAAATGAACTTGAACCAATCTTTAATTATTATGTTCCTCCAAAAGAATATAAAGTAAATTTTAAAGGATAAATTATGAAAAATAAAATGGATATTATAACAAATAAATTAAAACGAAAATATAAAGATTGGGAAATGAGAATAACATGTTATCCTAATCACATCCATGCTTCCTTAATAATATTAACAAATGGACTTCCTGATGAGTATAAGTTTGAGGTAGATTCCTTTAATTCTTTAGCTGATAAGATAGATAAATTTCGTAAGGAACCAAAATGAAAAAATCTTTAACGGAGGAGAAAAAATGAAAATGATAACAACAAAAACTGAAGAGTTAAAACATGAATGGGAAAATTACGTTCAAAAGAACGACGATCCTTATGGGAGTGCTGTCGTTGATGTTGTTGTTAAGGTGTGCGAAAATCTCGATAAAGGAATGTCGTGTGAAGAGGCTGAAAGATTAGGAATTAAAGATAGCGATATTACAGGATTCCAAGCTGGTTGTATGGCTGCAGCTATAGCTCACTTTCATCCTCGAGGAGAAGAGTTTAAATTATATTGGAATAAACAATTTGGTAAGGGTGACGAAAAAGGTGTAATAAATCCTGCAATCTTTACTATTAAATCTCGATAAAGGAATGTTGTGAATGGGGGTTAGAATGAGTTGCAAAAAAGATGTGTTTTATAGAATTAGTCGAAAAAATGAAGGTACTTGGTATAAATATGTCGTATCCGACGAAGATCGAATAGTTCGATGTGTTGGTACTTTGGATGAGATTAAGGATTTTTTTAAAAATATAATATCTCGGAAAAGAAATCTCAAAAGAGTGTACATTAGCTAGGAGTTAACTTCCATAATCCAAATAATCTGGAAGGTCTTCACCCGGATGTTGTTGACTAAACTTCATTCTTAATACTTCTTTGTATCTTCCTAATTGGAAAGGGTCTAATCCATCAATCAAAAGTTGAGGAACAGGAATATCCAATTCTGCTAAATCTACTGCATAATTACCTGCTGCAAAAGAGTCTTTCAATAATCCTCTTATAATTGGTTCTGGAGCAACTTCACCTTTCTTTTCTAATAAATAATCTGCAAATTCTGTAGCATCATAATGATCTTGTCCTATTCCTTCTAATATGGGAAGAGGAATCTCTTTACCCATGTCTATAAGCTTTAAAGCTACCTTTAGTGAAGTTGTTGGGGCATGCCTAAAATTATCCAAAACTTCGGGAGGTATCGTTTTACCTCTTTCTAAATATTTAAAAAATAAACGGGATAAATTACCCCCATTTATTTTTTCAATAAATTCTTGGGGTACGTCTTTATCTTTTTCTATTAAATGTGCTATAAAATTATTAGAATAGTCACTATGCCATTTAATACTATCCTTTATCTTAGTGGGTACGTCTTTATTAAAATCTATCAAAAGTTCTCCTAATTGTTCTGCATAGCGAGGCACTTTTGCTATTGCATCTATTATCTCTGGAGGTAGCTCTTTATCCTCTAATAGTAAATCTTCTGCTTTTTTAAATGCTTTTTCGGCTTCTAGGTGAGCTGAAAATGCTTCCACGTACTCCTCACCACTGTAATTTCCATAATTCATATAATATTTTTCGGTTGCCTGTTTTATCAGTTTCCTCAATCTTGCATCCTTCACTGTATAACCTTTCTCTAATATTGTGGGGTCTCTTAGTATTCTTTCTATTTCCATAACTACCTCCAATATATAAATCCTTAACGATAAAAAGAAAATCATTACCTTCTTTTTTTTGATGTATTTTCCCCCTTTAGTGGATTTTTTTAGCAAAAAAATTCACGTGGGGTCATAACCATTAACCAGGTTCCTTTTGTGTTGAGTCCCTTTTGAGTTTTTGTGTGGAGCGTGTTCCTTGATGGGTGTTTTTGGGGAGTAGCATAAACTTTTGTATCATCAAGGTTATACTCTAAGATAATGTTATCGAAATGAAGCATTATAACATAAAATAATGTTATCGAGGTGGGGCCTCAGAGTCTAGAATTCTCTCCCCGCATAAAGCGGGGACTCTTCCTTAAGGATTTAAAAATCCAGCGGGTTTAAATCTACGTTCGTCGATATTAAGAGGGATTAAAATTAGACTTTCAAAAAATAAAAAAATTAAAGGCCTAGTTGTATATATATTATAAAATAAATAATTTTCCCTCATGTTGTCGTTAAAGGGAAAATTAAAAAAAGGAGGACCGAATGAAAGAGAGAGAAGAGATAAAGATAGTCGAGAGAAATCTCGACAGTGAGTTAGTGGCACATATAAGGGCGAAAGATATGTTGCCACTGGTATTAGTGGGTAACACTGGCTTAGGGAAAACAGCCAGAGTGTTACAAGCGTGTGAATCAACAGGTGCGAAAGCATTTGTGATTCACTTAGCCCAGGCTGAGGATGTAGGAGACGTCCTTGGCTTTGCTATTAAAGTGAAAGATGAGGTAGAATGGAGAGCTCTGCCTATGTGGCGAGAAATACTTGAGAGACAGAGCAGGGGAGAGAAAAGCGTAATATTCCTAGACGAATATAATAGAGCGAAACCTGCTTTGGCTCACTCTGTCTTTCAATTGTTAGCCGAATGGAAGGTCAAGGAGTTAAAGTTTGATCCCTCAAGTGTGAGAATTCTTGGGGCGATCAATCCATCAGGCGAGTACAATGTAAGGGAAGACGACGTGGCTTGGAAAGCCAGAGTGTGTTACTACGTCGTCAAGGGAGACAAGTCAGGCTGGATAAGCTACATGGAAAAGAGAGGCTTAATGAGCTCTTTCTTAAAGAGATTCTTCGCCGAAAATGAAAAATTGATTGCTCCTAATGAAGAGTTCGACGAAGATGTCTATCAGGGCTTTGCTTGTCCAAGGACTTGGGAGAGAGCTTTGATAGCCGAGCAAGAAAGAAATGGAATAAGTCTTCCAATGTTGATAGGTCTTATAGGAAGGACAGCTGCTTTGGCGTTGGTAAACTTTAAACCTAAATTGCCTTCCTATGAAGAGGTAATCAAAAATCCAGAGTTACTAGACCAGATAGACAAAGGGGATAGGATTACCTTATTAGAGTCAGGCATCAAGAAGAATGTGGGAGTAAAGAAGGAAGACTTCCTCAAAGTGTTTAACTACTTGAAAGACAAAGACAGAGAATTGATACTTGCTTGGCTTTCGTCTATATGGCGAGAGGCTCCAAAATGGAAAGTCAGTGATAAAGAGTTTGATACGTGGGTTGCAGCACGTTTAGGAATAGACGAAAAAGATATTCCTAAACTTAAAGAAATACTTGATAAAATGGAGGACAAATGAATCTGGAAATTCGAGACTCAGAGTTGAGGGACCTAATTACTAACGTAGTAATTAGGTCCACCTACGGTCGCACGTTGGTTTATGTGCTGACCAAGAGGGAGATTGTTAGAGATGACACTCTCCCTTTCCCAGCGGGTGTTGGGAAAGAAAAAATGTGGGTCAATGTAAAGAAATTGAAGGAATTGGCCCACAAACTAAATGTTAATGGAGAAGAATTATTGGCCCAGATTGTAATGCACGAGTGTCTCCATGTGGCAATGGGACACTTTGAAAGATTACCTTCGAATATGATGGCCAACTGGGCTGAGGATGCTACGATAAATCAGAATCTTCCCTTATTATGTAGAAAGCCTTTTGTGACTCACGATTGGCTGAGGCAATTCAATAAGGAAGTCCAAGAGGAAGATTCCGCAGAAGAGATATTCATGAAACTTCAGAAAAATATAAAAATTAATGAAGATTGTCCTTCACAGGGAGGTAAATGTAATGGGAAAAATAGCGGAGCAGGTAAAGGGAAGGAAGGAAGTGAAGGAGGTGAAGAAGGTGAAGGAGGTGAAGGAGGTGAGGGCGAAGAAAAAGGAGATCGTCAAACGGTTGACGATCACGAGAAACTGAGGGACGAATTTAAAAACAGTCCCTTAGAAAAAGAAAGAATAAAGGAAGACGTAAAGAAGGGAATCAAGAGTGAGATGAATAAGTTGGCTGGGAAACTTCCTGGAGAGTTATCTAGGATTCTTGACCTCCTAGAAAAGTTACCTGCGAAATGGAAGGAAGTGTTAAAGAATGTAATTGGGACTCTTCCTTCTACCGCAGATAACAGCTACGCAAGAGTTAATAGAAGGAATGATGATGATGAGATCGTCATTCCAGGAAAGAAAAAGAAAGAGAGCAAGATAGGGGTTGCGATCTTGTTTGATACTTCTGGCTCTCTATTCGAGAGTGATAAATTCTATGGGAGAGTCATCAGAGGGATTAAAGAGATGATCTCTCAAGAATTAATAGAAGTTAAATACTTCATAGAGTTTGACGTTAACTTCAGGGTGATCAAAGATTGGGAGGTCAAACATAAAGTCGAACTTGCTGGAGGAGGTGGAACTGATATTGTGCCAGCCATTACTTGGTTGAAAGAGAATGAAAAAGAGATTGACCTCATAATTGGAGTCACAGATGGATATTGGAGTCAGAGAGTTACAAAATGGCCCAAACCCAAAATTGTATGGCTGTGCGAAAATGAGGAGGAGAAAAAGGTATTAGAAGGAATGAAAAGGAGTGACCATCGAGTGATAGTCTTCGATGAGAAGTGAAACTAAAATTAAACAGTCCTGTGGGTCTAAAAAGCTTCTCTTAAATCAGTTTCGAACTTAATTCCTTAAAACCAGACCCTCAGTTTGGGTTTTTAAATTAATTTTTTCATATCCCCAGGTTCACAAAAAAATAAAAAATTTTGTTTAATTTAGTATTATAATTATAAAATAAAAATAAAAAAGGAGGACGTTATGAATACAGAAGAGTTATTAAGAGACTCCAAAAAAATAGAAGATGTAGTTTGGGAGATATTTAGCAATGACGAAGAAAAAGAAAAAGAGGATATGATTAAAGCTTTGTTACCTCACATAAATGATCCTAACTTACTCTATAAAATATATTACAATATAGATATTGAATTCCCTGAAAATAAAATGAAACAAATGTTATCTGATCCAGACCTCGCATGGGCTTATATGTATAATTTTGACCTTGAGCCAGATCCAGAACATTGGATCGGAAAAGATTTAGTATTGAAAGATCCTGAGACAGCATTATATTATATAAGTAATTTTGAAGTAGATATAAAAGATAAGAACGTAGAAAAAATGATAGTAGATTATCTAGTAGATAATTTAGATGATTTTGAGGTGACAGAAGATAGTGATGTACTTCATATAAGATATAGTTATGCTGAATATTATTTTAAATTATTAAAAAAGAAAAACGAATTAGATAGATTTGTAAAAGAATATCCATCCATCTATCCAGTAATAAGATGTTTCTATGAAAAAAATTTCTTTCCTAAATCTATGAAAAAATTAGTAAACAAATTAGAAAAGGAATATAATTGTGAGGATCTCTAAAAAATTTAGATGGGAAAGTAACCTCGGTCCTCCTATTATTACTTTCCCATCTCCCAAAAAGTCCTCCATTGGATGGGAGAGTTGTTCTCTCTCTTCTGCTCTCCCATCCTACAAAATTTAAAATAATAATTAGTAATATTATATATAATAAAAAAAGGAGGAAGTATGAATATAGAAGAAAAAATAAAAGTAATGAATAGTGGCCCCTTAGGAGACTTTGTCTTATATGATAAGGAGGCCTTGGAAGTAAAAAAAGAGTTAAAGACGTTAATAAATGACTATGAGGGGGAAGATGGAGATGAGGTTAAATTAATAGTGGCTATGTTTATATGTAGTGATGTACCAACGGAGAAATTAATGAAAGGATTAAAGAAAGAAAAAGTGGTAGAGATATTGAAAGGAGAATATATAAGAGAGGTTGATTATTGGGCGGATCCAGAAGGATTCAACTTTGAGAATTGTAACGAATATACTTTGAATCCAATCTCCAATATGTACCTCACTATAAAAGAAATAGTCGAAGGGAAAAGAAATAGGGTATTCGATGAAAATAAGTTCTTTGAAATAGTTACTTATTATATGGATGATGATAAAAAAGAAAGGATGAATAAGGAGGATGAAAAGTTGTTAATAAAGGATGGAAGTTTCTTATATCCTTATCTTAAATATTTAAAAAGGATAGAGAAATTGGAAGAGTTTGTTAAAGAGTTTGGAACAGATATATTAAATAAAAAATTGGAATTGATTGAAAAGAAAGTAGAAGAAATATAATTGGAAAGAAAAAGATCTCCTCCTTTTAAAAATTTAAAATAAGAAATAGGTATATATAATAAGGAGATGAAAATGAATATGACGGATTTAATAAAAGATCCCGACAAAGCAAAGGATTTATTAAAGAGTAAACTATATAAATGGGGTATCCCAAACAAAGAAGATTTAGAACTAGTTAGAATGCTATTAAAAGGTGTAGGTGATGAAAATGATATATATGTTTATCTTTCATATAAAAAAGAAAAGTTGGATATTGAATTAGAAAAGAAAATATTAAAAAGTCCAACGGTAACTTTCTATTACATAGAACACGTAATAAAGGATCGTTGGCCTATAGCAGAGGAAACTCTTATAAAAGATTTGGATATAGCTTTAAAATATGCCTCAAATATATTATATGGTAGATTCGAAAAAGCTGAAGATCGTATTTCGAAATCATCTTTCTACTCCCTTAAATATGCTACAGAAATAATAGGGGGTAGATTTGAGAAAGGTGAGGAAACAATATCTAAAGATCCGATATCATCATTAAAGTATGCCCAACTTATTATGCATAGTAAATTTGAAAAAGGTGAACAAGCTATATCCACTAGATCAGATACCTCATTTATTTATGCAACCAAGATATTAAAAGATAGATTTAAAGAGGGAGAAAAATCAATTATGAAAAATAAAACATATTTAAACAATTACATAAGTTTTTTGAGAAAGATAAACAAATTAGAAGAGTTCTTAAATGAGTATCCAAAAATAAAAAAGAATTTAGAAAACGAGTTAAATATAGGAGGATGAAATGAAAGAAATAAATAAAATCCAAAAAGCTATCCTAACCTTAATAAAAGAAACCTCATTTAATAGGTTTGATGGAAAGAAAATATATAAAGACTTAATCAATAACTCCCATCTTTGGGAAGGGGTAGTATATGGTAGGTTTGGTTTACATGATTTAGTTATTCTTAGGGATCTCCCACAAGGGGTATATAATGCTGATGAGATGTATGTTAGCGTACCCAATAAAAAACTAAACAAATTTAAAAGGTTAATCAAAGGTTGGGAGTATTCTGACATAAATACTATTTCCCTTTCTCCACCTGAATCTCGTATCTCAGATCCATCAACTAGGATGGCTCTCTTTAATCGATGGGGAGATACTGATACTGGAGATCTAACTATCATAAGATTATGGTGGCATTAAGTATTATAAATATAGGAGGATAGGTTATGAAAATAAAATGTCCTAAATGCGAAACAGAAATAAGATCTGCCAAAGATATAGAGTATGTAGAAAATGGCTCTGTATACTTTAAAGTAAGTTTAAAAAAGAATAAGTTATCATATACTCAAAAAGAAATCCACAGATATGAAGCTGGAGAATTCATATGTGCTAGTTGTGGTACCCCCCTTCCTTTCGCCTCTGACGAAGACGTAAGGAAGTATTTAATTAAGAAAAGTAAATAGGAGGTGTTATGGAGTGGGTATTAAGATTAAAGGATGCAAAAATAAAAATAGGAGGAAAAAAGATAGAAGGAAATGTAACTATATTCGAAAAATGTTTTCCGATCCTGCCACCTAATACAAAAACCAAATATAAAATTAAGCTAACTCGTACTACTAATATACTAGAACAACCTCCCTTTAAACTTAATCTCTTTAAAGGAGTATATCATATTTATCTATTAGAGAATGGAGAATACTGGATAATAAAAGATACAATACTAGTTAAATAATAGGAGGAAAAGTATGAAAACATATCTTGTTCTAGATATAGGTAACGATAATTATAAAGTTTTAAAGGGATCTCCCCAAAAACAAACTCACTCTAAATTGGTATTAGGTAAAACATACTCTGGAGATGAACTTGAGAAGTTGGGTTACGATCTCGATAAAGAAGAAGGTCTTGAAGAACGTGTTTGGGTAGCAAGGAGAAAGAAATGAAAAAACTAAAAGCAATAACTTCCTTTAGAACATCTAGCCAAATCAACGAAAATGATTGGGAAAGTTGGACACAAATAAAAACTTTTGATATAAACGATCCAATTTCAAAAATTCTTGATTGGCTTAAACTCAATAAACACAACAGATTACATTGTGAAATATTTTTTGAAGAAGAGGAAGAAAAGAATGAAAAAAATAACTAGAGAATTTCTAAGAACCCATCCCAACTTCATCTTTGTCTACGGAGATAATTATTTAAGAATAGGTTTAGGTGGAGGAGCTAGTTTAAGAGAAGAACCTAATACCTATGGTTTTATAACAAAAAAGAAACCTTCTAATGAAGATAACGCTTTCTTTAAACCTGATGAGTATTCGGCTGTTTATAAGTATGAAATCTCTAAGTTAAGACACTATATAAAATCACATCCACAAAACCTTTTCCTAATCTCGAAACTTGGTAGTGGCCTAGCTAATAAATATAGAATATTTGAATACGTAATTGAGCCTCATATAAAAAAGGATTTATCGGATTTGGAAAATGTTCGTTTTCTTTGGTAGAGGATTTTATGAACCTGTCCCATCTATTAAAAGATAAAGAAACACTAAGACTTTTACTCGTTAAAACTATCAGTAATAAAGATATTTCGCTAGCCAAATCTTTAATCCCACTAGTTCAAGATCCTTATTTAACATATAAATTTGCTCATGATTTAAATCAATCTCTAACCAATAACGAGGAAGATATAGTAGCTAGAGATTCCCAAAGTTCCTATCTTTATGCTAGATATATAGATAAACCTTTCCCTAAAGGTGAACCTATTATAGCCACTCAAGTAAAAGATGCTTTTTTTTATTCTGCATATGTTCTTAAACATAGATGGGAAATGGGAGAAGAAACTATCTCAAACGATCCCTATTTCGCACTAGCCTATACTGAGGAAATATTACAAGATAGGTTTCTTGTGTGGGAGCCTAAACTAATCAATTATCGTTATTGGTTAAATCAATATATAAAATTCCTTAAAAAAATAAATAAATTAAACGATTTCTTAAAAGATTATCCTACTCTAAATACTTCAATATCTAATTGGCCTGAGGTAAAATTCGAACTAGAAAAAAATCCTTCCTAAACCAAATCCTATTTTTTTTGTGCTTTCCTTGTTTTCACTAGGGTAAATTCTATCTTATCCCATTTTCAAATTCTATTTGTTTTTTAATAGTTTTTTATTTTTGATTCCTAATTCCTTTTTCTTCTCCCAAAACAAATTCTATTTATTTTTTAATAACTTCTTCCGATTTTGCTATTATAGCTCGAACGAATTATCTAATTCCTTTAATTCCTCTTCCTTATCTGTTGTACTTTGTTGGTGGTTCCTATTCTTTTTTTGGGTTTTGGATCTTAAATTAGGTGGACTAAGTGGATGAGACCCAAGTGGGATCGAAGTGGTTGGGCGGGTCCAAACTCCCACCAAAACTTTAAAACTCCCACCTGCCAAAACTTTAAAAACCTACTAGAATTATCTCTAAATCAAAATCCCACCTCCCACTAAGAAACTTCTAAATCAAAATCCCACCTCTCACTAAGTTATCTCTAATTCTAAAAATACTTCCTAATGTTTATTCTTATCTAAAAATACTTCTTATAATAAGATCTATTATAAACTAATCTATAATAAGTAATTATATAATAATAAGGTAATTTTTAAAGAGATATTTTATTTTAAATTTAATATAAGAACAAATATTGATTATAGAGGAATCTAAGAAAAAACCAAAAAAATAACAAAAGATTATTATATTTATATAATAATGTTTAAAGAAATCCTTCAAAAAAAAGTTTTTAATAGGGAAACTTATAGGATATAAATTATAATCTTTTTTAGTATATTTATTATGAACATAGAAGATTTATTAAAAGATTCGAATAAAGTCAAAAAAGTATTAGAAAAAATCATTGATGATAAAAACAAAAAATTAGCCGAGATATTGATTCCTATAGTTAAAGATCCTTGGTTAACTTATTATTATGCAGGTAATATAGTTAAAGGAAAAATCAAAGATGAGTGGGAAGATATACTTATTCAAAGCATATATATGTCCTATGCCTATGCGTATAATGTTTTAAAAGGACCATTCCCTAAAGGTGAAAAGATTTTTGCTAAAAATGATGGATACTCATATAGTTATGCTAAAGAAATTCTAAAAGGTAGATTCATTGAGGGAGAAGAGGTTATCGTAAGTAAGGAGTTTTGGTTGAATAAATATAAGACGTTTCTTAGTAAAATAAATAAATTAGAAGAGTTCTTAAAAGATCATCCAGAGGCTATATGAATATAGTAGATTTATTAAAAGATCCAAATAAATTAGAGGAAGCATTAGAAATGGCTATTGAAAATAAAAATAAAGAATTAGCTGAAATGTTAATTCCTATAGCCAAACATCCTTATTTAACTTATTTATATGTTAGAGAAATAGTTAAAGGTAAAATTAAGGATGAGTGGGAAGATATAATTGCCCAAGATATTGATTCCGCAATATGCTTATGCTTATACTGTTTTACATAAACCTTTTATTAAAGGAGAGGATGTTATTGCTAGAGATCCATGGCATTCTTATTATTATGCTATAGATATATTAAAAAGAAGATTCATTAAAGGAGAGAGTGTAATAATAAAGTCAAGGTGGTTAAATGTGTATATTAAGTTTCTTAAAGAAATAGGTAAACTAGATGAGTTCTTAAAAGATCATCCAGAGGTTAAATTATGAATATAGTGGATTTGTTAAAAGATTCAAATAAAGCTAGAGAAGTTTTGAAATATGCATTAGTAAATAAAAATAAAGAATTGGCTGAGGCTCTAATTCCAATCGTCAAAGATTCTTATTTAACTCATTTATATGCTAGAAAAATAGTTGGAGGAAAAATCAAAAATGAATGGGAGGATATCATTGCTCACGACCCATGGAGTTCTTGCTATTATGCTAGAGATATTTTACATGGACCTTGGCCTAAAGGAGAAGATGCTATTGCTCAAAATTCTGAATATTCTTATATATATGCAAAAGACGTTTTACATAAACCTTTTATTAGAGGAGAGGATGTTATTGCTAGAGATCCTTATTATTCTTATTATTATGCTAAGGATGTATCAAAGGGTAGATTTGTTAAAGGAGAAAATGTAATAATAAAGTCAATTTGGTTGGATGATTATGTTTGGTTTCTTAAAAGGAAACATAAATTAAATAAGTTCTTAAAAGATCATCCAGAGGTTAAATTATGAATATAGAGGATTTGTTAAAAGATTCTGATAAAGCTAGAGAAATATTAGAAGATGCCCTTGCAGATAAAAATAAAGAATTAGCCGAATTGTTGGTTCCAGTGGCCAAAGATCCTTGGCTTACTTATGGTTATGCTTACCTAATAAAAAAACCAGTTAAAGATGAGTGGGAAAATATTATTGCTCAAGATCCGCAAAGTTCTTGTTCCTATGCTATAGACATTTTACATAAACCTTTTATTAAAGGAGAAGGTGTAATAATAAAGTCAATGTGGTTAAATGAGTATGTGGATTTTCTTAAAGAAATAAATAAATTAGATGAGTTCTTAAAAGATCATCCAGAGGTTAAATTATGAATATAGTGGATTTGTTAAAAGATCCAAATAAAACAAGAGAAATTTTGGAAGACGCTATTAATAAGAAAAATAAAGAATTAGCCGAAGCTTTAATCCCAATAGTCAAAAATCCATGGTTGGTAGAACGTTATGCAGAAAGAATAGTTAAAGGTAGAGTAAAGGAAGAGTGGGAAGATATCATTATTCAAAACACTCATGTCACTCATATGTATGTTGCTAAAATTATAAAAGGTCCGTGGCCTAAAGGAGAAGAGGCTATTGCTAGCGATCATATAAATGCTCTTAATTATGCTGAGAATATTTTAAAAGGTCCCTTTCCTAAAGGGGAAGAGGTTATCTCCCATTTTGCTACTGAGTCATATTTGTATGCTAGAAAAATTTTAAAGGATAGATTCATTAAAGGTGAGAAGATTATAATTAGTGATCTTCTTTATTTGACTGATTATGTTAATTTCTTAAAAGAGATAAATAAATTAAATGAGTTCTTAAAAGATCATCCAGAGGTTAAATTATGAATATAGTGGATTTGTTAAAAGATTCTGATAAAGTTAATAAAGTATTAAGAATGGCTATTGATAAGAAAAATAAAGAATTAGCAGAAACTTTAATTCCACTAGCCAAAGATCCAAGGTTAACTTATTTATATGCTAAGTGATATAGTTAAAGGTAAAATTAAAGATGAGTGGGAAGATATTATTGCTCAGGATTCACAAAATTCATACTATTATGCTAACTATGTTTTACATGGACCATTCCTTAAAGGAGAGGAGGCTATTGCTCAAGATTATGAATATTCTTATGTATATGCAAAAAAGGTTTTACAGAAACCATTCCCTAAAGGGGAGAATGCTATTGCTAGGGATGTTTTTTGTTCATATCATTATGCTCAAGATGTGCTAAAAGATAGATTCATTAAAGGAGAAAATACTATTGCTTTAAATGCTTATTATTCTTATTATTATGCTACAAATGTATTAAAAGATAGATTCATTAAAGGTGAAGGGGCTATTATTAGAAATTATCGTAAAGAGTATATCAGCTTTCTTAAATCACGAGGTAAACTAAATGAGTTCTATAAAGATTATCCAAAGGTTAAAATATGAATATATCTGATCTGTTAAAAAATAAAGATAAAGTAATAAAAGTTTTGGAAAAAGCTATTGACAAGGAAAATAAAGAAGTAGCAGAAACTTTAATTCCTATAGTTAAAGATCCAAGGTTAACTTATAAATATGCTAGAGATATAGTTAAAAGTAAAATTAAAGATGAGTGGGAAGATATCATTATCCAAGATGCAGATGTGACTTATTGGTATGTCAGAGATGTTATAAGAGATCCCTTTCCTAAAGGTGAGGATATTATGTCCAAAGATGCTATAGTGGGATTTTATTATGCAGAGAATATTTTGAGAGATAGATTCATTAAAGGAGAAAAAACAATAATAAAGTCAATTTGGTTAGATAATTATGTTAATTTCTTAAAAGAGATAGGTAAACTAGATGAGTTCTTAAAAGATCATCCAGAGGTAAAAGATAAAGTATAGTTAAAGAAAAACATAATTCATAAATGTAGTTTTTGATTTTATAAAAAGGAAGAATGAACATTTCAGATTTATTAAAAGATCCTAATAAAGTTAAAGAATTATTAGAAGATGCCCTTGAAGATAAAAATAAAAAATTAGCAGAAATGTTAGTTCCAATAGTCAAAGATCCATGGTTGACTTATAGGTATGCACATGAAATAGTTAAAGGAAAAATTAAAGATGAATGGGAAGATATAATTGCTAGAAATTCACAAAGTGCTATCTATTATGCTATGGAAATTTTGCATAAACCTTTTCCTAAAGGAGAAGATGTCATTTCTCAAAATCCTGACCATGCAGCTATGTATGCTAGAAGTGTTTTACATAAACCGTGGCCTAAAGGTGAGGATGCTATTGCCCAAGGTGATTCTGCTTCTTATCTTTATGCTTATAATGTCTTACATGGTCCCTTTCCAAAAGGAGAGGATGCTATTGCTCAATATTATTATACTTCTTATCTTTATGCTAAAAATGTGTTAAAAGGTCCTTTTCCAAAAGGAGAAGATGCTATTGCTAAAGATCCAGAATCTTCTTATCTTTATGCTAAAGATGTGTTAAAAGATAGATTTATTAAAGGAGAGGATGCTATAATAAATTCAGATTGGTTAGAACCTTATGTTGAGTTTCTTAAAAGCATAAACAAATTAGATGAATTCTTAAAAGATCATCCAGAGGTTAAAATATGAATATAGAAGATTTGTTAAAAGATCCAAATAAATTAGAGGACGTTTTTAAAAAAACTATAGAAACTAATGATGAGTTAATGATGGATAAACTTTATATGTATTCTAAAGATCCTTATAATCTTTTAAATTATGCCATAAAAAATCAAAAATCTCTTCCTTATAAAAAGGAATTAATTGTAGCCTCTCGTCCAGATACAAGTTATGAATATGCACGTAAAGTATTAAGAGAAAGATTTCCATTAGGTGAAAAAGAAATAATGAAAAGTAGTAAATATAGCTATCTTTATGCTAAAGATGTCATACACCGTAAATGGCCTCCAGGCGAACCAGCTATTGCTTCTAGCGGAGTTTATTCATATTATTATGCGACAATATTTTGGTTTAGATTTAAAGAGGGTGAAAAAGCTATTATTAAGAATAAAGAAGTTTTATATGACTATATAGAAAATCTTAAAAAAATGGGAAAACTTAATGAGTTTTATAAAGATCATCCTGAATTAAATGATCCTACATTAAAAACTTTATTAACAAATTCATCCCAACTTGAAAAAGAATTTCAAGAAGCTCTAGAAAATAAAGATATAGAAAAAGCTAATTTACTTGCTCCTTATTCAACCTCACCAATAAATGTTTTTAATTATGCTAAAGATATTTTAAAGGGCCCATTTCCTGAAGGTGAAATAATTATTGCCCAAGATATTGAACTTGCTTTTAGGTATATAGAAGAAATAACTTTTGCTCCCTTTCAATATAAACATATATTTACTTCTACTCCAGAGAATGCATTTAGATATGCAGAACTTTTCAAAGAACCTTTTCCTGAGGGAGAAGATATAATTGCTCAAAATCCTGAACTTTCTTATAGATATGCAACAGAAATATTAAAAGGACCATTTCCTAAAGGAGAAGACATTATAAAGAAAAATCCTTATTGGGCTGTCCAATATATTAAAAATGTTCTTAAAGATAGAAAACGTTCTTGGGAACCTTATATAAAAGGAGATATTGAAAGTTGGAAAGAATATTTAGAGTTTCTAAAATCAATAAATCAATATGAAAATTTAATGATGGAAGAAGAAACAGAAAAATCTAAAAAAGAAAAAAGAATAAAACCTCAATCTGGAGAAATTGAAGAAGCAGATATTGATTTACCTGAGTCATTGTTTTAATTATAGTGGGTAAATAAAAAAGAAAAAAGAAGTAATAATAACTAAGGAGAAATTCTCATGTGTGGGATAGTAGGATTTTATAGAGTAGACGAGAAAGAAGAAACTATAATTCAAATGATAGATAATTTAAGGATAAGAGGAAGAGATGGATTTGGTATTCTAATAAAGTCTTTGGATAATAGTTATTTCACAAAAATTCAAGATAAAGAAATAAATCCTATAAAAGAAAGATTATCTGAAATATCTTTTCATAATAAAGTCATTCTAGGTAATAGTAGAGCAATGCCTGAAATTGAATATATGCAAGGAGCAGGAGATTCCATTATTAATCTTCAACCATTTCAAAATGATGAGTGGATAGTAGTTCATAACGGTGGAATTAGTAATGATTTAGAATTAAGAAAAAAATATAAAATTAAAACTGAATCTAAAGTTGATTCCTCTATCTTACCTTCTTTATTTTCTATTAAAGGAATAATTGAGGGATTAAAAGAAATTGAAGGAAGTTATGCAATAATAGCTTACAATTTAAAAGATAAAAGTTTGTGGTGGGGAAGTAATTTTATGCCTCTCCATTATGTAATTACTTCTAGAAATGGAATAATTATAGCTTCTTTAAAAGAAATGTTTTCAAAATATAACAACGATATAAAAGAAGTACCTCCATACACTTTATTTAGATATCAAAATGAAAAAATAGATAGTTTCTCATTATTTAGAAGAGAACCAAATAAAAAAGTTTTAGTAATTTGTAGTGGAGGAATAGATAGTACTACTACTGCTTATCTCTATAATTATATAGGATACCAAGTGAATCTTTTGCATTTTAATTATGGACAAGCAGCAGAAAAAGCAGAAACATTTTCAGTTAAAAAAATTGCTCAGCATTTAAAGGCTCCTTTAATGATTTATGATGCTCGACCTTTATTTAAACCTTTCAAAAATGCATCACTTTTATTAAGCCAAAAGAAAGCTAATCCTAAATTAAAAATAAAAGATGCTGAATCTACTTTATCATATGTTCCAAACCGAAATATGATTTTTGCTTCTATTGCAGCTGCATTGGCTGAAATGAATAAAATTGATACTGTAGCATTGGGAGCTCAACAAATGGATGGAATAGCATATCCAGATAACAATATTACTTTTATTGATTCACTTGATAAAACTTTGAAATATTCTTTAAATTGGTATACTAATGTTAGATTTAAAGCTCCTCTTATTCATCTCATAAAACACGAAATAGTAAGTTTAGGATTAAAACTAGGTGTACCATATGAATATGTTACCTCATGCTATTATCCAAAAATTGAAAATAACAAAATAATAAGTTGTGGTGAATGTGGATGTTGTCAATTTAGATTAGCTGCTTTTAAAATGTTAGGTGAAAAAGATCCAGGAACTTTTAAAGTAAAAAAAGAAATAAAAAATAAACCTATCAAAGTTACTTTGGATTTAAATAAGGAGGTGTATCCATATGCATGATGAATTAAATAATCTTAAAAAAGAGTTTGAGAAAACTATTGAAAAGTTTGCCGAAAAATATAATATTGATCTAGCTTATTTAGGTATAAAAATTGATGTTACTACATATGATGAAAATTTTGAGAAATTTGAAGTGGATACTTTAATTGATACAAATAAAGAAACCTATTGTACTTTTTGTGGTAAAAAAACTTATTTTTATGATAAAGATCATGATATGCATTTATGTGCTAAATGTTGGAGTGATATGAATTCTAAAAAAGAATGAGGAGTTTATGAAAAAAAGAAAAATTGATATTGTATGGAAAGGAAAAAGTTATATTGGAAAAATATTGTGGAATGATAATTTATTTCCTACTGTTAAACTTTACTTGGATGGTAAAAAAATAGATGTAATAAAAATTAATTCTTTTTACTTAAAAAAGAAAAAAGTTTACCTGTGGTGATTAAAAAAAGGAAGGTTTGTATATAAAATATGATTGAAGCAATAGAATATGCGAATAAGGTATATCTAGAAGGAGTTAAGAGAATGATTAAATCTGATTTTAATCAACTTAAAACTACTCAAGACCTTAAACTTAAATTACTTCTTGTTATAAAAATCGGAAGCACGTTTGATTTGTATAGATTAAATAATGACGAAATAACTCAAATAATGCAAGAATTAGAAGAGGAGAAAACTAATGAAAGATGAATTTAAAGAAATACTAGATAAGGTTTATAAATTGTATAAAGAAAAAGGAAAAGATTATGGTGATTCTTGGTACATGTTAGGTTCTAAGGGAGTATTTGTTTATGTGTATAACAAAGTAGAAAGACTTAAAAATTTATTTTGGAATAATAAAAATCCTAAATTTGAATCTGTAGAAGATAATATGCTTGATTTAATAGTTTATTCGGTTTTGTTATATTGGGGTTTACAAAAAGATAAAAGAACAAAAACTAAATAAACTTGTAAAGTTTGATTATATATAATATCAATACGAGTATAATATAGTGAAAAGATATATGGTAAGGTTAACATATTATTGTAACCTAAAAGGAAACAAAGAGAAACTAGAGTTTCTCGAACAACAATATAAGTATACACAAATAGTGTCTAGATATATCCTTTGGTATATAAAGGCAAATAAAGAGTATAGAAAGTCAGAAATACATAAAGCTACCTATAAAAAAATAAAATCTAAATATCCTTTTCTGTATTCTAAATTAATACAACATATTAGAGATAAAGTATTATCTTCTGTTAAAGCACGAAAACTCTACAAAGTCAAAAAGTTAAACATTCCTTTAATTTTTGATTACCAAAATTTTAACATAGAATTTAAAGAGGGATACTATAATGCTTGGATACGATTTTGTAAACGAAATTATCCTCTAGAAGGATTAAGAACTATTAACAAATTAAAAGAAGTAATTTCAATAAAAGAAATACAAATAAAGAAAATAAATAAAGATTGGAGAATATATTTTATTTGTGAAGTAGAAGAGAATAACAATGTTAAAGGAAATCAAAGGTTAGGAATAGACATAAATATAAAAAATATAACTCTTTCTAATGGTAAACGTTTTAATTTAAAGCAATATGTTCATAAGAAAATGGAGTACAGAAAACATAAACAAAAGGATAAAATTGAAAAATATTCTAAAAATTTCTTCCACAAAATGACTTCCGAATTAGTTAAGTATCTAATAGAAATGGGAGGTTCTCAAATTATACTAGAGAATTTAACTAATATTCGAAAGTCAAGTTCTAGAAAAGAAGGTACATCTAAAGGAAAAAATGGAAATTATTTAATCAATAACGTATTTCCTTTTAAGATGTTTCAAACTTTTCTAGAATATAAATGCAAACTAAATGGGATACAAGTTAAGTACATCAATCCAAAAAACACTAGTAAGACTTGTGGTTTATGTGGCTCTCTAGATACTTATAGACCAAAACAAAACTTACTAATATGTAAATCTTGTGGGAGAAAATTAAATGCAGATTTAAATGGAGCTAGAAACATTTTGGGATTTTCATCTCAAGATGGGTTACCGAATCATTCTAACCAGTCTGAGCTCCTTAAACAAACAGGCAAGCCTATCGACTTAGTCAAGAGGTAGATGATGAAAGTATTTTTTGACTTAGATGGAGTTTTATTTAATTTCGTAGAAAGTTTGTTTGAAAAATTTCATCTTGAAATTGACCCCTATCCATTTCCAAAAGGAACATATGACATTTTTCCTTATTTTGAATCCAAATATAAAATTCCCCAATCCAAAATTTTCTCCTTATTAAGAGAAGAATCCTTTTGGGAAAATCTTAAAACAAATCCAAAAGGAAAAGAACTCTTTAATATGGTAGTAAAAAAAATAGGTAAGGATTCAGTATTCTTTCTTAGTAAACCTATTGTAGGTATGCCATATTCATTTAGTGGAAAATATAAAGGAATTGCTAAAAACTTTCCAGGTTTTTCTAAAAATATTATTTTAACTACATCTCATAAAGATATAATAGATAACGAAGATATAATACTGATTGATGATAGTGATGAGGAAATAAATAAAATAAAAAAAGGAAAGGGAATCTTGTTTCCTCAACCTTGGAATTCTAGATGGAAAGATATTGATTTGGATGTATACGATTTGTTGTTAGAAACATTAAAAGAGGAGTAATTAATGAAAAATGAAATTTCTCTTTTAGATATCGCAAATATTCTTTTAAGATATAATGAAATGGATGTTTATGGATCTTTTTTACTAGCTCGCCAAATCAGAAATGTTTTAATTAATTCAAATATAAACGAAATAAAGAAACGATTTCCTAATCTAGAAAATAAGTTTTTTGAGGATTTGAAAAATCTTTTGTACTCTAAAGATTAATCGGGTAAATAATTTTAAATATTGTTGTAATAAATTATATGAATCTATCTAACTTATTAAAGAATCCTCAACTAATAGAACAAGAACTTCGAAATAATTATGATTTAATTATGAGATTATCAAAAAAAACTCTTTTAAAATTGATAAAAAATATTGAAGATCCTGAAATCATTTATAGGGTAGCTATTTATAAAAAAATAAAGTTACCACCAGAAAAAGAACAAATTTTGGTAAAGTTTAGCATATTAGCTTTTGATTATTTAATTAAAGTAAAAAAGGAAAGATGGATTGAATTAGAAAACATAATAGCTACTTCAAATTCTCAAATGTCACTTGATTATGCTAAAACTATTTTAAAAGACAGATTTCCTTTAGCTGAAAATTTAATAATTAAAAGTACTCATCTTAAAGAATACTTATCTTTTCTAAAACAAATAAATAAATTTAACGAATTCAAAAAAGATTACCCCACACTATTTGTCGATGAACAATAATTTAAATTATTTTGATAAAATCAAGAAAGATTTAAAGTGGTTTTTAAAAAATCAAACTTTAAGAAAGCATGGAAATCTAGAATATAATAATCCTAATTATTGGGAAATAGCATGGTTAAAATACTTTTTTAAAACAAATAAAATTAGTCGACCTCTTCAGGAAAAACTAGTTAAAGAATTAGGTTTTTTACCTCCTTACGATTTCATTTGATTTGTCTTTTTTGATTTTTTTGTGATGCGTATTTCAGATCTCTTAAAAGATAATAACAACATAATTAAAGTATTCGAGAAAGCTTTAATTGAAAAAAATAAAAAAATTGCTTCAGCATTATTACCCAACATAAAAGAACCTCGACTTCTTTATAGGCATTTTGTAACGTTCCGAAAAAGATTACCTCCTAAAATAGAATCTTTTCTTTTACAAGAACCTTTATTTGGTCATTTATATGTTAAGGAACTAGAAAACTTAAAGAAGTAATTTTTGTTTGTCGTTTTTGATTTTTAAAATAGATGGATTGTTTATAAGGTACTTTAAATCAAAAACTTAAGGAGGAAATAAATGAACATATACTCAGAATTAAAAAAAGATAATCCAGAATTAGTTAAGAGAGTAAACAAAGATGCATTGTTTGTAGCTGCATGTAGTTTAGGAAAAGAAAGGATTGTGAAAGCTCTTTTACCTAAAATGGAAGATACAACATTAGGATTACAAGAAGCATTAATATTTGGTAGAGATAATATAGTAGATATACTAAAAAAAGCTAATTACAATAAAGAAAAAATTAGTAGATTAGCTCATTTTACAAAAAAATTAAATGAAAAAGTAAACTCTTTGGGAATTAAAGTCATATCTAAGGTAGAGGATACAGCCGAACTTAAAGAGTTAAAAGAACACTATGTAGACTTTTTGGTAAACCCTCCCAAAAATATTAGAGAACTTTTTAAACAAGCAGTTGGAGATAAAAATAAATTTGCTTTAAGATTAGCTAGAATAATCCATTCTGCAATAGGTGAAGAAGAGTTTAAGGGAGAAATTTTAAAGGATACATCTAAAAAAATAGATGAGTCTGAGGTTTTTGAAATATTGGATGAGGTTGAGTCATATTTAGATGAAGCAAATACTTATTTAGATAAAGTATTAAAAAGTGCGGATGGAGTCCTTTCTATGATGGAAGGTGAAGAAGCTGAAATGACTGAAGACGAACTTGAACTAGCTTTAACTCCAGCCAAAATCAAAAAAAATATTTCAAAAGAAGCAATAAGAAAATTCGAGGAGTTACCTCCTGAAGTACAAGAATATGTTCAGACTTTAGAGGAAATACATGGAGAGTGGATTGGTAGATCTAAAGAGTTCTTAGAAAAATTAAATGAAGTTGAAAAGAAATTCAGTTTAGAAATGGGTACTATTACAAATAGAGATTTGTGCACAAAAGTAAGGAGTAAATTAATTGAGAGAATTTATCCTAAGTTAAAGGAGTTAGATGCTAAAGTAATAGACTTAGGAGAAAAGATAATGCTGATAGGTGAAAAAGCAATCGCTAGAAAAGTTAGACCTGCCTCAATAGACTTTATAATAAAAGAGATAAATAGATTAAAGAGTGAGGTTGGTATGGAAGAAATAACTCAAAAAGGAGATGAGTCTATAAATAAAATGGTTAAACTTATTGAGGGTATTTCTTCTTTACTAGAAAAGGCCTATCCAACTGAAGAAGAGGAAACTAAAGTATATACAGAAAAAATGATTCCTAGAGAGCAATATAAAAAGCCAGTAACACCTACTAAAGAAACAGAAGAAATAGAGGAAGAAAAATTATTTTAAAAATAAATAGGAGCTGGGTTATGTAAAAAATAACCCAGCTTTTTTTTGGGGTGAAATATGAATTATAAACATTTACTAGCTGATAATGTTAAATACATAGATAAAACAAATAAAAATGCATTATTTATAGCTGCATGCAGTTTAGGAAAAGAAAAGATTGTGAAAACTCTTTTACCTGAAATCGAAGACACAACCTTAGGATTACAAGAAGCATTAATATTTGGTAAGAATAACATAATAAATACATTAAGAAAAACTAATTACAATAAAGAAAAAATTAGTAGATTGGCCCATCTTACAAAAAAATTAAATGAAAAAATAAATTCTTTGGGAATTACTGTTAAAGCCTCTACTGAAAATTCTGAACTTAAAGAGTTAAAAGATCATTATTTTAATTTTCTAGCTAATCAACCTAAAGATCTTAGAGAACTTTTTAAACAAGCAGTTGGAGATAAAAATAAATTTGCTTTAAGATTGGCTAGAATAATCCATTCTGCAATAGGTGAAGAAGAGTTCAGAAGAGAAATAACAGGTGAAGATTTAAAAGATATAGATAAACTAATTGATAAATTAACCCTTTCTTTAGATAATTTTTTAGATACATCTAAGAATATTAATGAAACCTTAGCCAGTTTTGATAAAGAATGGGGTGAAGTAGATGAACTTGAAACTGCTTTAGTTACTGCTGAAATTAAAAGTTCATTAAAAAAAGAAGCAATTAAGTATGAAGAATTAGAAGACGATTATAAAAAATTGGTAAGAGCTATAGTAGAAATAAAAGAAACAGAAAAAAGTTTAATTGATAACATTAATAGAATAAATGAAGAATATACTTTAGAAACTCCTATTAAAGGATTAGAAGAAGTTTCTAAAGTAAAAAAGTCTATTACTATTAAATTAAGACCCTATTTGAGAGAATTGAGTGAAGTTCTAATTGATACTGAAAAGTATTATATACAATTTTTGGATAAAAGGGAATATTTAAGTGGTGTTGCTAGTGGTGTTGTAAGAGCTTTAAATACTATAAAATTAGAAATAGATAAATTACTTCCTAAACTTATTCAGGAAAAGAAGAATACTGAAGAAGTAATTAATGAAATAAAATCAATTATTGAAAATGTAGAATCTGAAGAAAAAATAAAAGGAACCATCCCTCCAAGTTCTTATTACAAGGTAACAGAAAGAGAATAAGTAAAACGTTCATATTTCCTTCTTTAATAGGGAAGAGAAAAAATCTCTTCCCTATTTTTTTATGGGTAAAAAACTAATCCTTTTTTTTGTTAATTTAGTAGAGGAAACTATGATTCAAAAATTAGATTTCGAGTACTTCAAAGGTCAAGAAAGATTAAAAAAAAGATTTTTAGAGTATCTTATTTATTATAAAAATAAAAAAGAAAAGTTTCCGAACACTTTACTTATAGGATCACCCGGTCAAGGAAAAACAACATTTGCGGAAATATTAATGCAAGAAATAATGAACTATTGGCACGCCTTACCAGTAATAATAGATTCTTCATGGGATGTATCAAAAATTCGTGAAATTTTAAAAGTAGATGATGAATTAATTGGTAATTTTTTTAGATATGTTGTTTTTATAGATGAAATACATAAACTAAAAGGAGTAGAAGGAATATTTGATATTTGGGATAATCCTACTATTATTTTCATTGGTGCAACTACTAAAGAATCTTTATTAGATAAAGCATTCTTAAGCAGATTTAAAATTGTCGAATTTTTTCAGGATTATAATAAAGAAGAACTTATTTCTATATTAAAAGAGAATGCTAGTGATTTAAATATTGGAGATCTTGTTTTTAATAGAATAACTGAATGTGTAACCAATGTAAGAAATGCTATATCTTTATTAGATCAAGTTAAAGTTTTAAAAGTAAATCATCCAGAATTAAATGACGAAGAATTATGGAAAAAAACTTTATCTTTAATGGATTTAGATGAAAATGGATTAGATTATAGACAAAGAAAATATTTGGAAATATTAAAAGAATATGGAGAAATAGCAGTAAAAAATATTGCTTCTTTACTTAAAACTACGGAAGAAAACGTTGAAGAAATGATAGAACCTTTATTGTTAAGAAAAAAATTAATCACTATAACTTCAAAAGGACGAAGTTTAAGAAATAATTATGAAGGGGAGAAAATATGAGTTGGAGTGTAGGTTTAAGAGATAATGAATATAATAGATTCAATTTTCATCATAGTCCTTCAAATTTAATGGCTGAAGTAGTAAGAGATGGTGGAGGAGATGTTTGGGATCCCCTAATTACTGAAAAAGATGAAAATGGAAATGAAATTGAGTATAGTATAGGATTAGCATTTACAATACGAATAGGAAATACTACGTTAACAATGATGCCCGATCACTCTAAAGGATGGTATATAAAAGATGGGAATGAAGGAGAGGAAACAAACATGTTAGATGCAGATGATGTAGTAGAACTGATACAACTTTTGGTAACTTTAATACATCCCGAAACAAGGGAAGGTAAAACGTATAAAGGATATATATGATAGAAATAATTGCACTCAGATTTGGAAATGATTATAATGTAAGAGTATTACAAAGTAATTGGAAAAAAATTAAAGAACATGAAGGTGAAGTTCAAAGTAATACTTGGGTTTTATTTAAAGATGGTATGACAAAATCTGATAAAACTAATTTAGGAGGTGCCTGTGAGAGTTGGTTAGGTATTAGATATTTGGATAATAATCCTCGTACTTCTATACCTTTTGATACAGGAGGAGCTATAATTGCAGGTGGAAATGAAACCTCTTTTAATCAAGAACAAGAATCTGATGAAATAAATCAACCTCCAAACAATAATGGACTTTTTAATCAAGAATTTGAAGAAATAAATCAACCTACAACCAATGAACCTTTTAATCAAGAATCGAAAGAAATAAATCAACCTCCAAACAATGAATTTAATATAGTAGATAAATCTTTTCATAATCCTACATTTAAACATAAAAACCAAATAAATAACCCACTTAAGAAGAAATCAGATCCAATTCCACCTAAAATTTTATTCTCTAAAAATTTTAATTATATTGATTATATTTTAGATAAAACTCAGGAAGAAATAAATGAACGAGTAATTAGAGGAGAATTAGATCCAAAATATTTTAAGGTTATACCTTTTAGAAATTTTTATAGAAAATTTTAAAGGGAGGGGAAATGTTTAACGAATTTTTAGTAGATAAGTTTTCTGATGGTGTAAGAGTAATAATGATAACTGATAGAGATAAAAATAAACGACATATTATTTCTAGACATAGGGAACAATTCATTAATGTGGTTAGATATGAAATGGCTAATCTAAAACCTGGATATAGGATATATTCAACATTAATAAAAAGAAATATGACTAAAGCAATTCATCACTTCAAAATGGCTCAATTAGAGGCAGAAAGGTTAAGACATATTAATACTCAAAGAGATATCTTTTATTTTAAGATAGAAGGTAATTTTATTTCTGCCTTAATGAAACCTGAATCTAGAGATAAAGACGATAAAAAATATTTAATAGATATAGATGAGTATAAAAATGTGTTTAAAGTTAAGGAAATAATCCAAAATGAAAATATAAAGGTTTTAGGAGAATATTATACTCCAAAGGGAGTTCATATCATAACTTTACCTTTTGATAAACGAAAAATAGAGGAGACTAAATTGGCTGAGGTTAAAAATGATGGAATGATTTTATTAGGTTGGAATTTACCCGAATTATCTACTACTGAAAAATTACTTTTTGATATCGAATTTAATTCAACTAAAAAGGATTAAAAAAGGAGGTAGACGATGAAACATAATAAAATCGAAAGAGAATATAAGACAATCAAATGTTGCGTTCCTGGTTGTGATTCCGAAAAAGAAGCTCCCTTGAATGTAAAAAGATGGTATTGTGGAAAATGTGTAGCAAATGGAATCGCATGGAAATATTTTTATCTTAATAAAATGAAAGAGAGCGAAGTTAATCTTGTAGAAAAAGAAAAGGAGAATAATAATGAATCCGAAAAACTTTCGGATAATTCGACCAAATAGTCACGAATTGATTAGTAGGATTGTAAAATATTTCTTCTATAAACATCATTTGTTTGCTTTAAAAAGATTAAATATTTTGTTTTCAATATTGAATAAACATAATTTAAGACGAGAAGTTGATCATAATGATGCAATAAAAATATTGTTTAATTTCTTTTTTGAATTTGTATCTTACCCTATTAGAATAATGAAAAATGGAAATGTGAAACGAATCTTTATAAGATTATCTAAAAAGAAAATGTATATAATAGTGATTGTTTATGGAGAGGATACAAAAAAGTATTTTTTAAAGAAAATTGATTTGGTTCAATTAAATTGGATAAAATAATTGATTATCAAAATCGATTTATTTATAGGGATACTTATATGGATGTTTCTGATTTATTAAAAGAACCAGGTGGATTAGAAGGTAGAATTAAGAGGGCTCTTGATGAAGATGATGAATATACCGCCTCTGAACTACTAAAATATACCCGAAATAAGGATATAATTTCTGAATACGTTTATTATAGAAGTAAATACCCTGTTCCTGAAGTAGAAGATATTATTGCCACCGATGCTAAAATGTCATTAGAATATGCTCAATGGACACTAAGAAATAGATTTATTAAAGGAGAAAAAGCTATATTAGAAAGTGGAGATGAAGATATTATAACTGAATATATTGAATTTTTAGCTAAAAGAGAAAAGTTGGAATGGTTTTTAAAGAGTTATCCCGCTTACGAAATTAAAAAAGTGATTGAAGCTTTATTGAAAAAGATAAAAGATTAATGGAGGTAAAATGGATATCAAATCGTTGCTAAATAATCCAACCAAATTAAACGAATGGTTGGCTTCGTTAGATGAAACTCAACTTGCTAGAGTTATTAAGGCTGCTACTGAAAGTACTAAAGAAGAGGTTGCAGAGGAACTTAGAGAAAGACCTAAATCAAGTAGAGAAAAAATTAGAAAGATGATTGATGAACTTCCTGTGCATGCCCAAGATATTTGGATGGGAGTTTTTAACTCTAGTAAAGAATATGGAAAAAGTGATGAATATGCTGCTCGAGCTGCATGGAGTGCTGTAAAAGAACAATACAAGAAAACCGAAGATGGTAAATGGGTAAGAAAAGATTAACCCAAAAATAGATCTAGGGAGACACAAAAAATATTCTCCCTAGATCCCTTACAAAGATGGACATTTCAGATTTATTAAAATATCCTCAATTAGTGGATGTCATTAAAGTTTATAATAATGCAAAAAAAGTTACTCAACTTTATGAATTAGAAGAAATAGATAATTATGAACTTGATATAGAAGAACCTAAAATAAAAATTCCTGATTTTCTTTCAGACGAAGATTTGAAACCTCTTTATGATCAATATGAATATTTAATGACTAATTTTTATAAGAATGCTACTAAAATCATAGAGAAAAATTTTGATTTAAAAGATCAGTGGAGTGTTTCCTCTTTTAAGTTAATTCCAAAACAAAGTTTACGAAGTATTTTAGAAAGTATGCATGATGATTTGTTTGAGTTAAACATTTTGTTTAAAGAAAAAAATATAGAAGAAAATATTTCAGCTATAGTTGAATATGGGAAAAGTTTAGAGGAATCCTTGAAAATTTTGGAAGAAACTGAAAAAGAAAATGAGGATGCTATTAAAGAAATAGAAAAAGAAATTAAAAAAATTAAATCTGATTATGAAGAAATGTTAAAAGAAACATTAAAGGACATAATCAAAAATAAAGGAAAATGATTAAAAAAATAGACAAACAAAATAAATTTTTACCAATATTACAAAAATGGAAAGAAGAGAAAAGTATGAAAACCATTAATTTCGAGGATATTGATAAGATAATAAAAAAAGAAAATGTTAAATATATAACTTTTAAGATAGACGGAATTTTAAATCTTTTGGTTTATAAATATGGAGACGATCCCTATTTCATTACCCAAAATGGAATAATTAGAAAAGATTTACCTGTACTTAAAGAGATCCGTCAAATTTTAGAATCCCACCCCATAACATTTGCTTTAATTGTAGGTGAATTATATGCTTCTGACAATCAAGGATATATGCTTCCTTTTAATAAAACACTCCACCTTGTTAATAAACCTTCTCCAAATGATGAAACCAAAATTAGATTTTATGTTTTAGATGTATTACATTTAGATGATGAAAAAGTTGAAGATGGAATAATAAAAGTTAGAAAAATTTTTGAAAGTGGAAAATTAGTTCATCCCATTATTGAAATGAAAGATTACACTAATGATTGGAATTTAGTTATAACTAAAAAATACGAAGGAGCTGTTATTTATACAGATAAGAATATTTATAAATGTAAACCAACTTTAACATTTGATTTAGGTGTAATATTTATAGAGAAAAGTAAGGAGCATCCAGAAATGGTAGGTTCTTTGGGTTTAGCGTTTATGGATAAAGAAAATAAGTTTAGATATGCAGGAAATGTGGGTGGGTTAGATCAAAAAGAAAAAGAAGAATGGTTAAAAATATCTCAACAAGATAAATTATATCAAGAAAAAGATAGAATATTTGTTAAACCTAAATATGTAATAGAGGTTGAAGCAATAAGTTATTTTGTAAAAGATGTACCTGTTTATGATGAAAAAACATTAGAATATTTAGGAGAAGATACAGGAATAGCTTTAAGGATACCTACTTTTGTTAGGATTAGACCAGATAAAAGAATTGATCCTACTGATTTAAGATTAGAACAAATACCTAATTGGAATGAAATATCAAAAGAAGCTAACCTTTTGAATTTAGTTAAAAATAATAAAATAGAAATTAAAGCTTTATTAAAAGATCCTTTTTGGAATGATAAAGAAAAAGAATATCAAGCCCATATAGCTAACCATGTTAATAGAGTAAAAAATAATGTTAAAAAATTAGTTAAAGCGTTTCCTCAATATTCAGACGCATTAAAAAATGTAGAAAAACATGATGAATTGAAAATGAAAGAACCTGAAAGAACTCCTTATATTGATTTAACCTACAAAAAGTTCAACAAGATTAAAGAACCTTTAAAAGAAAATGAAAAACAAGTTTTATTCCATCACATTAAAAATAGTAAACATCATCCAGAATATTGGTGTGATAAAGTAGAAATAGTAGGTGAAGATCCAGATAATGCAACCCAAAAAGTAGATGCCTCTAGAATGCCAAATGAATATATTTTGGAAATGGTGGCTGATTGGAAAGCTACTGCAGATGTATTAGGTAATACTGCAAGATCGTGGTTTGAAAAACAAAATGGAAAAAGATGGATTTTTACTCCTTCTCAAATAGATTTGATAAATAAATTTCTGGATGTGTTAGAACCATGAAAATATCTGATTTATTAAAATATCCTTTTTTAGGTGATGTGTTAGTTACCTACAATAAAATTAAAGATATCCTAAATAATCCCGAATCAGAAATATCTGTTTTTACAATAGATGATTTAGTAATTCCTCAAAAACTTGAACATGAATTATTTGATAATGAAGAAAAATGGGAACAATTACACAAATTATATAATGAGACTCGTAAAAAATACTTGGATGAAGTAAGCGAAGTAGTCGAAGCATATGATCTTGATATTTATGAATTTAGACCAAGTGAGGATAAACTTATCCTTAAAGCTAAGCCTATTAGTATAAGTAATAAAGAAATTATGAAAAATTTTAAAAATGAAATAAAAGAAATTGAATTTCTTTTAAAGAGTGATCGACCAATAGAAGATTTAAAAGATACATATTCGGGATGGAATGTTAATGCTAAACATGATTTAAATAATTTTGAAATAAATAAACAAATAAGGGAGAATAGTCAAGAATTACTTAGACCCCAATTACCTCCTCTATATGTAAAATATAGAAAAATGTGGGATAAAATAATTAAGGAGTTAACCTAATGAATATATCTGATTTATTAAAATATCCTGAATTAGCTGATATAGTTAAAGTAAAAGACAAAATTAAAGAAGTTGATGAAAGTTGGAGTAGTAAAGATGATGAAATTTTTGAAATTGATGTTTATAAACCAACTATAGATATTGATAATGAAACAATTGAAAAGATAGGAGAAAAAAAATTAGAAAGGTTTTTCGATAGGTGGGATATTGAGATTATGCCAGATTATTGGGACAAAGTTGATAAATTAATAAGGAAAAATTTTGAAATAGTTAAATCAGATGATTTTATTGATTATACAAAGTTTGAATTAAAGTTTAACTTAAGTAATGAAGAAGTAGTAAAAGATTTGATAAATTTAAATGAATATTGGGATAGCTTGCTAGAGGAAAAAGTTCCTATTGAGAAAAAAATTAATGAATTAAGGAGTATATTGGAAGACCTAAAATATGCTTTAAAAATGTTTAATAAAAACGAAGTAAAGCAAGAAATAATGAAAAAGGAATTAGAATCGGATCTTGATTCTTTGTATAACGAATATGTAGATATGCTTAAAGAAAATTTGAAAAAATTAATTTAAGGAGGAATAAATGAAAAAACTTATAAAGTTGATAAAAGAAGGTAAGATAAATATTGGAGAAATATTAAAAAATCCTTTAATATTAAAGAGTTATAAATGGGAAGATGTTGAAGCATATGGAGAAGAAGTACTTGAAAGAACCCAAAAAACTGAAAAAGAATTAGAGGAAACCTTAACTGAAGCGTGGGAAAAAACTCTAACAGATGATTCAAAATATATGATGTTCATAAAGGCACTTAAAAATATGGATTTAGAAAAAATTAGACAACTTGAAGATAACCCACATATAAGTGATATTAAAGATAGATTTTATATAATCTCCATTATAAAGAAAATGATTGATGTGAATTTTGTATCAGTGTTTAAAGATTTGATAAAGAGATGGAATTTAAATGAAGAAGAAAAGAAAGAAATTGTTGATTATACTAAGAAAAAGAAAGGAGAAGAGGAAGCTTCAAAAGTTGATCAAATTTTAAAATAAGAAAAATTCATGCATAAATTTGACATAAAAGATTGGTTACCTATTTTTAAAATTGCTGGAAAGTTAAAAGAATTATTTAATGTAAAAGAGTTTTTAGGTAATCCCTCTTATACCCAAAAATTTTTAGATATTGTGTATGTTCTTTCTCCATATTTGAGGGTAGAGAAAGATTTAGATACTATAAAAGAAAAATATATCCATAAGCGTAAAGGAGAAGAATGGTTGGATATTAATGTAAAAGAAATAGAAACTCAACCTATTTCTCCTCTTAAAGATTTTGATATAGTAAATATGTTTAAATTATTGTTTACTAATTATGATAAGATTAGTGATAAATTAGATGAATTAAAAGAAAAGTTTACCAAATATCCTTCACTTTTAAAGAGAAAAGATATTGATGAAATTTTAAATTTCTCATCCGAAAAAGAAAAAATAAATTATGAAGTAGTAGATACTAAAAACATAGAAGGAGATCAATATGTTCTCTATAAAGCATTATCTTCTGAAGGAATAATCGAATTAGCTAATAAGGGATACAATATGTGGTGTATTAATAATTTAAATTATGCTCAGCAATATTGGGAAAATCCAAAAACTAAAGAAATTGGATTTTGGTTTATTTTTAAAAATGGAGTTCCTCTTTTTGCTATTGGAGGAGAAGATGGAGTAAATAGTACATTAAATAAATCATTATCTGATAGTACGATCTTTATCTTAGACAAAGATTATGGGGTATTAAAAGAATGGCAACCTATTTTTAAGTATCCTATTAAAGAACAAAAAGAAATGAGTAAAGAAGATTTAATTGAAAAATTAAACAAAATATATAATCATATTGAAATAAAAGATAAAGTATTAACACCTATAGAATGGGATTTATTTTTTAATTATCTGGATTTAATAAAAGATAAATTAAACGAACAAGTTTTAATAGATTATGTTTTAAGTCTTCCTAATGATTTTGTAGTAATTAGAGGAGGCGGAACACCTTTAAATAAAGGAAGTTTTTTAAATTTAATTGGGTATATAATAAATAAAAGTACCTTTGAAAAAACTAATTTAGATCCTAAATTAAAAGAACAAATTATAGATGAAATTAAATCTAATCCAATTTCAGCATTTGAATATTGGAAAACAGTAGCTAAACAAAGTACAAAAGATCAATATTATGAATATCTTAATTCAGCAATTAAATCATTAGATAAAATGGAAAGAAATTCCGATTTACAATCTGCTTTTATAAAAGAAATTTTAAAATATAAAGATAAATTAACTGAAGAGTCTAAAAATAATTTAAAAAAATATGTAGAAGAAAATATAGATCTTTTTGAAGATCATCCCCAAATTTTAGAAACTCTTAATATAAAGATTGAAAAACCAACTGTAGAAAAATTGTTACAACAAGGGTATCTTGGAGAGATAATTAAAAGATTTCCATCAATTTCTGATGACTTAAAAAGAAAAATAGTTGAGATGTTAATAAATAGAAACAGTTTAGATTGGTGGATTGAAGAAATCGAAAAAAATTGGGGATTCGATTTTTTAACCCCTGAACTAAAAGAAAAGGGTTTAGAACAACTTAGAAAAAAATCATATACTCTTTATATTAAGTATAAATCAAAATTAGATAATATTTCAGAAGAAACATTAGTTAAAGAAGAAATTGAAAGATTTATAAAAGAAGAAAATTGGGAAAAATTAGCTGATTTAATTAATACTTTTAAAGTAAAAAATTTGGAATTAAAACAATTTGTGTTAAATAAATTTAAAGAAATAAATGATATCGAAGATTGGGTAAGATATATTGAAAAATGGCCTGAATTAGCTCCTACTTTTTCTAAAGAAGAAATTATTTCTTTTGTTTCTAATCCTTCTATATATGTTAGTAATTTAATAAGATTAATCGAAAATAAATATCCACAATATTTAGATGATGATTTAAAAAAATTAATAGTAAAAAGATTAATAAAAGAGGGTGATTATATGGAAGCGGGAGAAACTATCACAGATTGGAAAATAGATGATAATGATTCAAAAAATCAAATTTTAAATTATTATTCTAAAGAAGGAAGATATGAGTATGTTAATGATTTTATACATCAGTGGGGAGATGAAAATAATCCCAATCTAGTTGTTAACACACATCTAAAAATTTCTTTATTCAAAAAATCCTACCAACCCGTTCATCCTGATACTATAATTATTGAAAAACCTAAATGGACTGAACAAGATATATGGAATTACTACAACACAAATAAATCTAAACTTCTTAAATATTTAAAAGGTTTTAATACAATGTTGTGGTTAAAACCAAATGAAAATGTTATAATTATGAAAAATGATTCCAAAACACATCAACCTCTTAAAATTGAAACTGAAGAGGATTTTGATAGATTAAATACGGGTAGAATAGTGGAATTTCATTTAGTTTTATCTGATAAAGTCTCTAATCTAGCTTGGATAGATTTTGATGTACATTCTGAATATGATAGAAAAGATTTAAAAAAAATAATAAAAGATGTAGATAATTTAATAAAGAAAAACTTTGAAGTATCTAAAACTGAACTATTTGAAACTGGTGGAAGAGGTTATCATCTATTTATATTTTTTAAAAATCCTCAAAATATAACTACCACTAGAAAAAAGTTAAGAGATTTGTTGGATAATGAAATTGTATCTAAATATGATAAAACCACTACAGGAATTGTTCCTAGTGAAGATTATTTAAGATTAGATGTTAGCACATATCATCAAGGTGGAAGTATAAGATGTCCTTTTAGTTTAAATAGTAAGTCAGGTAAAATAGAAAGACCTATAAGTTTTGAGGAAGTTAAATGAATCTTTTAGATTTATTAAAAGATCCAAGTAAAGCTGAAAAAGCATTAAGAAAAGCTATAAATACTGGGGAAAGAAAATTAGCTAAAATGTTAATTCCAATAGTTAAAGATCCTGGGTTAACTTTTAGATATGCCCTTGAAATAGCTGAAAATAAAATTAAAGATGAATGGGAAGATATTATTACTAAAGATCCCCTTTATTCTTATCGATATGCTAGCTTTGTTTTACATGCCCCATTCCCAAAAGGAGAAGATGCTATTGCTACTAACGCCTATAGTTCTTATTATTATGCTTATGAGGTCTTAAAAGGTCCATTTCCTAAAGGTGAGGATGTTATAGCTAAAGATCCCACTTTCTCTTATCTTTATGCTGCAAATGTTTTACAAAAACCTTTTATTAAAGGAGAGGATGTTATTGCTAAAGATCCTTATTATTCTTATCATTATGCTAGAGATGTATCAAAGGGTAGATTTGTTAAAGGAGAAAATGTAATTATAGATAGTGGAGATCAAGAAGGTGAAAAAAATTATTTGATAAAATATATCGATTTCTTAAAAACAATAAATAAACTAGATGAATTCTTAAAAGATCATCCAGAAGTTAAATTATGAATATATCAGATTTATTAAAAAACCCAGATAAAGCTAAAGAAGTATTAAGAGATGCTATTGATGATTTAAACAAAGAATTAGCCGAAATGTTAATTCCAATAGTTAAAGATCCTTATTTAACCTATAAATATGCTCAACGAATAGTTAGAAAACCAATTAAAGACGAGTGGGAAGATATTATTGCACAAAGCGCACCTGTTTCTTGTTGGTATGCTGAAAATGTTTTACATGGACCATTCCTAAAAGGAGAACCCACTATTGCTAAAGATTCATTGTATTCTTTTGATTATGCTAAAAATATTTTAAAAGATAGATTTCTTTTAGGAGAAAATATTATTATTAAAGATAAAGAATATTTAAAGGATTATATTAGTTTCCTTGAATCTATATACAAACTAGATGAGTTTTTAAAAGATCATCCGGAGGTAAAAGATAAATTATGAATATAGGAGATTTATTAAAAGATCCCGATAAAATTAAAAAAGTTTTATGGAAGGCTATAACTAGTGAAAAAAGAGAATTAGCAGAAATGTTAATACCAATAATTAAAGATCCCGCGTTAACTTATGAATATGCATATTATATAACTCGGGGTAAAGTTAAAGATGAATTTGAAGACATAATTGCTCAAAGTGTAAAAGTTTCATATGATTATGCTTTATTTGTTTTAAAAGGTCCATTCCCTAGAGGTGAAGATACACTTGCTAAAGATGATAATTATGCTTATTTATATGCTAGAGATATTATAAAAGGTCCTTGGCCAAAAGGAGAACCTGCTATTGCTACTGATTTTTGGAGTTCTAATCGATATGCTCAAGATGTTTTAAAAGATAGATTTATTAAAGGAGAGGATGTTATTATTAATTCTCCTAAAAAAAGATATTTGGAAGATTATATTAATTTCCTTAAATCTATAAATAAACTAGATGAATTCTTAAAAGATCATCCGGAGGTTAAACTATGAGTTGGTCTCACCTACAAATTCTTCCCAATGTTTCAGATCGTAACTTTGATCCTTTAGTCAGATACCTCCTGGAAATTCGAAATAGAGAGAAATGGTTATTGGAGATGGGAGGTGAACGTGTTTTATATTATAGAAAAAAGAGAGAGGGCCAAATTTGTCCTAATTTTGATAAGATAAGAGGACAACATCCTCAAATTGAATTTTGTCTTTATTGTTTTGGAACTAATTATGTTGGTGGATTTTATCGTCCCATTGAAATTAAAATTAGTATGATTACACCATTTAATCAAAGATTTAAACCTACTGAACAAGGTATAAAAAATGAAGCTATATTAAGTGGGTGGACTCTCTTTGAACCCTCTTTACAGAATGGAGATTTTATTGTAAGGAAGGATGGGGGTAGATGGTGGATAATTGAAAAGAAAGAAACACGTTGGAGATCTCATGTATTACATCAAAACTTTTCTGCAGAATTTATAGAGAAAGGTCATAGTATATACAAAATTAAATTATGAACATATCTGATTTATTAAAAGATCCCGATAAAATTAAAAAGGTATTAAAAGAAGCTATTGATAACAAAAACAAAGAATTAGCAGAAATGTTAATCCCAATAGTTAAAGAACCCCGTTTAACAGAACTTTATGCTGTAAGAATAGTTAAAGGTAAGATTAAAGATGAGTGGGAAGATATAATTGCTCAAGATGGAATATGGTCTTATTGGTATGCTTATGAGGTTTTAAAGGGTCCGTTTCCTAAAGGAGAAGATACTATTTCTAAAGATCCTTGGAGTGCTTACTCATATGCATTTAATGTTATAAAAGGACCGTGGCCAAAAGGAGAGGATGCAATAGCTAAACAGCCAAACCATTCATTTGAATATGCCGCATATATATTACATAGTCCATTCCCAAAAGGAGAAGATGCTATTGCTACCAATTCTAATTATTCAGTTAGATATGCAAAAGAAGTTTTAAGAGATAGATTCATTAAAGGTGAAAATACAATTATAAATAATTCCGATTCAACTTATTTAAAGAGTTATATAAATTTTCTTAGACGAATAAAAAAATTAAAAGAATTCTTAAACAATCATCCAGAGGTAAAAGATAAAGTATGAACATATCAGATTTATTAAAAGATCCAAATAAAGCTAAAAAAGTATTAGAAAAAGCTATTGAAGATAAAAATAAAGAAGCAGCAGAAATGTTAATCCCAATAGTTAACGATCCCGAGTTAACTTGTGAATATGCGGAAAAAGTTGCTAAAGGTAAGATTAAAGATGAGTTTGAAGATATTATTGCTCAAGATTCAAAATTTTCTTTTTTTTATTCTAGTTATGTTTTAAAAGATAGATTTATTAAAGGAGAAGATGTTATAGCTAAAAATTCTTGGTATTCTTTTTGGTATGCTAAAGATGTGTTAAAAGATAGGTTTATTAAGGGAGAGGATACTATTATTAATTTTGATTATTTTTGGGATTATATAGATTTTCTTAAAAAAATTAATAAGTTAAACGAATTTCTAAAAGACCATCCAGAGGTTAAAGATAAATTATGAACATATCAGATTTATTAAAAGATCCCGATAAAATTAAAAAAGTATTAAAAGAAGCTATTAAAAAGAAAGATAAAGAACTAGCAGAAACATTAATCCCAATGGTTAAAGATCCTTTTTTAACTTATGAATATGCCGAAAAAATTGCTAAAGGTAAGATTAAAGATACGTTTGAAGATATAATTACTTTAGATGGCCAAACTTCTTTTTGGTATGCTAAATTTATTTTAAAAGGGCCTTTTCCAAAGGGGGAAGATGAAATGGCTAAATGGTTAAGATATGCATATGGTTATGCTAGTGATGTTTTGCATGGTCCTTTTCCTAAAGGTGAAAATACTATAGCTACTGATAGCTATTACTCATGCCTTTATGCTCAAAACGTTTTAAAAGATAGATTTATTAAGGGAGAAGGAACTATAATTAAAAATAAAAAACAACTTACCTCTTATACCAATTTTCTTAAACAAATTGGTAAACTAGATGAGTTCTATAAAGATCATCCAGAAATAACACCCCAATAATTTTCAACAACATAAATCTCTTGTACAAACTTTAAAAGGTTAAATTCCATCAATAAAACGTGGGAAGCTATTCAGTATTTTAGGTTTTCTTAGGTGGGTTTTCTAGTTTATATTCGTAATATCCATTCCTTCCACATTCTTTACATATTTCAGGAATCTTATTAATATCCACTCCTGATTTAATTAATCGTTCTTTCATTTCAGGATATTCTTCAATTTTAGGTACACTCCAACAACACTCACTACATATTATGTCACCATAAAGAGGACATTTCCAATAAAATAAATGTGCCTCCTCAATACATTCGCACACCAAACATTTCACCATAATAAACCTCCAAATTTCTTTTCATCGAGTTCGTCTTCAATCTCTTTCCTCCAATTAAATCTGTATTTCTCTTTTTGGATTTTTGGAGTATGGATTTTTACATTAGTATTAATCCTATCTATTTTTCTTACTCTAATTCTATTTACTTTCATCGAACTACTCTCCTTACAAACTAATTGTTATAAACTAATTACGCAAATTGTTTATTTATTTTTCCCTTCTAAACAGCTTTAATTAAAGGTGTAAAATTTGAGATAGTGGTGGTAGGTAATATAAAAGTTTCTCCACTGTTATTCATAATATTGCTAAGAGTTATAAATCCTTTCTTATATAGTATAGTTCCTCCGGGTACATATCCTACAGGAAAATTAGTAGTGTTGGGCCATAAGATTGTAGTACCTATTGGAACTAATTCTTTTGAATTATTGAAAAAATTATAAGGAGTAAGTGAATTACTAACTAAAGAATTAGCAGGAACTACCCAATTATAAATCTTTAAATAAAAATAGTCTCCTTCATTAGTAACTCCATCCACAACTTGGGATTGTCTATAATCTGTATCTGTTACATATTTCCAATGATAGTTACTAGTAATAGATGAATCTTTTAAATTAATTATTTGAGGATAAACCCTATTATTACTATCCAAACCATAGGCAACTAAATAAGTTGATTGAGGTAATGGATTAAAACTATTAGTTCCAAAAGTACCAAAATATAAATATATTGAAGGTATGTTGGTATTATTAAATGTTTTTCCTTTTAAAAACATAGTAACATTAGCAGGAAATTGAATAAACATATAGTAATAGTTTAGGTTTCCTATGGCTTGTTGGATTGAAATAAATGTGGGTACCCCACCTAATAAACTTGTTTTGTGCATTTGAGATTCGTGTGTTTCAGTTAACTTTGTTTCTACCCAACCTTCAACATCCACTAAAGATAAACCATGTGGATTGGTTGGAGTTATTGAACCATGTCCTCTTGCAAACATATGATCAGTATAAGATACTGTTTTACCAAAACCATAATCTGGCATTGAAGTATCTGTTTGAGTGGGTAAAGTAACTAATTGTTGTATCCCAGTAGAGAAACTTAACCAATTTCTAGAACTATAATCATATTTGAATCCATTATCATAACTAACACTTCCTAAAAATGTTTTATTGCTTGGAACTGTATTATCATCGTTAGGTTTAAGAACTAAAATAGGATTACAAACTTTTTTACTAGGTAAAGAAGAATCAGGAGAAATATATTCGTAAGATAGATAAACTCTAATTGGATAAGAGTTGGTAATTGGAATAGAAGCAGTTAAGTTTTGAGTAACAATTAAAGCAGTTCCATCATCCAATAATGCTTTACCTGGAGTTACTGTTACAACTAAATTAGATCCTTGGGATAAAGCAGAAATAGAAAAAGGAAAGGGTTCATTGGGTAGGTTTCTAAATACTCCATTTTTAAAACTTAAATTAACTAAATCGCTTACATTACTATTACTTATATCACTAAGAGCATTAATTAAATTGGTTGTTAATGGAGTTCCTACAGTTGTCTCTACCTTGTTCATTCAGTTACCTCTTTCTTTATTGGATAGCTTACCATCAAAGTTGATCCACTTGCAGGTGGATTTGTAAACGTTATTGCTTGATTATTATATTCAAAATCAGTAATTACATTGTTGTTTAAAGTTACTTTTATATCATCTTTGGTGGCTGTTACATTAAAATCTTTTTGAGGTAAATATGTAAGGTTAAAAGATGTTTTGGTTCCGTCTATTTGGGATGATAAATCTTCAGTAAAAGAAGTTATTTCATAAAATATTCCATTAACATATAATTGTCCTATATTTCCTTTTCTTCCTATTCTTTCTATTGCTTGAGAATAATTAGTATATTTAGGTAACCAATTATTAATAAATTCTTCATCCGCTACAATCACATTTACTACTCTTCCATTCTTATCTATTACTGCATAATCGGACATATTAACCTCCATTTAAAAATATTTGAATCTTATAATTTTAGCTAATCCGGGAGCTCCATCTCCTCCGGGTCCACCATTATAGGGTGCTCCACCTCCTCCACCTCCACTTCCATATCCTATTCCATTTCCTCCTATAGGAGGATTATTTGCATTTCCCCCATTTCCTCCAGATCCATATGCAGATGCTCCTCCTCCTCCACTACCCCATCCCGCTATTCCTCCAGTATAGGTCACAAACCCTAAATTTAATAAACCTTTAATAGGATAAGTTACATTGTCTCCATTTGTAGCTGAAGATCCTCCATTACCCCCATTACCTCCATTTATAACATTACCCCAATCAAATAATTGAATACAAAAATCATCATGAAAAGCATAAACATATACAGATTCTGAAGCTTCAACATTTCCAAAATATCCCCCAGAACCCTTATTCCATTCTCCTCCTATTCCTCCTTTAGACTTTATACTAATAGCTCTTCCATTTTTTAATATAAAATCTGCTTGAGTAGTTCCTCCAGTGGAACCATTTCCATAAACACTTCCTCCCGTTCCTCCTGAACCAACTGAAATAAGTATTGCATTTACGAGTGTCAAATTTGATACTAAACCATAAAAACATGAAGCTCCTCCTCCTCCTCCTCCATTTTGTCCCCCACCACCTCCACCTCCTCCTAATAAAGTAATAATTATAAAACCTGTTCGATCATCATCTGGAGAAAAATAAAAATTACCACTTTGAGTATATGTAATAGATTGAGCAACATAAGTATTCTTTTTTAAAATATAATTTGTATCATTTTTAAGAATTTCAAAACTTTTATCATTAGAGATCTTCAATCTATTAAAAAGATTTAATATAATTGGCCACATCTTTCCTCCTAAATAAATGTTTCATTAATGTTTATTATACTATCATTATAATATTGTGGAGATATTTGAAATGATTTATCTTTCAAATTAGTCTTTGTACTAATTAAATTATAATTACTATCATAATAAAATTCGGTCCAATAAAAATTTTCTTTGGAAAAATTACCTACAATCTCTTTTCCTACGATTCCATCTCCAGTATATTCTATTCTTTTTATTATTTCATATTCTTCATATTTACCCAATTTTGAACTACTAAATAAATTATTAGTAGAATCATTAACTATTTCCAAATAATTATAAGAATAAAAAACAAGTTGATTATCTACTACTCTTACAAAAATATTATAAGGATTTAATGAATTATTTAAAGTATCTAAAACTTCCCATAATGAATTATTATTAAATACATAAGGAATATCTATATATTTTAAATATCTAGTATTACTATTTACATAGAGGGAATGAAAAATATTCACATTATCTTGATACTCTACATAAAGTCTTTCTGATTCAGGTAAAATTACTTCATAATGATCTAACTTAAATGAATACCATTTATCATTTTCCCAGGGTATTGCTACTAAATATTGAGTTGTTGATTGATCAAATAATGCATCTAAATAAGTTACTCCTCCTATAGTTAATCTAGCTCCATCATCTGTTGTTATTCGAAGCATTGTAGGATTAGGGAAATTAGTTGGAAACTTAATTTCTCCTTCGATTGTTAGCCACCATTCTCCTACACCGTTCCATACTTTGTTAGAAAGATTTATGGTAGAGCCTACTTTCGTTACCCATGAACCTGAATCAACTAAATTACCTAGTTGATGATTTGCATAACTATATACATGATATTCTAAATCATTCAAATTATAAGCATTATCAAAATGGGGTGTTCTTATAGTTAAAGTTCCATTCACAGTAAAGGAAGATTGATTTATATCTAAATCTGATGCAACTTTTACATAAAACATTTTTTGGGTTCTATTTCCTTTAGCAGTATTTAATCCCCAAACATATCCAACATTTGTTACAGGATCAATAGTATTTGCGTCTACAAATCCTATATTTCTGTTATCTTTAATTGAAAAAGGATCAATTTTCCCACCACTATCTAGCTTAAAAGTACCAATAGCTAGATCAGTATCTTTAAAAGGAGTAGAATCAAAACTAATAGATAACTTATTATTTGTAGGATTTCTTTGTCCTTTTATATAATAATAGGTATTATTTGGAGTAGTATCTTGTATCCACAATCTAACATAACCATTATTAAAATCTATATCACTTATATCTAAATCACTTCTAGAATAAACTACTCTATTCAAAAATACAATTTCATCCTCATTTAAAGGATATATATCTATATAATTATTTGTTTTTATGGTATCTGAATGAAATGTAAAATAAAAACCTGAATTGTTAGTATTAACATACGGTAATATTAATCCATTCTTATTAACTACATGATTTATAACTATCTCAACTCCCAAATCTTCTAAAGATAAACCATGAGGATTTGTTGAAGAAACTATTCCATGTCCATGTTGATTAATGTGATCTTGGAAATTAATAAGTTGATTATTAAATAGAGCATACATGTTAATAACTGAATATATTCTCGAATTTGCTGCATTATCAAACGAATCTACAAATATATTTCCTTGATCATCCTTATATAATTTAGTATGTGCCACTAATATATAAGTATCCTGAACTTCTGGAGTATCTAATTTGAAATGAAGAAGTGATTCAACCTTTACATAAGGATAAAGTGGATTCCCATTAGTATCATAATCAACTACTGAGGTATCATTTTCTTCATTATAGTAAACATATATGTAGCAATCTTTGTAAGAAGAAAGAGGAAATGAATCATTAGTAAAATTGAATCCAATTGTAATATCCTGATCTAATAGTATAATCCTATTACTACTATCTATAGCCAATCCTTTTTTAATAGTCAAAAGTTGAGAATCTTGTAGAGTTATTTCAAATTCTTTGTTTATTGAAGGATAACCTGGAACAATTCCAAAGGTTTTAGATAATATAGTTTGTTTAAATCTTTGGAGTATTAACTCGTCGAAATAAGTCTTTATTGCATTTAAGTAATCACTTCTTAGTGGAAGTTGAGGTAAAAAATTAGGCCATCTCATTATAACTCCTATTAATTACTCTATGTTCATATTTCGAATAAACCAACATTTTATGTCGCCTGAATCAGCTAAATCTGTTTTATCTAAAAAGATTACTAAATTATTTTTTACATATGAATAACTTATTCTGCTAAATGGATAATTTTGATAAGGTATTTGATTAGTATAATCTTTATAAATAACTTCAAGCGTTTGCATATTAACAAACATTACTCTAGGTTTAGTTGTATCTCCGAATAATAAATATTTAGAACCTACTGTATCCGTATCTGAAATAACTTTTCTATTATGAAATGAAGTATAACCATTAATATCTATTGAATTTATTAATTGTTTAGTATTAAAATCATATACTTCTATACTATCTGTTGAATTTTGACTTACAACCATAAAAAGTTTCCCATAAGCTAATTTAACATAAATTCCATTATTAGAAGATACACTACCTGCTAAATCCATCCAAAGTGAACCAATAAGATTAGGTAAAAATACTTGATAAATTCGATAATATCTTATATTGTCAATATCTGAACATACATATATACCTAAATCATTAAATCGATCTTGAAATGATATTGAATTATTTGAATAATCGGGATCAAGTTGACCAAAAAATAATTCATTAGAATCTTTTGAAAGGGAGGATTCAAGGGTGGATGGATTAACCCATGTTGTAGAATAATAAACAGTAGAGATATCATCTAGAGTAGCAATAGGAAAAACTTTAAAATTTTTTACACTTGCAACTTCCTGACTTGAAAATATTTTAGTTGTTTTATTAAAAGCAAGGTTAAAAGTAAAATTGATATAAGGTTCAGCATTAGGATTAATATTAGAAAAATAATAATTTATATTATCTTCAGTAAACCAATTAGCTTCTCCAAAATCAATAATAGAAGAAGTAATAATTTGATAAGTATTATCATCTAAATTATACTTTACTAAAGTATTGGGTTGATTTGAAGTGGGATCAATATATTGATAAAATAAATCATTAGTCTTAAATGAAAGTCCAATCAATTTTCTTTTACAATTATTAATATTTTTCCATAATGTATATCCACTTGAAACTACAACTTTTAATTGAAAATAAAAAGCACATCCTACTACATCTTGTAATAAATTTATAAGAGAATCTTTAATATCATTTAAATTAGCTAGTATGTTTTTTGGGTCATTAAATATTACATAAATACTTCGTCTTAAACTATTAGTACTCTCTAATGGAGGATTTAATAGAGGATTAGTTCCTTCTATTCCCTCATCTAACCTATAATAAATATGTGAATTATCTCCAATAATTATATATGGTTCATCTTTTTTAAATTTATAGGTAGCATCCATTCCAGTCAAAAAATGTCCAAATTCTTTTAAAGCATTTACACTACCCAATTTATTCCTATTTATATATAGATAATGATTCAACAATAATATATCATATGAATTTAAATTAGTTAAATTTAACTTAGTTAAATCCCAAAATCCATACAAAAACTTATTCTTAAATAAATTAGTTTCAATCCTTACATCATTAAATTCACTAGTATATGCATCATAAAAAAGGCCTATATTAGAATCTAGTTCTTTATTATAATAACGATTACCTGGAAGAATATTTAATAAATCTGTAACAGTTAACAAATTTATGGGTTCATTAAATTGAATTTTTAAAATATCTGAATAAGTATTATTAGCTGATATCCTAAAAAATTTAGTTGAATTTTTCCAATCTGAATAATCTATTTTATAAGAATAACTTAATCCCACCCTATTATTCCAATCATTTATATCAATAGGAATCGAATCAAACTGTTTAAAAGTAATGTCATCACTTATCTCTATTCTTAAATCAGTTAAATTACTATTACATGGAACAATATTCCAAAATAAAATAAGTTTACCCAAATTACTAGTCCAACCATTAACTTTATCAAAATCAACATCCTTTAAATAACTAAAATATATTTTCATAATTTAGCTTATATTAATTTCAGAATTTGATTCATCAAGCATAAAATATTCAATTTCATTAGTAGTAAGAACAGGTTGAGCCTGAGCTGGATAACCAGTATCTTTTTCATATTTAGAATAAAGGGATATTCTCAATTCTCCATTTACATCTGTATCTATATAATCTACTCCATCAACTCCTTCAATTACTCCTACTATATCTGATAAATAAATATTTTGATTTAATTTATTAGAGTTAATAAAATTTTTTAAACTTGTTAAAACATTAGTTCTTAATGTATCAGTATCATAACCCCCTTTTCTAATTATCCAAACTACAACTTTTACATCTTTAATTTTAGCTTCTTTTATCAATACATCCAATGTTAAAGGTTTATGATCTGGATCATCAATCCAATTTTGTAAATCTTCTATATTTTTGTTATAAGTATATGTTACTTCAAAACTTCCACTTGAGGATGTTTCAAAATGATCTAACGATTTAGAAGATCTAGCAAAATCTGAATCCCAATCGGATACAAAAGTAATTCCACTAGTAGATAAAGAAAAAACTGGTTTATGAGAAGGAATTAAATGGTTATAATCATCAGTTGAAAGAGTTTCAGTAACCTGACTTTCCAATTTACTAATAACATATACATCTATCGAATCACCATATGGATTTCTTTTCAATTTGGGATCATTAGGTAAATAAACATGATAATCTAGAACTCTAGCTGAAGGATGACTTTCAATTAAATACTTTAAATATGATAGTGTACCTATTGAAGAACCACTTCTTAACAAAAGAAGTATTCTATTTAAATAATCATTATCAGATTCCAAATCTGCTCCTCCACTAAAACTTTCTGGATTATAAACTCCTACCACTCTACTATCTAAGGTTGAAACTATTAAAGAAATTGTATTAGCTGGAATATTTCCACTAGTTCCACTAGAGGTACATGTAGCAAATCCTTCACCTTCATAATATCCTCCCACAAATCTACTATTTGTTGAATCCATTGTAATATCTGAATCTAGAGTAAATGAAATATTTTTGTAAATCGAAAAAGATGAAGTACCCACTAAAGTTCCTTTAGGTATATTGATAGACGGAGTAACATTTAAGGCTCTAAATATTATTTTACCTTTTGAAGGAAGAGCAACTCTTCGGGGTATAAATAATGAAGAACCTAAACTATCTAATTCATCACTTGTTAAATTATTTAAAAGTACTTTATTGGAAACGTTACCTAACTCAGTATAAAGGTCATTTATTTCTTGGGCGGGTACATTAATTAAAATATCATTAATAATTGTACCCTCATTAACATTAAATTGAGAATTTTTACTCTTTATAGCATTTTTTAAACTATCTATTATTTCATTTAAACTTTTCATTTTATTCCTCACTTATAGGAATTTGAACTAGTTGATTAGTTTGATTTATTATATTTAAATTTAACTTAAATGAATTAGAAGTAACATCAGTTATTTCAAAAGAATCAACTCTACTAATTATCTCGTCTTTGTTATCTGAATCTTTAGTAATCATATAAACTAAAGCTAGAACTCTAACTATTTCATCCTCTAATAAAGCCTCTAAATAGGCTGAATTTTCTAGTTGTACATTTATATCAAAAATGGTTGATCCTAAATCAGGATTCAAAAGATTTTCATTTTTTTCGGTTAAAAACATTTTTGCAATAAGTTGAGCCAATAAATCTTTACCATTAACCATTATTAAATCACCATTAAAAGGATCAATTTGAAGATCATTATTAGTAGAAAATTCAAAAGAATCACCTACTTTAGTTTTACACATTAAATCTATCATGGATCCTTTATATACTCCTTTAGTTTTTGAACAAATTTTAACTTTTCTTGTAAATCATTTAGTTTAGCTAGATTATTCTCTACTGTTAGGTTAGCTTTAGAAGTTAAGAATTGAGCATTATCCATACTAGCTGATAAAGTATTTAATGAATCATCAGCCCATTTAAGAATTTGAAAAACAACTGTTTTTCCACATTTGTTATTTAAATAGGCATTATTCTTTAAAGGATTAACAACATTATCTATTTCTCCTTTTAACATTTCAACATCACTTTTTAAAGATCCAAAAACTGTTTGAAATACATTTATAAAAGCTTCAGAGGACGAAGCAATCAAATATGTTAAAGAAGCAATTTGGGCTTGTAAAGCTGATTCAAGTATTTCAAGATAAGAAAGTAATAAAGCTGAAACTTCGGGTTCATTTATTATAGCTTCTAATATACACATTAAATTAGATATTCCCCACTTTTGAGCCTCTAGTGATAAATCTTTTTTTAATATTAATCTTGTTAAATACATATTTTAACCAGCTTGTGTTATTTGGGTAGTTACTTCTGCAAATACAATTGGGGTAGTTGGTGGACTTGTTGGTCCACTTGAAGAAGGATGAGTATGATTATTAAACTTATCCACAAAATCTTCAGTTAATAATTTTTTCACATTTTTACCCATCTTAATCGATTGTGCATCTATAGTAACCTCTCCTAATCTATTTATAGTTATTTTTGAATTATTAAAAGTTACTTCACACCCATCTGTTTTCAAATTAATGTTTCCACTACCTAATGGAGTATTTACCTTAATATTTACTCCACTTTTATCTATATTAAAATCACACTTTACAAGGTTAGTTCCATAAGTATACGAAAAATTTACTCCCCCAGTTGAATTTTGGAAAGTTGAAGTAGATAAAGGCATTTCTAGAAAATTTCCAATTAAAGCTTGTCCTTTTAAAGTAATTAAACGTGAGTCTATTAAAGTTTGAGTAGCTCCTAGATTAAATTTTGATTTTCCTAAACTTGTGGAAACTGATGCATCAATAAAAGCTTTTTTTAATATTAAAGTAGAAGTATTAGTTGTTTTGTTTCCTACTCTCCATGCATATTCATCCTCTTCCAATAAATTTTTACCATTTAACGTAGTAGTATCAAATAATTCTAAATCTCCTATTTCGACATCATTTTCTCTTAATGTGGTTACATAATAACTAAGATAGTCATTTGGTTGATATATTAAAATAATTGAATCCGTAGAAGGATATTTCGAAGATTTAGTAAGAGGATAATTTACTACAGTGAATTCATCAGTAGGAATAATACGAACTCTTAATTGAAGATTTTCATTAGTAGATGAAGGATCAGGTGGAACAACGTCTATTATTTGAGCTAGTTTTATCATTTAACCCCAAAGTTTTGGATTTAATAATAATCCTTCAGTAGGCATATTTTCAAAAAATTCAAGATAATTAGGTAATGTAACCCCAGAAGCTCTTAAATAGGATACAGTATAGCTTTCAGTTAAAGTTCCCCCAGCAGCTAAAGTAACTGTTTTTGAAGTAACATATCCCACAAATGAAGTTCCTTCTACACCATAATATATTTCTATTGGCATTCCTATATTAGCTCTTTCATATTCTTTTAAATCACTATTAAAAATAAAAGTTATATTACCTATTTGTTTTGAATAATTATGTTGAGTTAAATAAAACAATGCAAATTGATGATATTTTTCAGACAATTCTAAATCGGTTTTTCCAAATCTTATATTTGGATTAGCAATATCTCCCCCGTCTCTTAAACCATATTTTAATAGTAATTTTCCATTAGTATATGGATATTTTAAAAAGGGTAATAACTGTTGTAATATATTCATATAAAAAGAAGTTGTTACCCTAGTAAAAATTTGATTAATAGTGTGAGAACGATTAAAGTTTATCACATTAGAAGTATCTAATAAAGTATAATAATCTTCTTCCCCTACTCCAGCATCATAACTTAAAGGTCTAAATAAAATACCTCTTTCAGCATCTTCAAAAAATTCAAAAAAAGCTATTCGACTCATTTCTTTTATAATATCCATAGGAGTTTTTAAAGTAGGACTAAAGTCCTTAAAACTATTTTGTATATGAATTAGAAATCCTTGTAATTTGTCTAAAATGTCTCCTCCTGCAAATATTTTAAGTTTTAATGGAAATTCGTCTTCATCATACATCTCCTTAAATGCTATATGCATTAAAAAGATAGGAACTGTTAAAGGATTTAAAAGTTCATTTGGAGGAGTTTTATCATATTCTTTAAAATTATATCCTTTTTCTGTTATTATTTGTGTTTCTGATATTATACCTTTAATTTTTAAACCTAAATTTAATGTTAATAAAGTTAACACTGCATCTCTTACATTATAATTAGCAAATAAATTATTTAATGCTGTATAAAGATTGGTATCATTTCCTACCTCTAAAGTGCTATAAAACGCTTTTTGAAATAATCCAGGAGTAAATATACGTAAAGTTTCTTCTAAAAGATATAAAGAACTTTTACACGTTAACGTTATAGTTGGAATAGTTCCTGCAGCTTCATTAAATTTATTTTCGGTTACAAATCCTGCAAATATTTTTCTATAACCTAAAAGATCAAGATATGGAAAAAAACTTAATTTTTTATCATCTAAAGAAATCTCTCTTCCTTTAGCTACTTCACTTAAAGGAATACTAGAATTTCGAGCATATATAACAATAAAATCATTAGGTTGAATTAAATCAGCTAAATGTAAATTATCAAATATTAAAGATTGTAAATCATTTTGAGCATCCTCTTTTAAATAGTTATATACATCTTTTGATGAATTTGTACCTTCTACTAATCTAAATGGAATATTTCCCGCTACAGGTTGTTTTAAATCTTCAAATTTATCCTCTAAAGTACTATCTAACAAAGTTACACTACAAGTTGCATAAACATTATCTATATTAGATGTACTTGTGCAATTCATAAAAAAAGGAGTTATATCTAATTTTAAAACATTTTCTTTTTTTAGAGTAAGATAATATTTATCAATTTTTTCAAATGACTGATAATTTTTAATTTGGTTGTTAATATCTTCTAATTGTTTTTGCAAATCTCCATATCTATAAAAAGCTACCTTTGAATTAAAATAATAAAAAAGTTCAACTAAAAAATCTACAAATTCTTCATAACCTGTAAAAGTTATATTTTTTTCACTTTTAGCTTCTTCATTTATTTTTTCTGCTATTGAAGAATGAGAGGCAAATAAATAATTAAACATTAATTGTTTATATCCTGACATAATTCCTAGTTCTTCAAAATCTAAACTAGTTTTATTAATAAAATCTTTTATTTTTTGTTTAAAATAAACATCAGTTCCTATACTTATAATAATATTAGTTCTTTCTGGAAAACCTAACTTTAGGACATTTGGGTCTAAAGATAAGAAATCACTTGATTTAGCCTTTTCATCTATTTCATCTAAAAAATTGTGAAGTTTTAAAGCTAAAAGACCCTTACTAGTCTCATCTTCTTTATAAGGAAAACGCTCTTCGACTTCTCCAAACTCTCCATTTATTTTAAAAGAAGAAACAAAATTAATGAAAGAATTAATCACATGTTGACGAGCTTCAGAAGGTTTTTCTTGAATACCTAATTTATTTATTTGATTAATCAGATTATCCCTTCTTTTACTTAATTCTGCTAATCTATTATTATCTATTTTTTCTGAGGAATCTGGATAAGGATCAAATTTAGGGAAAGCTTTAAAAAGAAAAATCCTAACTGAAGGATATAAAAATTTTGTAGAAGAAGGAATTATTTTCTTTTGATTACTTTTAAAATCAATCATTTAACCTCATTTTTTTCTCATTAAAAAAGATTCTAGTTTATCTGCTCCCAAATTTAATTTCTTCTTCAAATTTTCTAATCCAAATAAGTTGAATGGTTTTACAAAAACTCCTAAAGCAAAATCTTGATATTTGAAATCTGCGTTATCTAATAATAACATATTTAACTGATATTTAAATCTTAAATTTTCCGCAGTTTCAGTAGATAAATCAAAATAAGTAAAAGAACCCCTATAAAGTTTAGTTTTATAAAATACTTTAATTATTCTATTTTCAGCAAAAAAGAAATCTCTTAAATAAGTTAATTCTCTATAAGCTCTAGTTCCTCCAGCATAACCTGTTATATACATAATAGTAAATTTAGGATACCATACTTGTAAAACTGGGCCCGAAACAGTATTGACTTCTTGAGTAACTGCAGTAGTATTTAATCGGATAGAAGTTGGATTAACTAAAAATCTTACTCCCTCAATTATTACTGGAAAAAAACTTGCCATAGATTACCCTCCTACCTTACTCGCCTCCTCAGCTTTTCCCCACAAGTATCCGCCTACCATTGTTCCTACTGCTAAACCCCCTTTTATCAATGAAACTGTTTTACCCGCAGGAAATAATCCAGATAGTAATTGTATACCCACTAAACCAGGTAAAGCTGCAGTTACCTCACCTAATGCGGGTGCAACTATTGTCTGCATTATATTAGCAATTTGTTTAAGAGGTTCTACTTGTGATTCTAAAACATCAACACCTTTTTTAGAGCTCTTAATTAATTCATCCATTCCCGATTCCTTTAAATCCTTTATTCTTTGACTTATTTCATCAACAGCACCCTTTCTTAATGCTTTCTCAAATTCAACTGCTTGTTGAGCAGTTAAGTTTACCCCAAATGTGCTTGCAAGTTGTTGAACCGCTACTTGACTTATATAGTCTCCATATGCTCCTCCAGTTGGAAGTTGGGGTAAAATTCTTTGAAAGGCAACCACAAATTCTTTAGCAATTTCCCCTCCTGTTTGAGCCACTCCAGTAGTAGGAAGTGCTCCGGTAGCTAAATATGTTAAAGCTCCATAGCTTGTCATAGATATATTAGATAAACCTTCACTTAATTTTCTAAATAAATCTTGAGTCTGAGTAGCAGTTAAATTAAATTGACTCGCAACCATATCAGTTATTGCCATAGTATATTCTAGTTCCCGATTACTTTGTGAAACATCCTTAAATTTTGTTGCTGCTCTAGTTAAAGTCGAAATCATTTCAAGTTGGTTTAAGTTATATTCTCTAGAAAGTTTAGAAACTTCACTATATAAAGTCATTTGTTTCCCAAGTGTGTCATTAAAGTTTTCATAAAAAGCTGTTGATGTTCCTCTTAAATTTGTTAATCCAGAGGCAATTTGAACTATCGTTCTATTAGCTTCATCACCACTTAAGGTATAATAAGCAAGAGCCTCTCTAAAATGAACTAAATTTTTCTCAGCTTCCTTTCCTGAGGCTGAAACTCCTTCAAGTAATAAGGGAGCTTTTTTTGCAATCTCAAGCATCCACTCACCATATTTAGCTACATCAGCATAATATAAATGTTCTGGGGGAACAGCTAATTCTTTTCCTGCTCCTGTTCTAATTAAAGCTTCAATAGATGTCCCAAATTTATTTATTTGATAGGTTATATTTATTATTGAATTAAAAAGATCACCAAAATCTCTTGCTAAACTTTCTGGAATTGATTTTATTTTTTCTTTCCAAGTACTAGTTCCTTCATCTAATTTATCTAATAATTCCCTAATTTTTTTATCAACATTCAATTCATCAATTCGATTAGTTAAAGCTTTAAAAGTATCTCCCAATCCACTAATATTAATATTATTTGCAGCACTAAAATCTCTTAAATTTTTTTGAAATTCACCAAGATGTTTACCTACTTCAGAATACTTATTTGAATAGCTTTCAACAGCTTCAGTAAACTTTTTAACTAAAGCAATTTGATCTTCTGTAGCTGTTTTATGGGTTTCACTTAACCTTTTAAAAATAGCTTCAGCTGCACTAGATATTTCTTCAAATTTTTTAAATAAATCTTCTTCTTTCATAATTTTTAATCTACCCTATCTATCAAAGTATCAACCTCCCCATTCTCCTTTAACAATTGTTGTAACTCTTCATCACTCTTATCTGGATAATATTGCTTTAATTCTTCCAATAATAAGGAATCATCCGCTTTAGTAATTGTTGTTTCTGTATTAAGTAATTCAGGACGAATAACTTTCATTAAAGTATCCAAAATATGATACTTTTCTTTTTCATCTTGATAGATGTGATGAAGTAACCAAAGTCGCTCTAAATCATCTAATTTTCGAATTTCCGAAAGAGGTTTTTTGAAAAACTTACACAATAAATAATCGTCCCGGAAAGGTAAATCGTTATCTATTTTTTTTTTAACTCATCAATTATTTTAGTTTTTTCATTCTCTATATCTGCAACTATTTTAAGTAAATCTAATACATCTTCTGGAGATAAATCTCTCAAATACTTTTCAGCTTCCGAGCTATTAATAGGTTGTCCATTTATTTTCTTTAAATGATACACTAAACTTATTAGGTTTTGCTTCATTGCTTTAATATTTGCATCTCCATCCTCTTTACTCAATTTCTCATACATAGTGGATATATCAAGTATATCACCATAAGTCAATGAGGTGAGGGTTAGTGTATCTTCTCCTAATTTCACATCTTTTACTATTTGCTTTATCATTTCTCCTCCTATCTAATTATTCTTACTTATACTGTAAAATATCTCCTTTTTGCGTATCCTACATCTACAGTCTGAATTATATGTATGTTTCCTGTTACAGAATAAGATTTTGGATTTGTAGTAAACCAACAACCTAAATAAAGAGTAACTGCCTGAGGAGTTTTTACTACATTTCCATTAGCATCTTTAGTAACATTATATTCAACCTTAGCTATTGTGAAAGGTTTAGTTTGATTTATTAAATCAGCATCCACATTAGCGATAGCTTTTATAGCATCTCCACTATAAAGAACTATTCTTTCTATCCTTAAAGTTCTATCTACAAGTTGAGGTATTCTTTCAACTATCTCACCTGCAGAATCAGCATCAACTTCATATCGAGCTGGAGCAGTACGACTATTAACTTCCTCTAATTTAGTTATAGCTCCTATAGGTGTAGCACTCCCATATTTACCTGAAGCTATATTACCCGCTATACTAGAAAGATTTTGAGTTAAATCTAAATCATCCTTAATTGAATATATTTTTATTGAAGTAGCTAGTCTAGCATTAGTTAATGGTAAATCTGCCATAAAAACCTCCTATTTAAATCGTAAACCTAATATAAATATATTTGAGAGTAAATATAGGTTTAATCTCAAATGAAACATCTACTTGGGTGGGTTCTTGATCATTTTTCTTCACTACTAAATTGTTGTAACTATTTATAATTCCATTAGATATTAAACCATCTAAGAAATTAGTAATGAAAGCATAAATTAAAAGAATTATTTCATCTGTTAAAGGTTTACCAATAAATGCACCCTCAGTTATATTCATTACTCTAGTCATTACATAATCAATTATATCTACTATTTCTCCACTTGAATGTAAACCATTTTGAGAGGTAGTTAACCAATCTCTTACTCGCATAACATTAATATTTGGAACTTTTTCTATAATTGTTACTCCAGCTCCGGCCACCATATTCTTTTCTGTTCTTGTCCAAGTATCATTTATATCTATAAAACTTACTAATTGAGCCCTTAAAAGAGGTTGTGAAGGCAAAAGAGCAGCACATCTCTTTGCGGCAAGTTCACACGCTATAAAAGAACTTGGAAGAATTATATCTATTCCCCCTTCTGTTCTTTTTCCTATAAATGGATATACTAAAGTTATTCTCATATCATTTATCGATTGAGCTAATGATATAATACTTTCTTTATCCATTTCTGGCAAACCAAACATTGCTTTTCTAGGTTTCCTTTCAGTTAAAGAACTCATAAAGTCCACATGACTTTTTAAATCTGTCAATATGTTTTTATCATTAGTAAGTGGAACAATATAAGAACAATCATAATTTTTAAGTTTCTCTAAAGCTTCTTTAATTCCCACATAATCATTTAAACTAGGATTTAGAGGAACACAAAGAAGAGCTGAAACATTATTCTCAAATGCAATTTTTGCTCCAAGGCTTAAAGAAGTACTTAAAGGATTATCAGTATCTATTTCTCCATATTCATCTACTATTTGAGAATAAGCAAAGAAATATTTTGGTTGATAATCATCTGGATAAATTTTCTTTCTAGGATAACTTACATAGAAAGTATTATCTACTTTTGGTTCCTTTGATCCCCACTCTATTTGTTTATTCCACCATTTCAAAAAAGATAATCCATCTGAATCTCCTACACTTAATACTTCAATTGAAGTTGATACAAAATAGTTAAAAGTATGAAAATCTTTAACAACTATTTGAATTTGGGCTATTCCTTCAATAGTAACTGAACTAGCTATAGCAACACTTCCTAAACTAAAATTTAAAGCACTAATTACATCATCTATTCCATTTATAGGCTGCCCAAAAAGAATTGTTATTGGACTAGCTCCATTTATACTAAAAGTTAAACTTTTTCCTTCTAATGAACTCCAATTAAAGGTTGAATCTACATTTGTAATCAAAGTAGCTTTAATTGGAGAACCATTCAAACTCCAATCTATTTTATTATTGTCTTTAACGACAAAATCCATTCCTACTTTATAAATGTTACTAAATTGATCATTTATAGTAGTAATAAATGAAGCATCTGTGGTAGTATAAGATAAGTTATCTATTGGACCATCTACTTTTACAATTTCTTCTTTCTCTATTTTTGTATCTGCTCCTCTACCAATTAATGCAAGTACATTTATAAATAAACCAGAAGGAAGAGTAGTAGTTGGAGAATATTCTACATATACTCCAGGTTCAACACCCAACTGTTTTAAATTTGGCATAATTAACCTCCTATTTTATAATCAAAATTTATTTTTGTTAATAAATCATACTTTACTTCATCAGTATACTCAGTAAAGAATTTCATTCTCATTTTACTTGAATACCACCATCTATCATTTATATATGTTTGACTCGAAGGATCAAATGAAGAAGAAATAATAGCAATTCCATACTTCTCTAATTCTTCAGTAAACTTTTTAGAAAAATCATAAACTACATCCACAAGTTTATCTCTATCTATGGTACTTAAAGATAAAATTTCTATATTCACATCCCCAGTAATCAAAGCTCCCATAACATCAGTAGTTTCATTTTCTCTATAAAAAAAGTCTGAATTCTGAACGAATCTAATCTCATTAGAAGGAACTGTATTTACAATTATAGCAGGAACCATAAAAGGTTCTAATGGAGTAACATCAAAAATAATCAATTTAGTTTTCTCATAATCAGGCATTCCTTCATCTTTTTCTACATACGTATAAGTAGGATGCTTTTTAAAGATATCCCTAAGATGTAAAATAAAAGCATTTCTAATCCTAGTAACTACCTGAGAACTATCTAAGCCACTCATATTTAAAATCAATATTTACAAATTGGACTTTACCTCCGGATGATCTTTTAAAAACTCATCTAGTTTACTAATCTTTTTTAAAAATTCCATATACGCTTCAACATATCCCTTATCAATCCTAATAATTGAATCCTCACCTTTTTTAAATCGATCATGTAATATCTCTGTTGCATAATCATATATAATAGCTACATCATCGGCTTGGGCTATTGCATCTTCTCCTTTTGGCCAAGGTTCCTTTATAACATCAAATGCATAAAAATAAGAATACTTTGCATTTTGCATAATAATATCTTCCCACTCGTCTTTAATTTTCCCTTCAACTATTTCGGAAGCATATGCATAAGTTAAATAAGGATCTCTAACTACTGGGATTAATATTTCAGCTAATTCTTTATTTTTATCATCAAGTACCTTTTCCAATACTTCTTTGGCTTTTTCTGGATCTTTTAATAAATCAGTTATATTCATATTCTATCTTTTTACTTCTGGATGATCTTTTAGGAATTCATCTAATTTGTTTATGTTTTTAAGAAACTCAACATAAGGTTCTAACCAAATTGAATTTATTATTGCTTTTTCTCCTTTTGGAAATCTATTATGTAACACTACTTTAGCATAATGATAAGCATAATAATTCTCTTTACTAATAACATCTTCTCCTTTAGGAAAAGGTCCTTGTAAAACATTTTCAGCATAAAGATAAGAATATTCTGAATCTTTAGCAATGGTATCCTCACCTTTAGGAAATGGACCCTTTAAAACCTCTGCAGCATAAGAATAAGAATAAAAAGCATTTTGAGCAATAGCATCTTCTCCTTTTGGAAAGGGACCATGTAAGACATTTTTAACATAATAGTAAGAAGTAAAAGGCTTTTGAGAAATAGCATCCTCTCCTTTTGGAAAAGGACCTTTTAAAATATAGTTAGCATAATCGTAAGAAGCATAAGAATCTTGAGCAATAATATCTTCCCATTCGTCTTTAACTTTTCTTTTAGCTATTCGATCTGCATATCTATAAATTAAATAAGGATCTTTAACTATTGGAATTAACATTTCAGCTAATTCTTTATTTTGGGTTCTAATAGCCAAATCTAAAACCTCTTTTGCTTTTTCTGGATCTTTTAATAAATCAGATATATTCATAATTTAACCTCTGGGTGATCTTTTAAGAATTCGTCTAGTTTACCAATTTCTTTAAGAAAACCTATATAAGAATCAATATATTTTTTATACTTAATTATAGCTCCTTCTCCTTTAATAAATCTATCATTAAGAATAAATTTGGCATACTCATAAGAATGATAATCATCTTTAGATATAGTATCTTCTCCCTTTAGGAATGGACCCTTTATAACTTCACAAGCATAAAAAAAGGAATAAAAAGGATCAGTTGCAATTGCATTTTCTCCTTTTGGAAATGGTTCATGTAAAACATTTAGGGCATATCTATAAGAATATTCTGCATCGGTGGCTATAGCATTTTCTCCTTTTGGAAAAGGACCATTTAAGACTTCATAAGCATAATGATACGAATATCTAGGATTGGTAGCAATTATGTCTTCCCATTCATCTTTAATCTTTCCTCCAACTATATCTCTAGCATATCTATAAATTAAATAAAGATTTTTAACTATTGGGATTAATATCTCAGCTAATTCTTTATTTTGGGTTCTAATGGCATTATCTAAAGCCTCTTTTGCTTTTTCGGGATCTTTTAACAAATCTTCTATATTCATACTTTATCTTTTACTTCTGGATGATCTTTTAAGAATTCGTCTAGTTTACCAATATTTTTAAGAAATTCTACATATTCTTTAAACAAATAATTATCTTTGACAATCTCTTTTTCTCCTTTAATGAATCTATTTTTTAAAAAATATTTTGCATACTTGTAAGAATATTCTGGATTTTTAGCAATAGCATCTTCTCCTTTTGGAAAAGGACTCCTTAAAACATCTCTAACATAATAATAGGAATATTTCGGATCTTTAGCAATAGCATCCTCTCCTTTTGGAAAAGGTTTTTCTAAAACAAATTCTGCATATGAATAAGAGTTTTTAGCATCTTGTGCAATAATATCTTCCCATTCATCTTTAATTTTTCCCTTAACCATTTCTATTGCATATACACAAGTAAGATAAGGATCTTTGGCTATTGGAATTAATATCTCAACTAATTCTTTATTTTGGGTTCTAATAGCCAAATTTAAAATCTCTTTTGCTTTTTCTGGATCTTTTAATAAATCAGATATATTCATAATATAAATCAATTTGGACAATTTTAGATTAATTGAACAATTTTGTTAATACATTCGTCTACATTATTCTCTATCTCTTTCTCGTAAAATCGTAATACTCTATATCCTAAGTGGGTGAGTTTGTGGGTGATTTTGGGGTCCCTGTTGCGTTGTTCTATAATCCAGTGGGGGAGTTTTTTGTCTTTGAATACTTCAAGGTTTCCATGAAAAAAATCTCCATCGCAATAAATTAGTATCCCTTTACTTTGATTGGTGTGGTCTTCTATAAAAAAATCTGGGTAAGCGCAAAATCTACCATCTCGTATCTCTTTCTGTTGTTCGAAAGGTATCCCTCTTTTTTCGAGTGCCTCTTTCATCTTGAGTTCGATGGAGGTGTTGGAGGTTTTTTGATTTTTTTCGTGATAAATTAAATAACATCTTACTGAGCAAAATCTTCTATTTTCATCTATTTCATTTTGACTTACCCTAAACTTTTTACCACAATTTGGACATTCTAATGTAAATTTTTTAACTATATCTTTACCTATTCTTTTTCTACTATTATGATTGTTTGCACATTTCACTGAACAAAATTCGAAAGGTTTGCTTGGAATAACTTCAAACGTTTTTCCACATTCTTTACAAATTCGAGTTTCTCTTTTTCTAAGAGGATTATTTTCACTTTTATAATAGATTGTTCTACATTTTTCACTACAAAACTTTCTATCTTCTGAAGGAATTGTCTCAAACTCTTTTCCACATATGGAACATTTCTTTTTTATTCTATTAAAAGAAGGATGATTTTCTCCTTTCAAATTTTCAGAAAACCATTTTCTATAGCAATCTAGGGAACAAAATTGTTGTGGTGAATTATGAGGTACCATAAACTCTTTTCCACATCTTTTACATTTTCGTATTTCTAAATTAAGTTGCTTTTGTCGCCATTCCTCATAACATTTACGAGAACAAAATTTTTTTCCTTCTTCCATTTCAATAGGTCGAGCACTAAATTCTTTCCCACAATGTTCGCATTTTAATATAATTTTCTCTTTCCAAACAGGGTTATTTTTTCCTTTAAAGTGATTCTTTTCAAATTCCATAATACATTCATTACTACAAAATCGTTTATGTTCACCTATAGGTGAACTAAATTCTTTTCCACACCATTCACATTTTTTTGTTACAATACTTTTGGATTTACGATCTTTGATAACGCATTCAAAAGAACAATACTTTTTAGAAGGGTAATCGGCTTTAAATTCTTTTCCACATACAATGCATTTCTTTATCATATGATTATATTACACAAAAGAAAAGAATTTTTTTACCCTTATAGAATTGTAAATAAACGTCAAAATATTACTGATTTGGGAGTGATATAAATTAGGGGCTATTCCACTGGAACGCGCTTCCTAAACTTATCTTTAAAAATTGACTTAGTTGAGATTGATAGCGGGGCGTTCCTATCCCCCTTGGTCCAATCTTCACAAATTCAGTCTTCTTATAGTTCCCCACCATCCTCAAATACACCACTGCCATATTCTGAATTGCAGTACCCACCTTGGCAGTTTGGTCAACATTAACTGATAACCCTTGATCACTAAAAGTGAAATCTTGGAGTGAGGCTCTCATCTGATGAAACAGAAGAGAATAGAAACTTACTCCAAATTTTAATAATGCCCACACATCAGGATTAGTAACTCTTACATTATTATTTTCTTCTATTAATAAACTATTTAACGAAACACCAGTTAAAGGAGGCATTAAATTGATATCTGCCAGAACCAGTTCAACAAATTGAATTAATTGGGAAGGATTAGAATAAGAAGCCCAATTTTCGGGAAGAAGTGTATTAACTTCTTTTATAATAAACTCATCTTTAGTCATGCATTATTATTGATTAATTTTTCTAAAATCTCCAACTGACCACTTAACTTAATAAGTTCCGAAGCAACAATTTGTTTATTTTTCTCCAATTGGTTAAGTTGCTCATAAAGAGAATTATACTTAGTTTGTATTTCCTCTTTCATTTTAATTAACATTTCTTTATTATCTTCTCCATCATTTTTTATTTGATCATCTTTTATTTCCTCGTCTGGTCTCATATCTCCTCCTTTCAATTATTTTTCTAAAAAATAAACAATCAACCCAGTAATAATACTTCCTACTCCAGCAACCAGAATTGAATATATATCAATTTTAGTATTCAATTTACTAATTATTACAATTAAACTGTTCTCTTGATTCCCCTCTTCTCCCCACAAAAGAGTTTTTATACTAATTACTCCTTTTTCTATTTCGTTTAAACTTTTTTCCAATAAACTAACCTTAGTTTGTAATCCATCACTTCCATTTCCTTGAATTATCTTTTCTAGTTTATTTACCTTCTCTTCAAGCAATTCAATTCGGTAATTTTCCATAATTACACCAAACTTCCTTCCAATATTTTTATATATAAATCATTATTTACATTTAGAAGGACACGTGGAAATCTTAAAGGTTGAAATCTATATAAAGCTTTTTCTGCATAGTCTGTAAAACCTTCTATCATCCCCTTTCTAGATGAACCCCCATTCATTAACCAAATCTCTTTTTCTTTAAAAGTTCTTGTTTCTGGACAAGCTATATATTTACCTATTGGTTTACATAAAGGTTGATGAGAATGACCTCTAACAAAAATATCTACATTACTCCAAATTTCAGACATATTTATAAATCGATTTACATCATTTCCACCTGTAACAGCTCCACCTTTTCCATGATGAGCATGAATAGTTAAATAATTTTCTTTTTTATTTTTCTTGAATATAATAAATATTAAAGCTTGGCCATTACCCAAATAAGGCATTTTTAAAAAATTGGCTAAAATTTCAGTAGAAGTTTTTCCTGTAGAAAATTCTCTATAATGATCTCCATCCAAAAGACCCAACCCTTTTACTTTTTTAAAAAAGTTTAATTTTGGTAATGTTTCGTCTTCTATTATCCTCATCTTTTCTAAATCTTCAGCTATGTAGGCCTCTCGTCGATCAATAAAGATTTCTCTTCTTTTTAATCGAGTAGATGGTCTATCATCATCTATTACATCTCCATTCAATATTACCAAAGGTTGAATGTTTTTTTCTATGTCTCTATCAATACATTTTTCTATCCTTTCTAAGGGTTCTTTTGTAAAAGAAATACTTCCAATATGCAAATCTGAAATATTATATAGGCTAAATAATTGGTTTTTCTTTACTATTCTAAATTCATGTTTAACTATGATCATCTATTCCTCCTCCAGTCAAATCAAGGTTTTTTTATTAACTTTTTCCTACAGTTTCCTTCAAATAGTTGTAAAGTTCTTCTTCAGATATCTCCTTTTCCAAATATTGAGTCACTTTCTTTCTTATTTCTTTAAATAATTCTGGTTTAGTTTTTATCAATTTCATTAACTTCATTTCATCTAAAAATTCTTCATTTATCAATCTTTCAAACATATCCTTTTCAACATCAATAATTTGAATACTAATATCTTCATCTTTGTTTGCTTTTTTAGTTAATAAAGTAAGTATAACAGATTTCATATGCTTGAACATTTGTATTTGTTTCAAATGTTTTTCAGCATCAGCCTTTGTTTTGTGAGATGAAATAATTTTTCCTGTATCATGAGATACAACAACCCATTCAGCTAAATCACCTTTTGAATCTTTATGACCTGGAATATGTTTTATGTAACTTTTTAATTCTATCATTCTTTACCTCCTATAGATTATATCCAAAAGGGGAGACAATATTTTGAATTGTCTCCCCATCAATATTTTTTTATTTTTTCTCTATAACATCATCCATTGCTTTAGTTACAGCTTCATAGTATCTTTTGAATTTATCTCCTAACGAAATAGTAAGTGCTCCATAAAGTGCTGTAACTATTTCATTAGCTATCCCAAGATAACTTGCAGGAACAACTCCTAAGTAAATAACTACTTTTATAGCTATAATTAAGATAAGAGTAATAACACTTTTCCATCCCGTCATTTTGGAGAAAAGTTTACCTATTATTCCTCCTATCTTTGCTTTTAATAACATATTCAGTATCCAACCTTCTACTTTACCAAACATAATACCTCCTATTTAACCTCAACTTCTACACCCAAAATTTTTGCTATATCTTTCAAAAATTTTTCTGAATGCTCTTTATTTCCCTTTACAAAATGGTCTTCTCTGAAACAACTTTCAATTATCTCTATATATTCATTTCCGTTAAAAGAATAAACATTTATTGTAAAAGGAATCCTTGCCTTTAAATATACATCTTTAAGATATTCCTCATTTATTTTATTCTCATCTATCATATCTACCATAATGGTTTCCAGCTTTCTATTCCAACAACATTTTCAGTTGAAACATATACTTTATGTTCTGTATAATTATAAACAAAGCAACCTTCATCAAAGCCCGTTGTGGGTAGATTTTCAACACTTCCAACTAAACACATTTGTTTAGTAGCAGAAGTGCTATCTTGGACATAGAACGGAGAAGTGCTATTAGTTCCACCTGTAGTATTAAAATAAACCCAAGATGTATCTCCATAACTATTATCAATAACTATTTGCCCTGTTATTAAATTACCAATATTTAAATTTCCTGTAGGATTTCCTACCCTGTGATTATCTACTGAAATATTTTGTCCAATAACAATATTATTATGTCCATTTGCTTGAGAATTATGTCCTATTACTATATTATCATAGCCACTAGAAACATTTTGAACACCTATTGCTATATTACCAGAGGGATTATATCCTCTTGGTGGGGGTGCTAAAGCTACATTTGTCTCTGTTGTTGTCAGGGTATAATCACCAATTGATATTCCCGAAATATCATCAGAATAAGATTTGCCTAATTGTAGTTTAGAATATTGATAATTAGTATCTATTCCAATGTCAGCACCATAAAATGTTATCCAATTTACATTATTTATCCAATTGTTATTCATATCAAGCGTAGTCGTAGCAATATGATTTCCAAGATTATCTCCAGACCCCCCACCGAAAGGAACACGATTTTTATAAAGAGTGCCTGTAAAATTTATGTCTCCATTAACATCTAGCATATAGGAAGGGCTTACACCAAGCCCAACCTTCATACTTGTAGGAGTAATAAGTTTTGAAAAATTACTGATATTCAATATATTACTTCCATTTCCTGATAAATAAGCATTATTTTGATGCATCAATAACCATGATTGAATAGAAGTCGTATCTCCTTCTATAGTTAGTTGTTTAACATTACTTATATCATTTCCATTCATATTCAACGTTGTTGTCGCAATATGATTACCAAGATTGTCTCCACCACTTGCTATTCCAGTTAGATGAGAACCATCCCCATAATATGTTGCATTCTGAATTAAATAACCAGCCATATCTAAATTGCCACTCATTGTATCGCCTGATTTGTTTAATTTTATATTCCCAAGCGTTGTTGTATCTTGTGCTACTGCATCAAATTGTTGCGTTATTGTGGAAAAGTCAATTAAACTATTTGGTATTATTCCTATTAGCTTGTTTGAAGATATACCCAATATTTTATCATCGCCCCATTGCCCATTTATCGCATTTGTTGTTAAATATACATCCACATCTTTTACTTCGCCATCTACTATTTTCGCGCTCGTTATTGTGTTGTCAGCAATACCACTTGCTTGAACCCCAGTTAAATTAGAGCCATCACCATAAAAAACAGCATTAAGTATTGATTTACCTAGCATATCCAATGTTCCATTTATATATGTATTTGTCGTAATATATATGCCTGTGTAATCAGTTCTGAGTTCATCTACATATGTAGCATTTTTGTATGGAGAAGTAGAAACTACTATGTTTCTAAATCCCGAATATCCTAAGCTTAATGCGCTTAAAAATATTCCTATTGCTAATATTAACTTTTTCATTTTTTTCCTCCTGTTTATCCTTTAAATTCTTCTAGCCTAATACCTGTATAACCTTTCCTTATCGCAGAAACTATCCAATTAAATTCGACGTCATTACCTTGTATAGATTTAACTACAAAATAATTGGTTCCTTTTTCTGAAATATACAAAGAAGCAGGGCCATAAGGAGTAACATGTATATAAAGTTCGCCTTCTATTGTCTCTAAAAATATTGGGTCTAAGTCTATTCGTTTCTCTCCATTTACTAAAGTATCTTTTCCTTCATCATAAAGTCTAACTGTAGCTGCTTCCATACAAGAAGTCAATCTTGCGCCATAATCTTGAGTTTTTACAATTGCATGTTTATCCGCTGCATAAAAAGATCCCCATACTGTAAGATTCCCATTTACTGTAGCACCAGAAAAAAGCGCATTTAATCCAGTAACATCCCCGTTTGTACTAATAAAACTTCTTACTGAAAGACTTCCACCTATTGAAACACTTCCAGAAAAATTCGCACCTTCCCCAGTGACACTCCCGCTCACATTGATAGAAGAACCTATCATTATTGATGTAGGACCACTAATCCCCCCATTTGCTTTTATCGACCCATCAGCGACAAGTTCTGCCCCATTATTAATATGAAGAGCATTAGTAACATTTATAAATGAAGCTTGTAGCCCATTAACAGAACCATTAGGTGTCTGTATTGGTTCATAGGTAACATCTGGAATACCTCCTAAAGTTCCATTATTATTATATTGCAATTGCTTATCATTTCCACCTGGAGTAGTTGTGAAAGGATTCCCATTTACTAAATATTGCCCTGTAATGTTTATATTACCATTAATATTCGTATTTCCTATAATGCTTGTATTTCCCGTTAATGTACCACTATTTTGAAAAAAACTTAATTCAGATATACCAGTAATATTAAATCCATTCATATTTAAATTTTGAGTAATATTTTCACCAATTTCATTTATATCTATTTGGTTTATTTTTACAACTTTACTTAATCCACTCATATTAATTTCCTCCAAGATCGATTAAAATTGTTCCTGTCCATGCATAGAAATGTTTGGTATCCATCGCAAAATATATAGTACTAACTTTATTTTGGTTATTTATTATATCAGAATAAAAAGTTGATACTATAATTCCATTATCTCCAGATATGTTATATGGTGTCTGTAAATTTGGGTCTCCTCCAAGATCTATTAACATTGAACCTGTCCAACCATAAAAATGCCCCGTGTCTCTCGCAAAACAAATGGTTCCCGGATTTTTAGAGTTTAAATTAGAGTAATCATCTATAATAATATCAGATCCTTGCCCATCATTCAAATTATAAGAATTTCCATCCCCCCCAAAATCTATTAGTTGTGTTCCTGTCCAACCATAAAAATGCCCGTTATCTTTTGCAAAATACATAGTACCCGCAGATTTACTCAAACCTACTATAGTATCGTAAGAATAAATATTAACATAACTCCCAAAATTACCTTTAATTTCCAATATCGTTTTATCGGGGTTAAATTCTATAATATGATCAGTTATGGCCATCCCCAATATTTGAACTTGATTCCCCGTTGAAGAAGGAATAGTCTGAGTAATTTGGCCAGCAGTGGTATCCAAGTAGATTTCTTTACCTATAACATAAGTTTTTGAATCATCCCTCCAATATCCTAATTTTAATGCCTTGCCAGAACTATTAGCTGGTATATTTTCAATTACTAAAATAATAGCCGGAACTCCAGTAAAATCTGTTGCATTTGCCTTATAAAATTTACCATCAGAACCACATCTACATACATCTCCTTGTAATAAACTTTCTCCTGCAGTTATAGTTATAACTGTTCCTGTAGCACTTAAATTATTAGAAGGTAATTCTTCTTTAATATATCCTGTAGTTCTTATACTTCCAATAACATCAAGTTTTTCAATTGGAGATGTTGTCCCAATGCCAACATTACCAGCATTATCAATAAAAACCCTATCAGTATTATTTGTCCTTAAACTTAATGCATAATTATCCTTTGTGCCAATAAATGCATTTGCTCCAGCTGATATGCCTATATTTCCTACAACATGTAATTTTTCAGATGGAACTTGAGTCCCGATACCGACACCCAAAGAACCCCATACTCCTGATCCGGGAAAAAATACTGCACCATTCGGATATAAAAATAAACCTCCTGATGAATAGTTGTATTGAATAATATCATACTGTAATCCACTACTTACTAGTTTAGCCCTAATAGTAAATGCATAATTTCCATATACAGAACTATTAAACATTATAGTATTTGCATCACCATATGCTAAAATAGTGGAGTTAGCAACTTTTATATTTCCGTTTACCTCAAGTTTTTCAGAAGGTGTTGTCGTCCCAATCCCAATGTTTGTTCCATCATTATATAAATTACTATCCGCTAACCAATTCGTTCCGTCATTTCTTAAGGTTTGCCCTAATGTTCCTGAAGGGAGGGAACTACTATGAGCATCTACATAATTTTTGGTTGCAGCATCATAGATATTTATAGGATCTGCTAAATTAACTATTTTTTTATTATTCAAATTCAAATCAGCATCAATAGTTAATTTACTTGTAACAACTGCACCATCTTTTATATCTACAGATTCAATAGTTAAATCTTTAATCAATTGAGAATCAATTTTAGTATTAGGCATTTATTCCCTCCCCACATCCAAACAATCAATTAACTGCTCTTTCTATAAATGAATTGAATAATACTACTATTTGAAGGAGCTTCTACAAAAGTTATAGTAGAACCTGAAATAGAATAATCTTCTGGAGCAGAATATAACAAACCACTTACATATACCTTAACAGAAGCATCCGATATAGGAGTATTAGATAAATCATATTGAGTTGTTGATCCATCACCATAAGCTTTTTCTCTAATCTCAATTCCCACATCTACTTTATTACTTCCTATATATAATGAACCACTAATTTTAGCATCTCCATTTACATCAAGCATTACTGTTGGAGATGTTTTTCCAATTCCTAAAAATCCATTTGAATCATATTGAGGTATTTTACTTGCTGTATAACCTACATCAACTTGTATAATACTTCCATTGCTTCCTATTAATCCATTTCCTACTATATTTCCAAGTTTAGATGCAATAATAGCATTATTTTGAATTTTAGAGGTAGATACTGCATCATCTTTCAAATACAAATAACCATTAGTATCCACTCCTAAAGTCACATCATCATAATTAACCTTTAACTGACCATCAGTTAACTGAGATGTTAATGCTAAACCACTACTTGTTGCAAGATCAATTCCAACTTCATCAGTTGGCAATTCTTTTATACCTGCACCAAATTTTACATTTAAAATATTTCCAACTTTTTCTAAACCTGCTCCTGCATCAACCATTCCTGTACCCGTAAATTGAACCCATTTAAAAGTACTAACATTTTCTGAATTATATACCCATCCTTGATCATTAGTCGTTTCAAATAATGCATAATCTGCTTGCGGAATCACAAAAGTCCAACCCGAAGTTGTATATTGAGCAATATTATTTACATGAGTTCCATTATTTATTAAATATCTATCTCCTACATTTGGATTTGAAGGTAAATTTACTTCATCTATTATAGATATAACAGGTTCTTGCCAACTTAATCCACTAAGTCGACTATCAACATAATTTTTTGTAGCAGCATCATTAGCATTAACTGGAGAAGCTACATTTTTAATATAATGACTTCCCAAATCTAAATCTCCAGTCATTATTCCACCTGCAAGAGGTAGTTTAGAATCTAGTTGAGACTGTATAGATGATGTAACTCCACTTACATATCCTAATTCAGTTGAAGTAACATTTGAAACATCTATTACACCATTTACATTTGATATCAATGCTTTACTAACACTTAAACTAGCTAATTTTGATAAAGTAATTGCAGCATTACTAGCAACATTAATATCATTTATTGTTCCACTCCTAAGTTTTCCTAAACTATCAAAATCAGCTTCACTAGTATTTAATTTTGATATACTTATATTAGCCGAAGAACTAATTTTCGAATCAGTTAATTCTCCATCTTTTATTTTTCCATTAACAATAGTAAGATCTTGTATTTGAGATCCACCATGTATTTTTGTTACCGCCATATAACCTCCTATTAATTTATGACACTAAATAGTCTACACTTAATATCATCTTATCAAAAACTAAAGTTTCAGGTACTAATTCAATAACTCTCCCATTCACATTATAGTCTATTCCTTTAACTAAATGAACTCCATTCAAAGATACTTTTTCTGAATCAACTAAAATATCATAAGGTAAAACAACCTGATGTTGTCCATCCAATAAACTAAAAATACTTTTTTCAAAAATAACATCTAAATATCTTGAACTTAATCTATTATAATACTCCAAAACTAAATTATCTCCTACATTCAATTCAACACAATTCATTAAATCTAATCTATTAAAATCTGTAATTACATACTCATTACTGTAACCATATAACAATCTTAATCCATTCAAATATAAACTTTCAGATTTTTGTAAAACTTCATTACTTAAATTAAAACTTCTTTGGCTTAATGGATCAGTTATTACAAAAGTTTCAATAATTTTATAAGGAACTCCCCAAACATTCAACTTAATCCACTCATATCCATCATCATAATATAAAACTTTTTGAACTCTATGATATACAACTCTTCCTTCATAACCCGCTGGAGGTAACTCATCAACATTCTCAATTCTTAATTCTTTCAATTGTTTTAATTTTAAATCTAAATCGTCATTAATGTTCAGTTTTTCTACCGTAATAGATTGATCACTAATATGTTCACTTGTAATAATTTTAGATGCAATCTTTTCAGCAGTAATTGCTCTATCTTTAATATCTTCCGTTTGAACATCTAAATTTTTAATTATTTCAGAAGTAGCTGACTCTATTTTTCCTTGTTGATCTAATCGTATTCGAGGCATAGATTTACTCCTATCTCAATTTTATGTAATCAACCATAATATCATCTCCCTCAATTGGTATAATAGATTGAAAAATAAATGATTGTAAATCAGGTCCTTCTATATAATCAATATCCAAAGTTTGCCTAACCCCATTTAAATATACACACAAAGATCCAGCTCTAAAAATAGATGTTGTTCTAAACGTGGTATTAACTCCATCCTTCACTCCAATCACTGGTTGATTAAATGTATAAGAAGCATCAACAGGATATTCTACAAAAGGAGTTTCATCCCAAGTTGTAAAAGTTTTATCACTTACAGCAAGAGCATCATCTAAACTACTTTCTTCATTATTAGAATTAATCTGAGTTATCTTGTAATAATAATTAATTTGATAATTAAATGGAACTTGATCTACATACTCTTTCTGGGATGATGGAACACTAGCAATTTTTTCAAATCCACCAGTGGATGAATTAGATCTGTATATGTTGAAAGAAACAATATCAGGATCAATGCTTTCCCACATCAAATAAAATCTGTTATACACCAATAAATTTAAAACTTTCAAATAAATGATAGGATTTGGTTGAGCCATGTTACCTCTTCTCAATTATCGTGTAAAGTTTGGTCGAAAATTTAATATCCTCTAATGTCACTTGTTTAAAATCAAATTTGATAAGTAAATGAATCAAATTAAGTAAATATGCAATAAAAGTAATTCCACTATAACTCAATTTTTTAGGTTTAAAAATTTGTCTAAACCAACCATTTTTGTATTTCATTAACTCATTAAATATTACTGTATAATCTTCTACATCCATATTCTTAAATCGTCGTATCATATTAATTTTACTTTCAATTTTTTTAAAAGAAACTTTTTTCAACACATCCTTATTAGGATACAAAACAGTGTCATCCCCTACAAATATACCTACCCTTGTATTATCAAATATAACTATGTCCCCTAAAAGCATCTTAATCTCCCAAAAACATACATACACTATAAAATAATTTAGAACCTTTTATTGTTTCTGGAGTAAAAGTTTTTGGATCATCATAAAGTTTTTTACCCATAGCTAAATACAATACATAAACTAATTCTGAACAAATCATCTTACTTCTATTATTTGGTACTAACCAACTAAATCTAATACCTAATTTTCTCAAAAGAAAATATAAACCTAAACCAAAAAGTTGCCATGTATCATAACTTTCATAAACTAACTCAGTAGCTTTTTGAGTTAATTTTTCTATTTCTGAATCTGTTAAAAATTCTACATATCTTCTTACCAATATTCTTTCACATTGATTTACTCTAGTTTTCAAAGAATTTAATTCAACTCCTGTTTCAGTTGATTCATAAATACATCCATTTCCCGCATATATAGCTGCATGACTCCATTCACTATCTGAAAACCACATTATTGCCTTTGAAATCCAACCTTCACCCTTAAATAATAAAACATCTCCTACTTTCAAATCAGATAAAAAAAGATCAAATTCATCCTTAGTGTAAGCATTAAAATCCATTTATAACCTCCAAAGATATAGGATAATTACCTTCAAAAGTTCTTAATAGTTTAGTTAAAGTAATTCGACTATTTGAAATAAAATTATCTTTTTTATCCCATTCACCCACTAATATACATCCTTCAGTATCTTTTGAAGTATTTCCGCTATGAATCCTAACTCCGTTAAAAGTATCTAATTCATTGCCATTTTCTTTTAATATATGAGGTAAATTAGTTTTAAATCTAGGTGAAAAATCCAAAAATATTTTATAATTTCCTGCTGGAATAGCAGTTTGACCATAAATTTTTTCGTTTCTAACTGTATCTTCTAAAGTATTACAAAAAAATTTATCATCAATATATAATTCACCTATACAACACTCATCATTATTTCTAATTCTTTTTATTGTTACTTTCATCAACTATCTCCAATCCACAAATGTCTTTTAAATATGAAAAAGCTTTTTCAACAGATTTTTTTCTTCCATACTCACATAAAAAAAGTCTATCTAATGAATCTTTAACTTCAAAAAGAAGTTCTCCATTAATTCTTACTTTTTTTATAAAATAATAAAAATCTGAAGGAAAACTATTCAAATCAAAATCTTTAAAATTAAATTTAATTCCAAAAATTTTACTTAAAATTTTTTCAAAGTCTTCTTTATTTTCAACTTTATTTTTTTTACCATACTTTATTATTAACAAATGTTTTCTTCTTTTTAAAAAAGTTTTCTTAACCTTAATCTCAATTACGTTGGATTTCACCTTACACCTCTTTTACAAAATAAGACTTCAAAAAATCTTCAACTAATTTACTTGTAGTATCTACATTAGATTCTAAAATTTCTTTTTTGAAATTTGCAAAATCTATTATTTCATATTTAATTTTTCTGTTCGGATAAATCTTAGAATAGCAATTAAGAGCTTCATTCTCATTCGAAAATCCTAATGCATATTTAATTTCTGAAAATTCACCCTTTTTATTAAAATGATAAATCTTTACTACAAAATCACTATCTTCTGAACCAACCAAAACATCCACTTCCATAAAATCATTTCCAACTGTATTAGGAATAAACCCATAATCACAAGGCATAATCAATTTATTATCCCCAACTACTCTAAATGATCCCCTAGGAAATTCTACATAATAAATAATATCTTTATATTTTCTAAAACCTGATAAAACTTTTTTTTCTCTTAAAAACTCTAATATATCTCCATAAATCGAAAAAATATCTTTTGAAGCATCTAAAACACATACTCTATTTTCTAATTTTTTAAAAATTTTATCGTATAAAGAATTCATTTTCTGTTGAAAGAAATAAAAATTTATTGTGGGATTTTGATGAAAAGATAAATCTTGACCCGATTCATAAAACTTTAAAGCATCATCAATATCTAAAAGATCTGACATACTCAACTTTTCGGATCGCTTAATTACTCTCGACATAGATATTACAGGATTAATCCTAAAATAAAAAATAAAATCAGGATCAGGTATATATCTATATAAATCTTCTACCCAACCATAATCTAATCCTCTTATAGTACCTCTAACTAATGCAGTATAATAATAACGATCAAAAATAGCCACTCCTCCTTTAGAAATAACAGGTAAAACATCTTTCCTAATTCGTTCATATAAATCTGCTGCTTCTAATAATGCCCAAGTTTGAGGTTTTAAATCTCTTTTATTTTTTAACTCTTTTACTATATCAGATATTTTTTCAGAAGAATTCCATTTAGATATAATTACTTCTTTTCCAATTTTTTCAAAAATTTTAGCCAATAAATTAACTTGAGTAGATTTACCACTCCCATCCAATCCTTCAAATACTAATATTAATCCTTTTGGAATAGGTTGATTTGAGAGTTCTAATTGGGATCTCTTTATAAATTTATGCAAAATTCCATCTATTCTTATCATCATTTCTCCTACACAATTATCTCTACATCAATATAAAATCTTCTGTAAGTTAAATCACTTCCTTTCTCATAAACAAGTTTCAAAAATACATAAGATGGAATTAAACCAGTTCCTATTCCTTCATACCAAGGGCCAGTCCAACCATCTCCACCTTCCAATAAAGTTTCTCCAAATTCTTTAATTTTAACTGGATCTGGTCCTAAAACACCTGCTTTAGCCCACACTTCAAAATGAACTTTATCTCCCATTTTTGCTTGAACAGGTCTTGGTCTTACTCGTCTCAATTCTACATCTTTATTATAAATATCTCCAAAATCTATTTCAATTGTTCCCGAACTTTGGGCATCAGGTATTTCAAGCAAATAAGGATGAAATTTACTATCCCCATCTACCGGACTTATTCCTATAGGTCTATTTGCATTTTCTTTATGATTTGCTTCAAAATCATTTAAATTATTTTGTTCTTGAACCCAATTAAAATTATCAAGTTTTGGGTCTTGCTTATAAATACAAGTATAATATTTTATTGGTCCGTCATACGCAAATAAGTAATACTGAGTTTCCTTTTCAATATACTGTATTCTTGCTTTCTTTTTAGTGACTATGTCTATAAATTGTGGGTAATCTAAAGTTATTACATCAAACATCCTATACCTCCACCCAGTTAAGAGTGACAAAACACGGAGTTCCATTAACAGTAGCATTCCCTACTATAAATAAATTTTCACCAGGATTTAAACCGTAATTTAAACTAAAATCTTCTTGCTTACTGCTTTCATTAGAATTTAACGCAATAACAAATAGTAAATTTCCTGTGGTAGTTGCTGTAGGAGCGGTATATAAAGTTGCTATTGAAGTTCCACCACTTATCGTGGATAATGGAGTTACGGATGTCCCTGAAAGTCCTGTAGCTCCTGATCTAATATAAAAGAAAACACCATTACTATTATCTTGATTCCTTGCTATATATATTTTTTTCATTAAAATCATTTTTCCTCTACCCACAGGATTTATTAGTGCCATAACATTTGTGTCATTACCGTTAATACTTACAGAATATCCATAGGAAAACATCTGCTTATTGAAGGCATAATATTGGTCTATTGTAGCACTTAAACTTGAGATGCCTCTATTACCTGTTATAGGTATTAAAATTGAATTTATAGGATTTCCGTTAACGTCAAAAAGACCCCTTACCCTTGTATCTAATTGAGTTTTAATATCATCTAATTTAGGTCCTAATGCTATCAAATGGGTATCTACACCTTGTAAAGTAGTTTCTGTTGCTCGGGTGGATAAAGAAACATCTATCTTATCTGTATTTGATTTTATTAAATCAAGATTTCCTCCCGTTTCTTTAGCCGCATTCGTAGGTAATACTGAACTTGTAACTTTAACATCATTAGTGTTCAAAAAGTTTAATAAATTTTTTATATCTGAAAGTAGAGAATTTAATCCTTGAATACTTTCCAAAGTAGCAGGGTTTATCTGGTTACTATTAATATCTTTAAGACCAATTATATTATCTACGGTAACTGATATTTGTTCCAAAGAATTTGCTAAATCCTGTATAGATAAATTAATCTTATCATTTAAAAAAGTCTGTAAAGTTATAATTTGTTGCTCTAATGTTGAAATATCTTTGTTATTTAAACCTTTTATTCCATTTAATAAATCTGTTAAGGCTAAATTTAATTTTGGAGTAATAGCATTTACTAATGTTTGTAAATTCCCGTCTTCCTTAACAGGATTAATTAAATTATTTTGACTATCCAATAATTGAGTCTGATTATTAACAGCAACATTAACATTAGTAATGGGTTGACTATTTTCATCAAAAATTTGAATAGGCATGAATTATCCTCCTAACCCATATCCACATAATCTTAATATACCTGTTCCAGAATCAACTTTACCTTCAATCCTAAAAGACATATAAGGATTACTTTCTGTAAAAATTACATAATTTCCACTACTTAATTTTTGATTATTTAAAACATTATAGAAATCTTCATCATTCACACTTAAAGATAAATTTAAGTAAATATCATTACTTCCCACATTTTTAAAATAAAATGTTTTGGATTTTACTAATTTTAAATCAATAGCTTTCAATACAACAAATCCAGTTGATGTAATATTGATTTCTTCTGTAGGCCAAATCCATTCCTTATAAGTTATACCCTCACTAATTAATTTATCTCTAATCTGAGAAACTTCATTTCCAATACTTCCTAAATTTCCATTAATTAGTTGTAATTCATTATTTAAACTTTCTGATTGAATATATAGTGCTTTTTTGGATTGATCTAATCCTACATTAGCTCTATCTCCAGTATCAGAATCTTTTAATTCTACTGCGCCAATTTGAATATCTGATGCATTTATACTAACATTACTTTCTAAAGTACCATCAGCTAAAACTTTTACGGGTATATATCGATCATTATATTTAGCATATAAAACTACTATGCCTCTAGCAGTTTGAGTATTTAAATCAAAAATTTCATCAGCCATTCTTTCCTCTATAATAAAATCAACAATTACAAATTAACTTAAATTTAAAAAAAAACTCGCTAACTACTTTTTTCATTTCGTTAGCGAGTCTATTTTTTTATGTGTTTTTTCAATAATTTATTTTTTACTATCCTCTTTATCAATATTCCCTTTTACTTCTTTATCCTCTTTTTTTTCCTCTTTCTCTATTATTATCCATCCTTTATCAATACATTTTTTAACTATACCAGATTTCATAGATTTTTGAAAATTAGCATTTTTCATAATATCGTCAGAAATATATTCTCCATATTTCAACATTAGAGGATTACTATCAATCTTCACATCGTGAATTATTAAGTCTCCATAGGATAAAAACTGTTTAACTTTCATTTTCATATCATTACCTCCCCAAAAATAAAGTGGGAGAAGAATTACTTCTCCCACTTAATTAAAAATTAAGCAACCTCTATTCTAACTATACCTTTTGCAAACCTTATTGCCATTCCTATGTCTTCCCATATTGAAAAGACATCAGCATTCTGATTTGGATCTTTTAAGGTATTAATCTCTACATCAGTTCTTATTGCTATCACACCTAAATAATCTGCTGGTGCAAGAACATAAACTTCATTAGCAGGAACAACGATAGACTCTACAATCTCAACTCCCCATATAGAACCTATCTTACCTGCTTTCAAAAGCTGTTCCTGAAAGTTAGGAGCAAATATTCCAGCTCCACCAGTTCCACCTACAGCGGTATTGAAAAGCATAAGATCTTTAGATCTAAGAGGATTGATAAGTATTTTACCTGCAACTAAAAGCTTAGATCTAAGAGTCGTTATAGCAGTAACAAGAGTCTCCTGAGTCAATCTACCTGCTGTTTCTGGAATATTTGAAGGATTCAAACTCTCTGCAGTTGTTCCCTCAAGAGATCTAACTTTACCCTGATTCGTAAGATTTGATGCAAATTTCAAAAGATTATATATTCTTGAATCTTCCTGAAACTGTATACTCGCTTTGGCTCGTTCCTGAGTCCTATTAAGTATATCAAACTTACGATAATTAGATTCATTCCATCTTATCACTGTTTTAACTGATATAGGTGAAGTCATAATTAAGATTCTGTCTGACCTCACTTCAAGCTCTTGAGGTAAACCCTCAACAGATATTGCAGCTGCAGGAACATCAACATCAGCATCAAAATAAGCTTCCTCACCTACAGCAAGTTTATAGGTCATCAGTATCTGTCTACCTCTTCCCTCAAAAAGCAAATCCCTTTTAAGAGGAGAAAGCATTTGCGCACCAACTTTCTGTAATCCACCTGGAGTAGATAAAAGTCGTGTAAGACGAGCTTCAATTTCTCGTTTATCTACACCCTTATCATAAATATTCAAATCATCCATAAAAAACCTCCTTAAATAAAATTTTTTATATTGTTAGCTTAATCACAAGAGAAACTACTTTATCAGATGCTACGGTAAATTTCATAACTTTACCAATCTCTGGATTAGCACCAGAATCTGAAGCGGCAGTTATTTTACCATCTGAATTAGCATAAACAGGCTTGTTAACTTCATAAGTATCAGTATCAACAAAAGGAACTCCTCTCACATCTGAAGTAAGCTCAAACATTCCTCCTGCAAAAAAGAAACTTATAAGTCCTCCTCTGTTAAATCTTGAATAATCAAACCCATAACCAGCTGTATAAGGTTTCCCCTGAAGAGGAAATTGAACATTTGACTCTGCAGCTAATCCCATCGGAAAAGTACCCGTAGTACCATCATATGGTTTTATCTTACCATCACTGGTAAGCATTAAAGGCTGACCTTCAAGAATAGGATATTCAACTCCACTTGCATCCGCAGCCGGAACATATCCCATTGATCTTTCTACTTCTTTTATTACCTGTAACATATAAATACCTCCTTAATATTTTGGCTTATTGCCAAGGTAATTTTTTCAAAAATTCTTCATCTGGATCAGTTTCAAAATCTTTATAAGAACCTTTCACAAATCCCTCAATATTAAAAGATGAATTAGCTACCGATTTCTTTTGATATTGAGAAAACATATCTTCTATCTCTTTAGTTGGCAAAGACATCAATCTCTTCAATTCTTTACTTTTCATTTCTTCTACAGTAATATCTCTAGCTTTTATAAAAGATTCCCCTTTTATAACCAACTTATTAATTTGTTCAGAATCAGGTATAAGTTCACCTAATTCCATCTTTTTCTCTAAAAGATAACTACATTTATAAAACTTATCTTTCAAATCACTTTCAATCTTTATTTTAGATAAATTTTCTTTCATACTAGCTATCGAAGTAATTAAAGATTGAAATGCCTCTACATTACCATTATTGAATCCTATATATGAATTAAATAAGGATGATATCTCTTCATCACTTAATTTAGACACATCCCCCAATTTACCTAAAATATTTCTCTTATCTTCCAAAGTAATTTCTTCCTCTAATGAAATCTTCTCACCTTTCTTCATTAATTTTACGTAAAGTTCATAAACCTGACCCGTTGAATCTTTTAAAATAACTTTTTTAACTTTTCCAAGAGGTCCCGCTGAAACTTCTCCAATTTCTCCTGCTACCTCAAACTTATCAACTGGAAAAATTCCTGAATCTTTTAAATATTTAATATCAAAAGTTTCTTTCTTTTCTTTAGATTCACCTTCGTCTTTCTTAGGTTCCTCTTTTTTAGGCTCTTCTTTCTTAGGTTCCTCTTTTTTAGGCTCTTCTTTTGAAGGTTCGTTACCTTTACCTGTACCCTTAGGAGGTAAATCCTCAATTTTTTCTACCTTATCTTTTGGAAACAACGATTTATGTTTTGCTAACCTTTCTTCATCAGTTAAAGGTTTACCTTCTTTTCCTTCTCCAAATGCAGCTACCTTATTTAAAACGTCTAAATCATTTTCATTTAAATCTAATAAAGATTTCATATGAGCCTCTTTTTCAGCTTTAAATAATTTATCTAAATCTTCACCCTTTAATTCACCTTCTTCTTCTTTTTCTTCTTCCTTACCAGTATCTTCCTCTTCTATACCTTTCTCTTCTATACCCTTCTCTGCACCCTCCTCTCCTTTCTCTTCCATAGAAACTTCTTCACCACTAGAAGTTTTTTCAAAATATTCTTTAAATTCATTCAAAACTTCTTTTAGAGATTCAACATCACCTTTTTCGGTATCAGCCGACTCTTCCTCATTTTTTAAAACTTCTTTAAGATCTTCAATAATTTCTAGATAATTTTTTTCGGGATCTTTCAATTTTTTCAATATACCTTTTAAAATCTTTATATCTTCTTTTTCACTCATTTTTTCTTCTTCTTTTTCTGCCTCAAGTATTTTTTCTATTTTGGATTTTATATTATCCATAAAATTACCTCCAATCTTTAAATCTTGAACTATTTTACTAATCGATGTTTTCTTAAGATATTCTCCAAATTTACTCGAATTATAATAGTTAAGTTTACTCAAATTAGCAATTTTATAAACAGGAAACGAAAAAACTACTTTTTCTGGAGTAATAATTTTCCAAACTGAATAAACAGGACTTGATTTTTTCTCATAAACTACCACATTCTCATTTATCTTAGATGCTATTACTTTTTTAACTAAAGCCCCAAAATCAGCTGGATTAGTAACTATAGATAATTCGGTAAATCGAACTCCTTCATTTATAAAAAAAGCTTTTATAGGCCTTCCTTTAGTTATAAAAGCTTTTGGAAAATCCCAAGTAGCTACAAATTCATTCTTCAATTTAAGCATATGTTCACATCTAGGGGATATTTCAGACTCTATATAATGACCACATACTGAACAAGTTGACTTATCTACAGAAGCACCCATACTCACACTATTCAAAACCCCAGTCTCAATGTTTCGAGCTAAACTTGGAAAAGCTATCTTATCTACTTTACATAAACATTCTACATACTTTTCTCCATCTTTTTCATCTACTGGATAAGCATCTATCACTTTACCAACAGTATTCAAAGGAGAAGTATCATGATCTAAAAATAAATTTTTCCCTATAAAAGTTTTATAAGATTTTAAAAGTTCATCCCACAAAAAAGCATCCCCATTTTCATTAAAACCCGAAGTTTCATAAGCAGATACTGCTCTAGCACTAAAATATAAAAAATCTTTATTATAGGGTTCAACTTCAAAAGAAGCTCTTTTAAAATTAGAAACTACGTTTAAATTAATCAAACTTCCTATTTTTTTTATCATTTTTCTTTCCCTTCTTTAATAAACAATCATTGAAATCTTTTTTTGATTTCAATATCCTTATTTTATTAATTCCGCCTATCTTTTGTAATGACATCTTTACTCCCCATTTCAATTTTAAAAGATTCGTCCACCAATTTTTCATCTTTCGCTACTTTCACTAATTCATTAATTTTTTCAAAACATTTCTTTTTATAAGAAACCTGAAATTGATTAAAACTTCTATCTGACATTCCACTAATTCGAGCTAAATCTAATGCTTCACCCATTAAATTAATAATAATCTCAACATTCTTCTTCACAAAAGTTTCAACATTCATAAATTTACACCGTATCCTTACAATTCATAACATAAACAGGAAAAATTTCCTATTTAAGAAATCGAAATCGACAAATGATTTTTATTCTGTTGGAGTTCCTGGACCTAATTCTGGAGTGGGAGCCAAACCTCCACCAACTTCTCCTCCACCAACTTCTCCTCCACCAACTTCTCCTCCACCACCTAACCTTTCACCTAACCCTTCCAATTCTTTACCTAATTCTGTTTCTCCAGTAGGAGGTGTACTCAATGAAGGTTTAGACTCTTTGGGTAGTCTATTTTCTTTATCAAAAAGTGTTCCTCTTTCTTTCTTTAAAAGTTCTGCTTCTTTTTCTATATCTAAATTTTTAAATTTACTAAAAAGAGTCTTTGTACTAACATAACCTCGTCTATGCAAATCTAGATATTCTTTCTTTTCTTGTTCTTCTTCTTCAATATCTAAAGATTTATACCAAACAATTTCTGGTAAAATTAAATTTTTATCTTTATCTCTAAATTTATTCAATTCAGCAACAGGCCTAAATACTTTATTTATCATCCAACTTTCAAATAAATCTCTTACCGATTGATAATATTTTATTAATTTTTGATAAGCCATTGTTTTAGTATTAGTAATAGATATTCCCCCTCCAAATAAAAATTCTTTAGTTACTCCTAATCCTGCTAATAATTGATCATGAATATAAGTATATTCATTTAATACTGGTAATAATTTACCCACAGCACTTTGAACTTCATATTTTACAAATGGTGGAACAACTAAAGAATAAGGAGGTTGTATCATCTGAGATGATAAAAAAGTTCTCCATCTTTCTAAAGTATCATCATCAGGTAGTATGTCCTTACCCATATCTCCTATTGACCACAACTCAATAGGAAATATAAATCTTTGATAATAAGCTACTTGACCTAATCTTAACCAATCCTGAAATATCAAAACTTTAAAACAAGATTGTATTCTACTAGTTCCTCTTATAGCAGAGGGATCTGTTTTTCTAGCTACTATAGAAGTCACTGCAGAATCTAATGGTATATTTTTTCCGTCTCTAATTGAACTAATAACTATTTGAGGAATTTTTGAATTTCTAAGTTCTTCATCTGTCATAGATGTTACTAGTCTTTTCAATTCAGTAGGAGGAATCATTTCAAATATTAATTCTCCACTTATCAAATCACTTTTAATCTCTATCAATTCAGGTTCTAATAAAATAAATCTTTTCCATTTATATAAACCATCTTCTTTAGTTAAATTACCAAAAGCAATAAATTCTCCGAACTTCTCAAATGATAATGCTGCCTGAGTTATAAATTCATACAAATCAAAATCTTTATTGAAAACCATATCTTTATAAATTTTAGTAATTGATTCATCTTTAGTTACTAAATCAAATTTTGAAAAAGGAAATAATGCATGAGCAATTATAGCATTTTGAACAAAAGGTTCCAAATTGAAAAATATACGAATCCATTTCAAAACTTCTTGTCGACTTTTTGGTAGTAACCACGATTCAGTTGTTAATTCTGGAGAATACCAAAAAGAAGGTAAGGTTGTTGAGCTAAATCCTGATGCCGTAATTTTTCTACCTACTGTATTAATTGTATTCTTTTTTTCCATTATTCCCCCTTAATCATTTCTTTTTGCATTTCCAATTCTATTTCTTTTTTCAAATTTTCCAACATATTCAAATACAAATAATAATCCTCATTATTCATTATAATTATTTTTTGAGTTAATGAATCAATATCATTAATTATTGCATTAAATAAACTTATTTTAAAATAATCCATACTTTACTCTACTTGGACCTACTTTAGGTAAAGGAATAATATATTTCTTTTCTGAAGTTTCAACATTTCCCCTACCTATTAATCCTGCCCAAAAAGCTAGCAAATCTGCCATAGGACCATCATCATGTTCAAAAGAAGGTGCTTCAATACGATCATTAGATCCACCTGTTTTATATCTTTCAAGTATACACCACTGATTGTAATGTTTTCTAAATAAAACATGATTTTCAATAATATTTTTATTTGGATATTTTACATTATTTTTTTTCAACTCAAAAACAAATTTAGGTATAACATGATTTTTAAAATTATGACCCGTTTCAGAATTAAAAGAAGCATTAAAAGCTATTCCCATACAATTTATATTTATTTTTTTTAACTCTTCTACAAAAACAGATCCTACATTACTAAAATCAACACAACCCATCTTGCATTTAAATTTATTGGTAAGAATATCTTTAACTTCCCCTATTTGTTGTAAAATATCTCCTTGCCACTCTTTAGCAAAAACTTTCTCAAACCTTTCTCCATTCAATCTCCATATACATAATGCAGTAAAATCTAATTCTTTATCTTTTCGTCCTAAAGTTCCAC